GAGCAACTGCCTTCTAAGCAGTAGGTCAGGGGTTCGAGTCCCTTTTGGCGCGCCAACCTAACAAATTAGGAAACCCTTGAAAAGTGGCTTAAATAGTGGCTTTTTGAGGGTTTTCTTGTTTTTGTCATTATACATAGCCTCGTTCCAAGCGTGGCAAAAACCTACTTGTTTTACCAAGTAGTACCAAGTAATACCAAATAAACTGTTGTCAAAACTGTTGTCAAAATTTCAAAATTCTCTGACAACAGTTTTCAAAACACAAAATCGGAGGTCAATTTATGAAAAACACAAAAAATGACAAAAACACAAATCAACCAGTTCGCACCAGAAGAGACAACGGAGCAGGTTCAATTACCCTACGAAAAGACGGAAGATGGATGGGTTCAATTCAGTACGGATATAAAGCTGACGGTAAACCAAAACGCATTACCGTCTACGGAAAAACACAGCAAGAAGTAAAGAGAAAACTAAGAGAGAAAAGTGAAGAGTTTGTTAAAAACGATGGCAATATCATATTAGCTAAATCAATTAAGGATTGGTTTTCAGAATGGTTGTATAAGGAATTAAAATACACCTTAAAACCGAAAAGTTTTGATGCAAAAGAAAGAACGATCAATAAATTTATTATTCCAAATTTTGGCTATATACAAATTAACCAGTTGACATCTAAAGATGTACAAGCCCTTATAAACAAAATGGTAAAACAGGGGTATTCTTTATCCCAAATAGATAAAGTAAAAACAACAATAGCACAAAAATATCGCTTAGGGATGCAAAATAATGAAGTAACAATAAACCCAGCACTTAATGTGAAATTGCCAGCATCATTGAAAGCTGAGGTGGATACTAAACAGGTTTCAGCATTAAGTGAGGAAGAAGTAAAGAAATTAACCGAGCTGGCGTATAAAACACATCCTAATGGAACAAAAATATACTCCAGAGGAGAATTTATTGTATTTTTGCTCAATACTGGCTTAAGATTTGGAGAGGCAACAGCTTTAACTTGGGATGATGTTGACTTTCAAAACCACACAATTACTGTTAATAAGAGTTATGTTACAGTATTAAATCGGGATAAAAATAATATTAATCCTCGAACCAAAAAACCTTATGCAACTACAATGGTATTGCAACATTCTCCAAAGACAACACGCAGTACAAGAATTATTCCATTAAACAAAGAAGCTCAAAGAGCTTTAAAAGGTTTATGGGATTGCAATAAAAAATACGAGTTGGTATGTGCTAACGAGAATGGAAATCCTAATAGTTCATCTAATTTAAACAGAAGTTTAAAATATATGCTTAAACGGGCGGGTATAAGCACCTCGTACAGTGTTCATTCATTGCGTCACACCTTTGCCACACAGTTATTTCGTAATCATGTGGACATAGAAATAATTAGTCAATTATTAGGACACGCAGACACTACGATAACCTACAACACCTACATTCATATTATTCAGGCGGAAAAAATTGAAGCAGTTGGTTCGTTGGATTTTGTGAAATAAAATACAAAAAAATAGGGGTAACTCGATTTGAGTTACCCCTAAAAATTTAAAAAACTATGGGAAAGTCATTAACCCTCTCAATACAAAACCTAATGGTTTTTGATACCTTATTTTGTTTCATCTTTGAGAATTTTACGCAGAGCGTCTGATCGTTTCTCAATAATCTCGTTATGTTCTGTTGAGGACTTAATATTCAGAAATTCTTCTGCTTTATCCTTAGCAATAATAAATGGTGGCTTGTTGTCAAAAATCATAACAATAACCTCTTGTAAATCATTTTGTATTAACAGCATCACCATTGGTGCTTAGCCGTTGCATATAATAGTTACATAATTCGATACCAATACGATTTCTGTAATTATCAACAAGACTGTTATTGATATTATAAGCCAGAGTATTACAGGCGTCTTGGATTACCTTTTGTGCATCAACTTTCTTACCAAGTGTTTTTAATAATTCATCTTCATCTACAATATGTTTTTTATAGGTTGCTATTGTAATTATCGCCTTAATATATTCTCCACTTGAATTACGAAGTGTTAGCAAGAAACACCCTATTGAACCTTTAAGATTTCCGTTTCCGTCAACTTGGTCTAAATTAGTAGTATAATAATGCCTATCGTTAAGTGCTTTTTGCTTGTCATTAAAGAATACATAAGGACGCCCTATATCTAATAAATGAGCAAAAGTAGATTGTTTATTAGAAATAATGTGTGAAATCGAAGCCGAATATTCGTCAATGTTGTACCAAGTATCTTTATCGGTAAATGGGAAATTACAGATTAAATTCGTGTGTATTTCTGATTTAGCGAAACTATGAGTTTTGTCCTTTAGCAAAACACTAACACTGCGTGACAACTCATCTAATATATTTTGAATTTGACGACAAGGGTTAGTGTAAATCAACGGAGCGGTTTGCCTACCTCTTACCACATTTTCTATTTCATGAAGCTGTGTATGTAACTTGTGTTTACATATCGTGTCTACACTGGAATTCACTTCAAGAAGTAAATCCCGCTCTGCTGTAATCTTATCCAACTCTTCTTTATCTTTGGTGTGTATTTCACAATAGCGATCTACCATAGACATTCCTAAGTTAAGTAGTAATACAACTACAGTTAATATCCACCCCAAAGCTGTAAGATACCGTCCTTTTTCGCTATTCTCTGTCAACCATCCGTTTCCAAAGAAAGCTAAGACCAAAGAAAACCATACACCTGATAGTTTAACCAAAAACAAAGACACTATCCAATTATCTTCAACTGTTTGATGAACCTTTAATATTACAGTACCTAATTTATTATTTTTCCATTCCTCTTGTTTTCTCCCTTACGAGGACTAATCGTCATCAAAATGGAATATTCTCTTACCTTAATGTTTCGCTTAACATTAAGTTTTTCACTTATCGCATATTGATACATTGTCCTATTTGGTTTTGCAACCATATCTTTAACACCCATAATTATCCTCCAAAAAACCAATCCTGACACCTCTCATTTTACAATTTTTTACAATATATGTCAATGGGTTTTATTACATAAATGTATCATAACACATTTATTTCAAGAAATATTTTATTTTATGTCAAATATATTTAAAAGGATTATTTTAATCCCATTTGATTTCATTTTTATTATACTTAGATAATCTATCTAATATCCATTGCTTTTTGTGGTGAGACTGATTGTTAAAACCCTTAACTTTATTTTTATCTACCTCAAAAGGCTGACTTATCGGTACTGCAAGCACTGACATTTTTAACATCCTTTCTAAAAAAACAAAATTGGCGTTTATAACCATTGGTACGCCATAAACCAACTCACCTCTTTATCTTCCTCCATGTTGGTCAACCATAGTCTTATCTTCGCTCGCTGTCCAATTATTTTGAGTCGCTGGCATCGTGCTACGACCAAGAATCTAAGCCATTTTATCTGTATTCTACAGAAAGGAAATTGCGTTCGCATTCCTGACATCTCAAGGTAGATGTTACCACTATACAAATCTGCCCAAGAACGAGGACTTGAATAAATCCAAGTCCTCGTTAAGTTATATTAGCGAGTTCCAAAGTAAACCTCGAAACCCTTTAAACAACATCGCTACAATGTTATTATAGCATTATGGGCTGACACTAAATGTCATAATTGCCTGTGAGTCCTCAGATTATCACAGGGCGATCACTAATATATTATACCCCACAAGCTCGAAAGACATCGCAGAAATACCAAGACCGTGTACTCTAAAGTATCACAGTACGAACTCATGTGTTACCTTTTGGTATGTCATGCAAGTGCCTTTTTAGCGTTGGCAATTTTCTTATCTTTAGCCCTGATACCGTCATTGATAAGATGATAGATGGCATTGATTGTTTTTTCGCCAACAATACCATCAACTGTAACCTTGCCTGCTCTCTGTGCCTCTTTGACCGCCTTTAAAGTACCATCTCCGAAGCCGTCCGAGTTGTCAACCTTTGTCTTAATAATACCCATATTATAGAGCGTAATTAGCTGTTTCTTAAACGCAAGGATAGCTGTGTTATGTAAACCATATTTAATCATTTCTTCTTCCTCCTTATTTGTCGTACTTGAACCTGATGACACATAATCAGGTCTACACGCATAGCTGATGCAGCTTGCCCATCTCTTCTGTCTAAGCACAGAACCATTGCCACCGCCAGTGTTACCTTCAATCGTAGTGTAAGAACCATCTGAATTAACTCTCTCAATAATACCTACATGGTCAACAGCATATGCACCGGGAACAATTGTACTTGCCTCATTACTCCAGTGAAACAGCACAACATCACCAGCTTTATAACCCCTACGAACAATTTTACCTTTGTTATAGAAAGTCTGAGCAAGAACACCACAGCCAGCAGTTTTACAAAATAGCATATCGTCTGCACCTGCCTGCTTGAATACCCACCAAACAAATGCAGCACACCAATCGTAGCAATCGCCAGATACTTCCGCCCCATAAAATGCTGTGTTATATTTACAGCGTTTTACATTTGTTGCCCTTGTGCCAACTTCAGCACGAGCAATTTTTAGAATCTTATCTACTGTTGTTTTTGCCATAACAATACCTCCTTAAACTACAAAGCACCCACCTCAATTAAGAGATGAGTGCTAATTTTATATATTGTATTTAATTACTTAGGCTCACCATAAGTCATAGCCTGTTCACTATCTGATGTACCCTTAGTTGTAGGATCGACCACAACACCAAGCACTGCAAGCAAAGCAAATATGGTATTCACTACCGCCGTAAGGTTGTTACCAAGTTCACCAAAATCAAGCTCAAACCCAAATACTTTAGCTACTGCCTGAATAAACAGAAGTGCCGCAGGAATAAGTGCAAGCCAAAATGTTTTATTTTTAAATCTTACTGTCCAGTTAATCATATAACCAACTCCTTAAATATTCTTTTCTGGCAAATGTAATGCCAGTTTATATCTATCAGTGCAATATGTGTCTCCTCCGAGATTGTGATACTCTTTATAGAGGTCAATCAAATTGAGTTTTTGTATCGAGGTGATACTATTCTTTGCAATGCACTTGTCACACAACTCTAAGATACTATTTCTCAAACCTGCCTTCACTGCTTCAGCTAACTTAACCGACATATCCCACTTCTCTGTATCAAGAGCAATGTGAGACTCTAACATTTCTTCAATTTTGTTAAGCTTCTCTATTGTATCATTAGTGTTATTTGTATTTCGCACCCAACCGATTATTTTACGGCGTAGAGGGGTGACGATAGCAGTCAACACTGTTAATATAGCAGTAGCACAACCAAAGCATACACTAATAGTCTTAATGATTTCAATTATTTCATTACTCATTCAATCACCACATTGATTATTACTCCTTTGTTTGTATTATTTTTTCGAGTGCTGCAACTCTTGCCTCAAGATTGCCTTTTAAGACTTTATTACGATTAGCAAGAGACACAGTGCATTGCATATCAATTGTTTTGTTCGCTGCAAGCTTCACTCGTAAATATGTAATAGGTTTAGTTACACCATCTACAATCAGTGACTTGGAAGTCTTGTTTAACGCTAACTCCAGAGATGTATCAATTATGTTATAAGACGAATCTGCAAAAGTAATTGTCACATCTGATGAAACTGGTGTAATATTATCTATATAGAAATTATATGTACCGCCTTTCAATTCCAATGAATCGAGCTTAACATAGACGAAAGACTTGCCACTGGTGTATGCTGTATCGCATTTAATACTCAATGTATTGTCTGTTGCTACGACACTAAAGTGAGTATTGGTTTTGCTTGTGTATGTACCATTAGTACACAATAAAATATTTGGAGCATCCTCTAACACATCTGATACATTAGCTTTTGGCGCACCAAAGTCGCTATCTAACAAGTCGTACATTCTAAACATTTTATTATAATCGTCTGTAAGATTATTGGTATATATCATATGATTAGGCTTAACATATGTTGTTGAACCAATATCGAGAGTATTACCACTATTCGTTAAACCAAAGTATTGATTATTTGCAGTTTGTACCTCGTTTTCAGTTGTACCATACTTATAATTAACATCAGATAAAGATAATTTATTAATTGCCGAAATCATACTTGCATCAAACATAATTGCAGATGCACCACGATAATGTCCTATTTGACAATCATCAAAAATGATAGACTGATATTGATAAGTCAATCCTGCTGCATATCCTGATCTTAACGGACTTGTCACATTTTCAATTGTACAATTTCGTGTAATAACACTGCACGGTTCATTGGTATAATATGTACCTGTTACAGACAGTCTCTGATTAAGCACAATGCCATTGCCAATGTATTTGTCTCCATGCGTAGATGTTTCAGTTTTATCTGCTCCATAAAGTTTACAGTTATCAATATAATTAGTGCCATTATCCCAATCAAGAGTTACACAACTTGCATACTTATTGTGTATTGTTGAGTCTCTAAGTGTCATCTTACCGTATTGTGCTTCAATTGCCGCACCCCAACCATCAATATCAATGTAACAATTATCAATGTTGGTATGTCTTGTACTTACTTTAATACCTCTTTTTGCACAGTCAGTAATTGTGCAGTTGGATACAGTAATATAGCTATCACCAGCACAGTCAGCAGAAGGTCTTTGAATTAAATAAATACCATCTCCATCAGGCTCTTTGTTACCAACTTTGTATCCATTAATATTGCTGATTTGAGAATTGCTGATATATCCGTGTTGACTAAACTCACCATTAACATTTGACACTCCTATACCGACTGCATGAATAAATGTATCCTCAGATACAGTACCAGCCTTAGTGTCAGATACAATAACATTATTGATATTAAACCGAGAACAATTTCTAATTAAATTAATGCCAGCAGCAAATGAAGATGCTTTGTTTCCTGCACCTTTAATGGTTGCATCTGTGATATTACTGTTTTGACAACCAACTAATGTAATGCACTGAGACACTTTGTGCTGTCCATCGAAACAACCCCCAATAATTGTTAAATTATTACAATTAGTAAACTTAAAAAACGAACCTTGCACAGTCGTTTCAGCAGCGTCTGTCAAATTAGTAGCTTGATTGTAAAATACAAAATTAGCATTATCACAAATAATGGTCAAATCATCAATATTAGATAAAACAATACCATTACACTTGTAAGTACCTGCTGGAAAATAAAGACATCTTTTGCTTAACGAAGCTGACGGTATTTTCAATAAACTTGTCACTGCTCCTGAATTGCTAACACCATACGCAGTTGCACTCAATAGCGAAAAATTATTATTACTCCAAAAATTATTTAGGAGATATTTAATGCTTGGATAATTCTTAGCCGTGTCCGTAATATCAGAATTATCCAAAATCTTCAAATCCTTGTTTTCAGGATTGATGTTAGAATATTTGGATATCAAGGTTAATAATGCACTAAACTGTTCGCTTGCTTCAATTACATGACCACTGGTTGACTTGTTAATAGTGAGATTAATACCGCTAATTTTCAGAACCTTGTTATTAATGGTGATATTAAGTTCACCTTCACCCACACCTGCATAAACAGTCATAGAGGGTTTAACTTCAAATTCAACAACGCCTCGTTTGGCATCTATAATTGTTGCGTCAACAATTTCTTCAGAACCACGAGGGAGAGTTATTGTGTATGTAACCGCCGAACCAGTTAAGTCAATTGCTCCTTTATCATCCACGACCATAAGGCGAGGATATTTGATACCACCCTCGCCTTGTGTTACAGTAAAAAACTTGTTGTTGTCTTTCCAAGCGTGTACTGTATATATTTTATTGTAGGTTTTCATTATTCTCCTCCTTATCACTTCGTTAATAGATACATTGTATTTTCATAAATAGAAACATTACTTGTACACTATAACGAATAATTTGGCTTTAAAACCCTCCTTTTAAAACTCTTCAAATTCGCTGTCATTCCTATTAATCATTTAAAATTTCCTGCACCTGTGCTCTGATTTTTTCAGGAACATCGTCAGCTGTATTAAAGTCCTCTTTAGTTAATTTTCGTTTTGCATAAGATACAATAAGCATCTTAATTCTGCGTCCCCATATTGTTTATAACCCTCTGGGGTAGGATGCACATCATCTGTAACCATTTCAATCGTATTAACTGCGTAGATATTAGGCTTTGTATTCTGTTTTCGCATATTGTTATAACTGTCAAACTGTGATGCAGTATGAATAAAATGTACAAAAGAAAATTCATCCTCGAATGACTTGTACAAGTCATTTAGTTCCCACACAAATTTATTTCGTGCTTCATAAGGTAAATTTGGATGCATATTTCTTTCTGCTGTTGTAGATACATGATATCCAACTAAAAGGATATGGCAGTTTGGATATTGCTCGTGCAATCTTATTATGAATTTTCTCGCTTTTCGTTCAATCGCACTAATACCCTCTGTGGCATAATCCTTCCATGTAGTGGTTCGCATATCATAATCATTCCAACCAACCAATACCACTGCATAATTAATATTTTCATCGTTTCCATATTTTTGCATAAAATAATTAAAATCAATGTCGTTGGTATTTGGATTCCACAGATGATTATTTCCGAGGTTACTTGGCAAGAGCGCAGGGTCTTTGGTGTAATTATCCCAACTATAGCCACCTGTTGCTGTATAACGATTTTCACTATCGTCAAGATTCGTGTTCACTCCTACGAGTTTTGTATTCGTTAAGCCATAGCCTTTTAATTTGTCTTTCACATGTTTTGAAATATATCCCATAGCAGTAAGAGAATCGCCAAAAAAGCATATATTGCGTTTTTTGTTAGCTATTTTAGTTTTATCTGACATATAAATATTGATATATTGATAATTTAACGATTTCATATCCAAATCGTAAAGTCTAAACGCAGGCGCAGAAGTGAATGGCTCATATATACCAAGCTTGTTTCCAGTAACAGTATCCGGGACATTAAATACCAACTTTGATACATAATCCCTTGAGTAACCCGGATTGTTATTCAACGAAATAAGATAATCGCCCTCAGGTTTTGAATAATTACCATATTTTTTTCTAATCATTCCGTGTCTAAATAACTCCAAGGGTTCGCCTTTGATTAAATAGTAATTTTTCCCGACATCAATTCTTGCATCATCAACGATTTGCTGTCTTGTAATATTAATCCATGTATAGATACTTGGAATAACATTCAAATAGATTTTCATTTCAGGTAGAACGTCAAGTCTATACTGTAAACGCACTAAATTGGCATTTGGATAGTTTGAAAGCATAACGGTCATGCGTTCTGAATCAACATTTGCAATCACTTGCCTGTTCAAATATGCCTTATTTTTGTCATACAAAAACATAACGGCATTGCCTGATGGAGAATTACCATTGAATATAAATTCAATTTTCTCAATAAGAGCATTGCCTTCTGAATCTTTAATAGGAATAAAATCGCTAATCATAACATTTTTTTGAGAAGCAAACTCATAGCCCGTATTTCCGTTAATCTGGTAATTCTTAATTAACGGAAAAATATCTTCTACATCAATTTTATTTTTTGTATTCAATAAAAAAGAAGGTTTTGTAAATGACGCTAATTCATTCAGTTTCTTAGTAAGTGCTCCTGATTTAATTCCAGATACAGCGCATAAATTAGCAATGCTAATCGGGAATTTAGTTCCGTCTGTTTTTTGAAGCATAAATCTATAATATGGACTATTAGGAATAATTACAACTTCTTTTGTTACACCATTCGCTAAAATGCCTGTATAGTTTTTGTTCACATCATACTTATAAACATAAACTTTACAGCCGTTTTGAGGTGTAATGTATATAGGGTCATTTCCAAGAATAGAAACAGGTATGAAATCCGTAATAGCATTGTTTTTAGACTTGCCTACATTTCCAGTTGCGCTATCAATAACACCTTCCATCCACTCTAATTCTAATACCTCGAATCCAGCAGATTTAACTGTCGAATTAAAAATTTGTGGTATATCTCCTATATCATCCTGTAACTTACTTAACTGATTGGTAAGCTCAGGCTTTAGATTTTCAGCAACTTCGGCTGTAAATTCCGATTTATCCTCAGCAGTAAAATAATCAACACCCTTTACTGGAGTTTTACCGTCCTGACCGTCTTTGCCTACGATTTTGCCAAGATTTGTTGAATCTCCATTCGAGTATGTAATTACAAGTTCTCCGCTTGTATTAACTTCGGATTTTGTAATACCTACACCATCGTTTCCGTTCACACCGTTTGTACCTTGTGACGGTTTATTTGTATCTGTTTCGCCAATGAACCAATTGCCGTTATCACCAATATGCGGAGTAATTCCGTCAGCGCCCGAAACACCATCTTGTCCCTTTAGTTCACCATTGTTGAATTTCTGCTGGAAGGTTTCACCATCTGCAAATGGAATATCATCAGCAGTATAGGTTTGCTTGATGTTCAAATCTTCAAGTGACTTATCTCCGTTAAGTTCAACGCCATTAATAGAAGGTCTATTACTCAAATGTGCATAATCACCGTCAAACTCTTTAAGTGTTCGCCAAATAGTGTTACCGTCATTATCTATAGACAACACTTGTCCGACAACACCGTTTGTAGTCGGTTTAGAGATAAAATTTTCTAAGATGTTAAAATCATCAGTGCTTTCAATCTTTGTGTCATCTGGTGCGAAAGAAACCTTAAAATTAACGCCTGAAAATCTCACATTACCTTTAGGAAACTGTAATTCTACAATGCCTTTTAACACACCCTCAGCCGTTGTCATCTGTAAATACAAAGGTAAATAAATCAGACCTTTATCTTTATCTACTCTGCACTCAACACCTACTTTGTGTTCATCTGGTTTCAATCCATAATAGATGGCAAGCGTACATTCTGAAAGGTCTATATCAGCACCGTGATTTTTAGCCTCAATTTCAAACTCAGTCACACCGTGTTCTCTTTGTGTGATTGGTTCAAGAACCTTATTAATATAAGCACAGTCAATGCTTAAATGTCTAATAATCATATAATCACCACCTATTATTCTGTAAAATTAAATGTTGTATTTCTAACACTTGTTTGTGAAATCGTATTGAAACAATCAATAAATCTCTTCTTGAGAGGCTTGACGGAATAGTTTGTATTAAATGTCAAACTGAAATCTGATACATCATCATAATTTATATGAATTGCAAGCAAAATAGGATACTGCCAATCACCGTCTTTTACTTCAAGAGATAGTGCTGCACCAAGTGTTAAATCTGCAATGTTATCCTTCATTTCGGGAATCGTCAATATGTTCGCCGATTCAATCTCAAATTCATAGCACTGCTTGCTGAGATAATTGTCGTGGTCAGATTTAGCCTGAACCATTACTTCTTGCAATGTTGTTATAATATCATTAGCGGAATAGGTATCACTAAATACAACATTGTCATTTGTCCAATCTCCTTCAGTAATGTAATTTTGAAGTTCTAAAATTTCAGCGGGGGAGAGGATTGTTGCAATCCCGTCTTTGTTTGCCTGAATTGCCGTTTTGTAATTCAGTGTAAACTTTTTAGCTACTGTTTGCATCTTGTTATAACATGTGTTATATTTGGTTACTGCGTTATCATAATCATTTTTTGTATTCCAATATGTCTCTGCTGCCGAATACAATTTTGTATATAAAGATTTGGAGTAATAGCAATCGTAATTGATGTAATCGTATGGTGGGTTTCTCATTCCACTCGGAATACGCACATGGTCATCTACAAGAACTTGATAAGCATAACGCAACTCTCCACTTGAAGAGTTAGGGAGCGGTTTGTCACTAAACCCATATTTGTCTATTAGATGTGTATTAATTGTATCTGCGACTGTTAAGTATGTTGTTAAAGCTTTTGACACTTTAGAAGCTTGCTCTATTTTCTTCTTATTGCACTCAATCAATAATGCCCCGTTATTAGCATATTTTACAGACTGTTTTTCAATGTTTGTTTGCCACACCGTAAGAGCTTCTTTTAAGGTTCTATTTTTAGTGTCATCAGCCACATAATCTAATTGATTTTCAATATTACTAAAATTGTACAATATATTATTTCCCGTAGGGTTGATTAACCCTAATCCGTATTGATCGTTAGATGTATGCACTCTTAATGCACTAATACACCTATCATCAGTTGTGTGAACATTCGTATTTTTGATTGCATTGTGCCATGTTAATATTGCCTTAGAATGAGTGCCTAAATATTTTTCATCAGTATTATAATACCGCCGCTCTTCTGTCTCTATGTTTCCATCTATTATATGAATTGTCATATTTTCTGAATCAAAAATGAAATAGCATTGGTATGACGAAGCGATATCATTATTTAAAAAAGTATAAACATTTGCATTATCAACATCGTCAAGTGTTCTATACCTAACACACACGGCTTGAGAAACATATCCTATTTTCCATTGTGGAAGATAGTCAAGTATTTGATTCAGCAATCCTCGGACAAACTTTTGTTTATGTCTTGTGTTGCCATAACAATCGTAATACCAATTATCACTGGTAACAAGGTCGTTAATATGATCAGGCACAAATAGTGGTAATGTACTGTTTGATAAAGAAAACACTCTTTTTGATAAAGTCATCTCATAAGACTGGGCTGTTACTTTTAGCACAGCATTACTTCCGTTATCATTTATTTCTTCTGTGTTAGTAATAACCCACCATACATTTCGTATGCCATAGTTTTTATTTTTATTTGTTTCAAAGTGTGTACACAATCTTTCTCTTGAAAAGATTTGCACCCAAGAGGCATTGGGAATATATGTACGATAAGTATTGTCGCTATATGTTGCTTGACTACATACAAGACTTATTCGGATATACCCTTCGTCAATAGTATCAGTATTGTTTTCAATATTACCATCGCTATCCTTTACTGTAAAATCTACATATCTTCGGAATGGTTGTTTCGATGATTCATGATAATAATTATCATCAGATTTAAGCCAGCTATCTGCGTTAGCTTCCTTATAGTAATGAATTTTAAATGAGTACCGCAGAGTGTCACCGTTAAAACATTTTGTTGCAATGACATCGCCTTTATGCACAGGTATAAAACTTTTACAGGCTAAATACTGGTAAGTATACCATCCTTGCTTGTACAAGTCTAAGCTTTCTGAATAATCTTCAAATACCCCATCATTAATAGTGCCACCCCACACCCACTCGTAACCATATGTAGTGCCAATATCAAAAAGCATAGTTTCGTTTTTAATATTGAAATTGTTAATTGCTGTATTAACATCAAACGATAACTCATAATCTTTTCGTGTACCTCCGCCTTTTAAATTATACAGATAATCTGCATAATAACTTTCTCCTGTAAATTTAAAATACTCAGTTGAATCATTGAGATACAAAAGCATATCAGGCTTTAGATTATCATAATTAGGATTGTCCATCCAACTGTTGGTACGAGTGTCATAAACTTTTTTAGGCACTTCAAAACTCATTTCCGAAGCTGCTCCGAAATTATAATCAGCAGTCCAATTGTGTATGTTTTTGACATAGCCAAGTGAGGTCTTTTTATTCTGTCTATACAACACCATGTCGGGAGTCTCTTGTGCGTAATTTCGTGTTTGCATTAAATACCACCCAACCTATGCATTGTAGTATACTTTAAAACTAAGCTTTTATCGGAGTCAAAAACCTCATAAGCATAGTTGTGTTGAGCGTCAGTTCTATCTGCGGACTTAATGTACAAATAAATTTGGTTTTGTCCGTTGCCAAGCCAGAATAAAGATACATAATCAAGATTATCCTTAATGACTCCGTTGTATTGGATAAATGGGGGGGTGAGTGAATGAAAAATCTTTTCATTAGGTTCTTTCATTGTTACCATGCCATATTTTGTATCCAGTTCATATACAGCATCTTTGTCTGTGTGATAGTTTACACCCGCATCAAAAACGAACATAGATTTATTAAGCTTATTTCCAACATACACTCTATAATTTGATAATGTGTAATCTATTTGATGTTCTGTCCAATTGTGTCCGATCTTTAAATCAATAATAGGACAAATTTTGTTATTGATAGGCTGTCCTTCAATATCAATTGTAGTTTCAAAAGATAATGTTTGTCCTGTATTTGACGGTTTCGATGCAACACCCTTAAATTCAATTTCGTTGTCTTGATACCAAAATCCACTATCGTTCTGTAGTTTACACCTTAAACCTCTGTAGCCTCGTGCATCAGTGATGTCGCTGTCGGGGATGAATAATGCGTTGAGATAATAGTCAGAGGTTTCGTTCTGCAAATAAAGTTTTTTCCAACCGTCTTGTCCGAACAACCAATTCTTAATTTCAATCATTGTTTCAGTTGGAATATTATCTTCTGGACTAATAATCTCAACTGAAAATTCAAGTGGATGTTCAGCATAATTAAGATTGTATAAAAGCTGTTGAGCATTATGGGGGAGAGCCACAGTAGTGGGTTCATATTCACCACCACTTGTAAACTCATTGCCATCGTCACTCACAAAAGCTAAAATTAAATTATAATCACCTGAGTAAACATCGTTGTAAGTAAAATAACAATCTCTAAACAACCAAAACACCTCCTTAATAAAAATAGAAAAAATATATAATAGTTCTTGGTGTACTCGCCATACATTAATCCATTCTTTAGCTCACAAAATGGAGCAATCTCAATAACACAAAAGGCTGTCAAACGACAGCCTTTCTTTTAATTTTGTAATAAAAAAAGAGAAGATGAAAAATATCTTCTCTTACAATATTTTACTATTTAGTTTTAAAAATTAGTCTACTGGCGGGTCATATCGCTTGCACAACTTAGGGTAAACTTCCAACATAAATGTGTTAAATAATTCAAATAGATGCTCTATTGGTTTATAATATTCATCAACCTTTTCTTTAATATCATGAAAACTTGAATTTATACCCTTATTATTTCGTAATCCAGCCATGAGTGTTGGAAATGTTACTAACCATCTGCGGGCATCTTCATACTCACGCCACACTGTAATAATTTGTTTATATGTAAATTGCTGCAAGTGCATACTTAAAGTACGCCTTATTACAATGCTAAAAAAATCCGCAGTGTCATAATAGGCACGAAAAATATGTCCCAATGCTTTATCTAAATTATCTTCAATGTTTGCATCGGTACTATTTTTACCAGAAATACCGTCATAATAATCTTTATAAGCTCTCGTAATATGATCCAATGAATCTTTTTGCTCTTTAATAGGTTGAACAAATGTACATAACTCATTATCATACTCTTCAGACAATATACATAACTCTTTTTGCTTATTATATACATAATTATACTTTTCCCAAAAAGTATAAAATATATCTTGATAATCAGTCATAATCTACCCCTACTTACGGAAACACAATTTCATCAGCTTCTGCTTTGACATTGTTTTCATTTTTGATGTATCCCTGATTCATACGAACAGAACCACGAATTCTGTTATTGCATACATCTGTGTCTAGCTCATACTTGTATGATTTTTCTTGAGATGAATGTGTTTCATATTTGATTTGCTTTTGTTTTTTGATAGCAGATATTAACTGTCCTACCGAATGTAACACAGCTAAAAGTCCAACAATTCCAGATAAGATTAAAAAGAAATATTCCATAATATGCCTCCGTGTATTAATTGATAGTGGCTAGACTACAAAACTGTAACACACCTACGACTATCACACTTGCCAATGATATAATATTTATCCACATAGCTATATTTTGATTAAAATAACGATACCATCCGTCACTAAATACAGCCATGGTATATAATGCTAACAGGATGGGCATCATACCTAATAAATATATCCTTAAACCCTTACCACCTTTAGCTCCATCGACTAAAAGTATTTCTACTAGTAACAATGTAACAATGCTAAAAATAGAGAAAAATATATCTTTATCTGAAAATATGGATACAAAACTAATTTCTTCTGCATGACCATGCAACACTAAATTCATTGTTTTAAATAGTATGGGAATAGAACTAACCAATATACCAATAAACCAAATGGAAATATTTTTTTCAAAAGTTCTTAATTGTGTTCGTCTTATGTTGTTATTATGTATAGAAAATATCTCAATCCGTCCCATATCTTAGTACCTGTGTCTATGTTTTTAAATGTAACCATTAATAGTCTATTGCAAAACCACACACTTGTCAAGTGAAATTTGACTGTTTTGATAACAATTTTGTTAAAATCTTACTCAAATTACTATTTTGTAACCATATAGACAATAATGATAACAATACTGTGAACGAATATATAGATATATGACAATGTTGTCAAACCGAAGAACGATATGCAGCTCCTCGGTTTGACAAAAACTATTACAAGTGTCTATTATTAACAGTATAAGACATAAGCCTTTTTATGGTGTTATTCATAATCTTCTCAGACTCTTTGTGTAGTGCATTAACAGTAGCCTGAGTAGCATCGCCTTGTACATTGATGTTGATGGCAGGGGAGACAACAGTTGATTTATTATTTACAATATTTGGAGTAACTTCTGATTCAAATTTCTTGGCAAAATAATCAGACGGAGCTGATGCAAATTCAAACAACTCATTTGTCATTGCCTTGCTAAACACAGGATTTCCCTGTGGAAGAATTGTATATCTACCATTGCCGAGAGATGTAGGGATAAGTTCTGAACCGATGCCCTCTTCATCAACAATAGACAAGCCACCTTTGGCTGATTTTGTACCAGAAGCATACGCTTTCATTTTAGACCATAAAGAACCTGCCGGTAGCGCTCTTCCGCCATACCAATCTTTACTAATCCGACTTATGAAATATGTTTCAGCATCCTCTTTGTTCGTTAGGTTGGTTTTATACACTTTGCCGTTATAGGTAATTTTATACCCATGACCTGTTATACTCGATGGTTGTACTTTAACCGAATCAATCTTTGCTTTAGTAACCTGTGCAGAATTACCCAACTCGTCAATTTTTTGCTTCAAACTATCAATTCGAGAAGTGTAGTTATCAATGCTTCCTGTCACATTAGCAATAGCAGAGTCTACATCGTAGATACGAGATTGTAGTGTATTCATTAAATCCATAACATTGAGCTGTGCAGTGCCATATTCATAAAGAGCACTTTGAGCCGACTGCCACATATGGTTAAACTCAGCCTCTGTGGTCGTAGTGTAATTTTGACAATACCACAACAGGTTGTTATACAATGTGCCATTGTCATTGTCAATCATATTACATGCAGCTCTGTGCAAAGATACCTCGTTGTTTAAGAAATCTTGAATAGTTTGGATTTCATCATCATAATGCTTATCTGTCTCTTCTTTCAGTTTATCTAAAGCCTCTTTGCGAGTATCATACTGATAGTCTGATAGATAATCATATAAGTCTTCTCTGGACTCAACCAAATCATCAACATTTTCTTTGTGAGCTTTTTTACCTGCGGAACTATCGTCCAGTCCAGTAATAGCAGCAGACAATGCGTTTGAAGCAACAGCGTTTTCTTTCTCTTTGAGCTGTTTGTTGAAATCAGCTTCTTCTTTTTCTTTGTCAAGAAGTTCCTGTTTCTTTTCAATAAGCTCATCAATTTTATCTTTGCGTTCTTGTAACGCATCTATTTCGTTCTGCTTAGTTTGCTTAATGTATTTTTCTGTCCAATCGACTAAATCTTCAATTGCAGATAAAGCGTCTTCATAACCATCCTTACTATCTTCTAATGCCTGCTTTTTATTTTCTAAAGCCTCTTTAGTTTTTTCTAAAGCCTTTTCCTCGTTTTCAAGTGCCTTTTTATGTTTTTCTGTAGCGGATGTTGCTTCATCAGTAGTAGTTGATAAGTCGCTTAGTGAAGACTCATAGTAGTCTATTAAAGCCGCCTTTTTACGCCAAGCACTTTCTGCTGTAATTACAGCTTGTTGATATAGGTCGCCTGTGCCTTGCTCTGCATCTTTTGCCGCCGCTGTTGCGTAAGCTTCTTGCCACTTAGCATCTGCTAAATTTAATGCCGACTCAGTTGCACCCTGTTGATTTTTCTTTAAATACTCAAGCACTTGAGTTTCGTTTTCTAACTGGTTTACTTCGTCCAAAGACGCTTGCAAATAAGAAACCTTAAGCTTTTCCAACTGAGCCTTTGCCAATTCTCTGAACTTATTAGAAGTTAAATCTAATTCGCCTTGCTCATTGATAAGCATATCAATGTACGAACTATCTAATGATAATAAAGATTGAAGTGTAGAAAAGGAGAGTGTTCCGTTTTCGCTATACTCAGAAATAGCCGACTTAACGGTATTGAAAGCTGAAAAAGTTGACTCTAAGGATTTATTAGCATCTTCGGTTGAAATCTTAAACGAGAACCCATTCGATGCTTCTGCTTTGATTTTCTCTACTAATTTTTGAACATCTTTTAAACTGTTTAACGCAGCATCGCTGTTGTATATCTGTTTAATGGTACTAAAATCAAGCGTAGATAAATATTTATTAACATCTTCGCTTAACTGAATTTTCTCTTTAGAGTCTTTTCTAATATTTGTACCCGGAATAAACCCGCCTTGTAGGTTGCCAGCTACACGCTTTGTAATATTCGCAATTGCTTTATCAATATCCACATCGTCAGCAATTTCTACATCAGAAAACAACATTTTTACAAAAAGTTCTCTTGTATCGGCGTTCATTCCATCAATACCCGACAAAGCATTGATAACTTTATTATTAAGATCTTTAAAACCTGAGACATCTATTTTTCCGCTTTTAATATCATCTATTTGGGTTTGTACCTCGTCCAGCGTATTGGTTAATTCTGGATTCTTAAATGCTTTAACAATACTCGATACAGTTTGCTTAACTGATTCTAAATTGTCTGCTGTGCTCGCTTCAGGATCAATAATCTTACTGTAGAAGTTATCCCATGTGGCACTATTTATATATTGTTCAATAAGAGCTTGACTTTTACTGTCCAATGTGCTAAACTGTTCATCAGTATAGTGAATATATGCATCAAGCACAGGCTTAAAGCTGTTGTTTACCAAATCGTTAATTTGACGATTTAAAGCTGCCTTGTAGTTTTGAATTGACGAGATGGCAGTTGATATGTCTTTATCTTCGATTTTATAAATTGACTCTCCAGTGCTTTTATCGTAACGGAGGATATCTTCAATACCAGCACCCTTAATAATAGTGTCCAAATTGTGCATATCTGCCCACATCAGAGAGATATCTTCTTTAGATTGTACTTTTTTTACAATTTCGTCAATATTCTTGAGTTGGGTGATATAGGTTTTATCATCCCCACCAAATATTCCCTGATTCGTGGCAATATTCTCTAACGCTTTGCCGAAAGTATCCTGCTCTTTAGACACAATAGTTTCGTAATAAGCATTCTTTTCATCAGTCATTGCCTTATTAAGAGCTTCAACATTATCCTTGCATTTTAAAATAGCATTACCCTGAGCATCATAACTTTCCACCAAGTCTGGATACATCTGTGCAATCTCATTAGAAAGTTCAATATATCTCTCATACTGAGTAGAGGTTAAAGAGATATTTTCTCCATAAGAATTAACACCATCAGCTAATTCGTAATATTCATTTTTGATTTTGTTTACAGATACTGAATGAGATGTGTAGGCATCTTTTTTGTCGTTAATCTCTGTTGTGATTTTTTCAAGGTCTGATAGGTTATTTTCAGCTCTGTTGATGTAATTATCAAGTGCTTCAAAACCAAAAGAAATTACACTCATTACACCTTGTATAATAAGCATATTACCAATGCCTACAGCAAGATTCTTTAACGAAGAACCTAATGAAGATAGTTTGCCTTTAATTCCTGAGAAACTTTGCTTCATTTTAGTTGCATTTGCACTAATCTGTTTTTGAGCTTCTGCGTACTTGGTCTCATATGTAACGCCAGCAATAAGCTCCTGATTTAAGTCTGCTGTTGCATTAGCAAAAGCTTCTTGTTTTTGAATGATTTTTTCGGTGTCACCAAGTTTATCATCAGCGTTGATAGTATTGACAAAATCTTCATAAGCTCCAAGATTTTTTTCTGCTATGGTTGCCGCAGCGTCAACTCTTGCTTCTTTCGCTTTACTCGCAAAATGGATTTTTTTGTTTCCGTCTTTGTCTAAGTAAGTTTGGAGTATCTTAACCTTAGACTATGATTATCAATAAGAAGGTATATATATGGAACATACAACACAATTATCTGTTTGCCCACAATGTGGAACAATTGAATGTCCTGCTTTCTCTACTAAATGTGACTGCTGCTGGATAGGTTTTTTGAAAAGACCTCGCAAGTTGTTTTTTACAATTTCAGACCAACAACTGACGCAATTATACGAAAGTGAACGAAAACGAACAACGAAATGCGGTCTCCAAGAGTATAGATATGTTTATTGGTATAATGCTCTATTTAAAGATTGCCCTGAATATGATAATAATTTATATGAAAAACACCTAAATAATAACAGACGCTGGGATTCAGTAGTAGAGAAACGAGTCGCATCGTTACAATCCCGACCAACTGTTAAATGTCCATACTGTGGTTCTCTGCGTACTACTAAAATTTCAACGAGCAGCAGAGTAGCTTCATCTCTCACACTCGGCTTAGCAAGCAATAAGATAGGCAAGAACTATCAATGTAATGATTGCAAAGCCACCTTCTAATTAATAATTTGAGCAGTGTTTTATGATACTGCTCTTTTTGTTTGTTTATAAAACTTTTCTTTTATATGATAGTCACTGTTGTCTCAGTGTCGATTTGGACTATACAATTTAAGGTCATTTCATATCGTTGAAACTACCTCAAGAGGCTTATAGTCTCTGAACCTCCGCTTATGCGGCTGGATGCTGATTATGGCTTATTACGGCGGTTAGCTTTTGACATACGCCGAACAATAACTTGTTTCTGACTTTCGTCTCCATATGGCATATTGCTCATCACCATTTCCCAGAACGGCTATCATTCCGTTTGCAGTTTAACCTCTCATTTAACGACATACATCACCATTTCTTGATTATAGCACGATTACGCTACTTTCTCGAAATAGATAGGCATACTCCTAAAACCCGTCAATTTGGGTTTACCCTTGTCGCTTCCCATTAATCCAGACAAAACGCCAGATATGGAAAGAGTACCAATGTTTGCTCCAAGATGAGAGAGCAATTCATTAGCTTGTGTTAAAAATCCTAACAATCCAGAGCCAGTATCAACTACGCCTTTAACAATATCACTTGATACTGTTGTTGTTGATAATTCCTGCCACTGTGCCTGAAATTGTTTTACTTTACCTTCGATACTATCTATGTACTTTTCGTGTTCCTTTAATGCAGAACCATTTGAGTTCTCAGAAGTATCTAATGAATTGATTGCTGTACCAATGTTTTGAATTACAGCAGAAGCGTAGTTAGACCTATTCTTACCGGCAATAAGCTCAAGTAATGATGCTTTATTTGTATCAGCCAAGTCATCCCATACGAGAGCGATATCTTTAAGAATATCATAGGTGCTACGGAATGCACCATTGTCCATAATATCCACGCCTGAAGACGAAGAAGTTTTTGTTAAAGCTTTGATTTTGTCTTGAAGCTCAGAAGTTGTTGTACACATTCCTTCCGTATCTTCTCCAGCCTTTTCAAGCTCTACCGACATACCTCTTAATCTCATAGCAAGCACTTTAAGTGCATTGCCTGATTCATCTGCACTCTGTGTAACTTCGGTCATTGCGGTCAGCAACGCAATGGTTTCATCAAGGCTATTACCCGCAACAGCCATAGATGCGGCTGAGTTCTTCAAGCCTTCACCTAAATCACCTGATGAAACAGCGTAATTATTCATTCTGTTACTATCTACAAATTAAGTAGATTTGACCACTATAAATAGTGGCGACTAAGCAGTTTCCTCTTAGTTCTCGCATTTCGTTGTTAGATTATAGTGCGAGTTCGGACTGGATCTTCTCCGTGCCTGCAAACACAGGTTTAGGATTTAGCTCAACCTACAATGTCACCAGTGTAGGTATTACAGTCTCTACGGATTCTTTATAACTGGATAGATTTTAATGTGTTTTTGGTTAATAATTCATATCTGTATGAATGAAATATGGATAAGTTGTTATATCGCTTGTATTAAAAAGTTTTTTTTTCATAAACCTCCGATGTATTTTTATCTATCCTATAAAGTCTTTCCTCGGTCTTAACCATCACTGGCTTTTAACCGATATAGCTATTTTTCTTTAGATATATTTCTATACCTTTGAGCAATATATTTTTACTCACCTCATTAAGTTTATCGACAATGCTTTGTGCCGATGAAGCTTCCATGTTAAAAGCTTTTAATATGGAAATAATGTCACTACTTGCTTCACCAACACCATCTAAATCGTCACCGACATTAGCATATATGGTTGCTACCTCTGCCAATTGCGTTGAGTCAGGTATATCATAACCCATACGAGCAAAATCAGCGGTACTTGTAACAAAGTCACTAATAGTAGTACCCAACTCTTTTGCTTTGCCAGTTGCTGTAGTTAAATATTTGTCATATGTCGAGTCAGTGCTGTCTGTAACTTTCTTGAGCTCCACCATAGCAGTGTCTAACTCGGTCACAATGTGTATCATGTCTTGAACAGTAGCAATAGCTTTATTCATAGACGAAGTGATAAAATTCCACGAACCATATTTAAGATAGTTCTTTGCAAGTGTGCGTAGAGCAGTTGAGCCCATCAATCCAGCAGACTCGGCAGAAGTCTTAATATTTGCAAGCTGTGACTGGAAAGATTTAAGCTGTTGGTCACCGACTTTTGTAGCATCTGATGTTTTATCTAAAATGGTTTCAATTTGTCCAGCGTATGCTTGAGCAGCTTTAGGATTGCTACTCGCAAATTTCATAACCTGCAAACGCAGTGTTTCTACTGCTTTGCTACTTGCGATTGTACTTTTATTTGCGGTTTCTAAACTCTGACTCCATTTGGTTTCAAATTTATGTAAAGCAGCATTATTTCCAAGCTTGCCAGTTACTTGATTTGTAGCGGTTATTTCTTCGTTAAGTAATTGAAATTTTTGGAGGTAGTCACTAAGTTCGTTTTTTAGATTGTCAGGAATATTGCGTCCGTTAAGCAAAGATGTTGTTTGCTGACGCAAAGCTCGCATATTAGCCAAATATTTATCCAACTGACTATTATTAACAACCTCGCCTGAGTTATTCAAAATATCATAGTGATATCCTTGCGCTTTGCCAGTTGCGTTGGCAGTATTGAGCTTCTCTTTAATATTGTTAATCCTACTTTGAAACTTATCTATAAAAGAATCATCTGCGCCATTCCATACACCATTTTCAAGTAGTTTTTCACATTCTTGGCGTATATCTTCCAAGTCGGCTTTTGCCTCTTGTAATTGTCCTTCGGGAATAAACGCTACATTTTTACTGCGGTTTTGAATGTCATCATATACTGTATCAATATCACTACGAATCTTTTCTATTTCAGAACGGTTGTTGTTTACAGTATTAGAGATAGAGGTTGATAACGCTTGTGCCTCTGTCGCAAAAGACGAAAGAAGTTCTTTTGGTATATCTTCTCCATTATTCCACATATCACCAATAATATCTTTTTTAGATATGAGGGTTGTAAGTTGAGACCACGCAGTACGATATTCAGACGCAGTTAGCAAGTTTTTGCTTTGCTCTTGTGTTAATTGATTAGTCGTTTGTGATACAAGAGCTTCTGCGTCTTGAAACTCCTTTAAGGCAGTAGTGCTTTCTGTAATAACAGCCAATTGACTTTGTAACTCGGAAGCAGGTATTTCATTTGTGCGACCAGTAGGAGATACTACACGACTCCCTGTATCAATAAGTTCCTGTAATTCTGCTTTAGTTTTGTCTATAGACTCAGCACTAATTACACTATTTGAATTATGACTCTCAAGGATAGCATATAAGGATTGGGCAGTTTGAATAATATTATTAATTTCATTAACACTCTGTTTGCCTTCTGTATTGATTGCAGTTACATCTTGCGATAATTTTACGACCTTTTGGCTCAAACTGTCTAAATCAGCGACAGGAATTTCCAATCCTTGAGATAATGACTGTTCTAACTGTCTTCCTTCAGAAGCCAAACTTCTTGATACCGTAAGAAATTTCTCAATATCTTGTGTATTTAAAAACTGATACCCTTGTTTTTGAAGGTTTAAACCGCCAATAATGCTTTGGATTCTGCTCTGAATCTGAGATAGCTCTTTTGCGGTTTGCTGATAATTTGTCACATCGGCTGTCGTCCGATTGCTATTGTTATTCTTGTTATATTGACTACGAGATGCTTTGACTGTATTTCCAGTAACACCAACCGAAATACTGCCAATTGCTTTTTCAATGTCTTTCTTCAAAGACTTCATTGCGTTACTACAGTCAAACTTTTTGATTGTAACTACTGGAATTTTTGGAGGGTTTTGAAGAGATTTTTCAAATAGCGTCTGGACGCTCTTTTTTAATTGGTCTTTGGCTTGTTTACTCTGATCGGCTTCTATATTATATATTTTAATACCATCAATAGCTTTAGCTAATTCTCCAACACTCTTTTTGAAAATTTTCTTGTCTTCGTTTCTTGTTCCAGCTATCACTTGGACGGAAATACCAAAAATATCATTTTCATTTGCCACACATACCACCACCTTATTTCAACTTTGCTATAATTTTTGTTGTAATACTTTTTTTGAAGTCTGAATTGTTTAGTTCTGCTCTCGTTGACGCTATAGGATTACGAACCCCCATAAAAGCATATTTTTTGGCATCATATCCGATAGCTCTCCATAAGTCAGAAGTGTAACTATATCTCTTTCTGGTATATCCATTCCGACTATATCCTGCTATCCAACGAATCAATGCGTCCGATGTAGTGGTTGGTACTTGGTGAGTAACAACTGAGCGGTTGGGTGTTGCTACAGAAGTTATGATAATCTTATTGCTCTCTTGGGACACATCTTGAATTTGGGAGCTGCTTCCTAAGCCATTCACACTACGCCTTACATAAGTTGTAGGAGTATATGTATCATAAATATCTGCTTTGATATTTTTTCTTAATTTGTCTTTAATATCTTGAGCAATATCGGTTTTTAAAACCTGAGAAGCCGCCTTGTTAATTGCTTTGACAAATGTGTCATACGAATTAAAAGTCTTGATACCACCAGCCCCTTATTTAGCAGAAGGGAAGAGGGGAAGTGGACTGTTACTTGGCTTATCGTCTTCCTCTTTGATAATGTGGTTTATCATATCCATCATCTTATTGAGGTCTACCTTATCGCCAATAGACGATATGTTTTCAGTTAATGCTTTAAACTGATTCATAATTAATGCAGTTTCATAGGTCTTTTCGGAGATTTCCTTTTTCTGCATATATTCAATTCTCTTCTGAACACCTTCATATATTAACGCCAATTCTTTTTGATTGATTTTACTTTTAACAAACTCTGCAACACCTGTTTCTGTTACAAAAGAATACATTTTTTCAAAAACAGTAGGAATTGCAAAATTTGCATACTCTCTAAGAATCTGCATATCAATCAATGTAGATGTAATTTCGGGAAGATATCTGTTTTCTGATATATCAAATACAGTTTCCGCTACTGTACTACAGATATTTGAAAGGCGTACTGCACCGATACTATGTTTGATTCTTAAAGAGATGTGTTCTATTTCTTCAGGTTTTTTATCATCTGTTGTTACTGAATGAAATACATAATCATAAAACTTTGGCTCATTTTTTTCTGCGTAATAAATTTTTCCAAAAGTCATTACTGGAATTTCTTTATAATCCTTTTTTTTGTTTGTGTTTTTTTTCATATATAAAATCCTTTCATTCCTTGTGCTGTATGTTAATGTTATGTACAGCGTAATCTCCGATACAGATAGCATCCGAAATGTTATCGTTATCGGTATCAATGTCATATTTATTCTTTACATACTGTAATGATAGTATTTTGCTTCGTTTTTTCGCTTTGTTATCGTTAGGAATAGTTGCAGTGATTTTTGCTTTAATTTCTTTACTTGTTCTGCCTCTTGCGTTGCAATAATTTTGCCACACAGAGGGTGATATGAGTTGGTATAAATAATGTTTTTTTTCACAGAGGTTAATCAATACGCCTTGTAACTGTGCCAAATTTTTAAATACTGATACATTAGCTCTCAAATTAATATCTTCAAGAAATACAACTGAAATCTTTCTCTTTGTGATAAGTTGACTAATATACTTTTCAATCTCACAAACAGCCTCTGAAAATGTGTATTTACCATTAGGAAAACTAAAACTGCCATAGTCTACAAGCTTTTGCTTTTCGTAGTCGTATATCGCCCAACCACCGTTGCGAGCCTGATCAACCGCTAAAATTCGCATTTTATTTACCTCCTAAAAAGAATAGGGAAGATAAGGAAGAAAATCCCATCTTCCCTATAAGAACATCATTTCTGACTACTATTATCTTCGTCAGTTTTCTTTATAATTGCTGTTTTTCCTCGCTTTGCGGTTGCTACTCCATTATCAATAACATTACCCTTAATAAGTACATCCCTTATTTCTGGCATCATGGATTGTGTAGCTTCTTTACTAATCTGTGCAAACTGTTCTTTGAGTTCTTTCGGAGAAGCACCAAGACGCATATCCTGTATAATCGAGTAAATTTGATAGTGTTCTGGCGTATCGGCAACTGCCCTCCATCCACCATATTTAGAACAGTTCACACAAGCTTCATATTCTTTACCACAAATGAGGCACTTTCTGATAGCCATAATTATGCCTCAGCTTCGTCTTCGGGAATAACTACATAGAACTGTTCTTTATCTTTAGAACAATAGTTAGTCATACCTTCAAATTCGATAGGCTGTGTGCCATCTGGTTTAATTTCGAGTGAAAAATTGTTAGAAAGCTTTGCTCTTTCAAATACAATAATTGTATAAATCTTTGTTGATGGATTACAAACATCATGACAAATGCTATCAAGAACAAAAGTACCAGCCTTAGAAAAGTTATCACTTGAGTTGGTAATCTTAACCGCATTCTCCATCTCGCACTTATAGATAACAATAAATGTCATAGGAGAACCGTCTTCTCTCTTAACAGGAATTTCATCACCAAGAGTGATAGTTTTACCAGCAATAGTGAAGTTTGTTTTATTTGTTGCAAGGTCACTCGCTGTGACTGCAAATTTCTCACCAAGACCACCCTCTGTAGTAAGTGCCCAAATAGCTGTTACAGGACTTGTCGTGAGAGGAGTCCAGTTGAGTGTAATTGTTTTAGCAGTAGGGTTTGCTTCAAGAACATCTACCTTCTTAGTTACAACCTTCTTATCAGCGGCACCAACTTCTTTCTTTGTGCCTAACTGGTCAGCAAACACACCAAGATTAATAACAGAGTTAGATGCTGTAAATTTTGAAGTCTTAGTTCTGTCAAATGAACCAATTGTTGCACCGACATTATCTGTAGCATTTACTGCTTCGCCACCGCACTCAAGTGTGCCATCTTTAATCTGATTAGCTGTCCACTCAATATCGCCTGAACTAATGTCCTGCTTTGTAAGACGAGTAACCCTGTCAAGTACAAGATTGTCAATGTTATACATAATAAATCCTCCTTATAAAATAAAAAGCACTCCCCTTTGAGTGCTACAAATTACGCATCCAATTAAGAACGCTTTTATTACTTATTTTCTTTAAATCAACACAGCCACTATAATACCCAGTCATAATGTTTTCGTAGTCATTTATTGCGTTAATACGATCAGCGGCGTCCATTAAAACATAAATAGGCAAACTCCAAACCGTTGAATAACTATATTTAAAATTTGCGTGATTAGTCAACGCAGAAACAATAGGGAGTAGGGTTGACTGTGCTTTTTGGTGCTCTTTCCGAGCGTATTTTTTGTTATCCCTATCTTCATCTACCATGAACCTTTTGGTGGTTGTGTTTCCACCTTTCTCTTCGTGCTTTTTTAATCTGTGAATTTTTCGTATGTAATTAACTATAATTTCGTAAACAAACCTATCAATAATTAACTGAGTGTTAGTATCGATTAATTTAATATCTTGAGAAGTATTATCTTTAACCAGTACCATTCTTTGTAAATCAATATCCTCTTCAAAAAGTAGTGACAAAATATCACTATCTATGGATTTATAAATTAAAGTAAAAAAATCAAAATCATCTACTTCATCCCACCATAAATTAAAACCATCATATAATTCTGATTTGTAATCAGAAGGTGTTGCACAAATTTTACCTATTTCTGCAAAATATTGTTTCTCACCAATGTCACATATATCATCAAGTGTTGGTTGTTTTAGAGTTAGATGAGTAGAAATTTTAATAGGTTTGCCTCGATATAGCGTCATCTCGTCTATATCTAAAAAATCAATTGCCTTACTTCTCATAATTTGCTTCCTATGCGGTTATGGTCTTGCAAGGTATATTCTAACGCTTGTCCGTAATAATCCTGTATGGGGTTAAATTCGTTAGCCGATACGAGTTCTAATCGCCCAAAACCAACATCTGTCATACCATTAATTTCTTCATCAATATATCCTGCAAGCAAATCAGTACGGACGCCCTGTAACATATCCATTAACTGCTCGTGTGCAAATATATAAATCATTAAAGATGTCGTTTTTACAGCCGACGAGCTGACTTGTGTTACCCCTGACTGCATTGTCACAAATACACTTTGTTCCTCTATAGTCTCAGGAACATAAGGAAATAGCTTGATAAACGATTTAGCTGGGCTTTGACTTCCTTTAACTACATCTACGAAACTATCTTCATTATCCGTGTCTATACATATTAAATTCACAATATTCTGATTGTTTAAGCAACGCTTTTTAATCAATTGTTTAAGAAGTGTCATACCTGTAAAACTATTATGTTTAACATCTTGCATTACGACCACCCCTTAATCACAAATTCTTTTTCTGTCGATAAATTGTATAATGAAGACATAACCCTTAGCGTAACTCTTTTTCCAATAAATGAATATTTAAGCGGAACATAAAGCGTTAAAGTGTGATTGTCGGCACTTGGTTTAATTGATACATAATCTTCACCAGCCTCTAAAGAGTATTCGTACCCATTTGAGTCTTGAATAATATCGCCTTGCTTATCAACTATACTGAACGATAGTTCACAATCTTCGTCTATATATAAAACTCCGTTATTACATCCCTCGATACGAATAGTATATGGCTGAGAAGTTGGAACATCTGTATCGTCTTTGTTTGGGCTATTAATCAAGGTGTAATAATCAGCAACCATTAATTCAGTATTATCATTGGTAGATCTGTTACATTCTTTTAAACCAAAAGTATATACACCTTTACCATTATAAAGCCCCGGCAGTCGGTCAGGTTTTGTGATCTGATATGCCAGTATGTTCTGTTGTGCATCAACATCATCAACCAAAAATCTTTGTCCTCTGTATAACTCTTTAGTTTCACTATCTTTAGCTATAATAAGGTTTAAACGGTTGTCACCAACAGTAATTTCTTTAGTTTCTCTTTCGCCAGACGAATTGCGGTCATTATTGGTAATAATACAATGCCTTTCGATTATGTCACCATTGTTGTTAATCCATTTGAGTGTGTAGTTACATTGCTGTATTTTTGCTCTTGTGTATAACTCATCCTGTACATCATGCGATATAATCAACCAATAATTATCTTGCCATTCTACCAGAGAACCTCTTTCAAACTTTTCGTTAGGGAGAGAGAGTAAATTCTTAATATCATCTCCGTTATCGCTCCTCGTAATGACAGCTTCTCTTTCTTCACCGTTTATTGTTACAGTTACATAAGACAAGTTCTTATTTCGTAATAATTCAGTTTGTCGCTGCTGCACACGCTCTATCATTTGCTGTCGTTTAGTTTGAGGTAACGAAGCATGCTCATTCATATACTCATTCCATAAAGACACAGTTATCACCTTCAATTCTATATTTAAGCTTTTCGCATAGAGTAATCATTTTGAAAATATTTCGTCTCACATCTTCAACGCTACTGACATAAATATTTTGTTCGTAATAGCTTAATATAGCAAGAATACGCATAATCACAGCGTCATACCCTGTGTCTTTAATAAGCATATCAAACCCTTTTAACTCTTTAATAATATCTGAGATATGAGTATCTATAAATTCAGAGTTTTGCTCTTTTAAGGGTAGAATTTTAAATATCTGATTAATTAAACACGATAGATAATGCAAATATATTTGTTTGTTCATATATGTAAATCCGTTAAGTCTCCGTGTTCAAAAGAGTAATTATTTCCTCTGTTTTTGAAACATGTTTCAGCCTCTTTATATGCTGTTCTTACACGGTTTAAAATTTCCGCAGGCGAGTATCCACTGTAATCTGTTGTGTTAAGTGTGTTTTCCAAGTTGTCTGCGTTATTTGCATATGGCTTAAACCACTGTGCAACCATACCTTCGGTAATAATGTCTACAATTTCGTCTACATCTTCAGCGCTAAAATTCTCTAAAAATGTTCTTGTTGTATCATCTCTATTGTAAAGATTATAACCACACTTTCTATTGAAAGAAGCACATGCTCGCTTTAAATATCCATCACATACTCTTGTTTTTTCTTTATCGCTAAGATGAGGATCTAAAAACTTCCACTCTTTTACTTTATCCAGAAACACTCTGGTAAAATCATCATAAGAGACTATCATCGGAAACCTCCTTATCTATCGACTAATTTGACACCAAGACTCTCTTCTAATGCCGTAATAACCGAAAGTGAATCGATTTCGTGATTTGCTACTGCATTGCGTGCTTTGTAACATACTGACATTCTCTGAGAGTGGTTTAATTTTGAAACAATTGCTTTAATCTCGTCGGAGGTTTTGTCGAACAATGTATCAAAGCCTTCAACTGTGAGTGCATTGGTGTAATATTTTTCAGCATTAAGTACCTCAAGAACTAAAGTGTCCTCAAATAAAAACCAATTATTAGAAAAGAAGGCTTTATCTGTGGAATAGATTGACTTTACATCTGCAAATGTCAAATCCTGAACATCACCGAACTCTTCCCATATAAATTCTTCGTGAGTTCTTCTGTTCTGCGCAATAAGTTTACCCTGAAAGCCGTTAATTACAGGAATAATAGCTTCAGGTGGAAGTGTTTTTCTTAATTTAATATGCTGATTTTCCGGAACATCCATATTTGCAGATGTTTTTGTTTTTGTCTTAGTTGTTCTGCGTGTTGTTGTAACTGCTGTTGCCATTTGATTTATCCTTTCCTTCATTGAAACGGGCGTAGTTTTAACTACGCCCGAATATCAGTATCATTAGTTAGTAAAAGTATATCTACCAATACCAGTATTTGCGCCACCTGAAAGCACAATGCCAATACCATACTTTTCACCATAAAGGTACTCGTATGTAAGGTCGGCATTTTCTGTCGGGTTGCCAAGAATAATTGTTGATACACCTTCGTATACAACCTTGATAGGCTTATCATCGCCTGCAACGATATTGAGAGTCTTATCGTCAAATACAAAGTCAGTAGTGCCGATCTTATGTCTCTGCGGAGTTGCAAGTACATTAGAACCATAATACTTACCATAATAACCGTTATTGTAAATATCGCTCTGTGAGTCTCTGCCCTGTACGCTTGGAGCGATCCTACGAAGACCAGCCTTTGTGCCTGAAATTGTTGCTGTCTTACCACCAGCAGCAGCCTCTACATGTGCAATTGTGTCAAGGAGAGTATCTTCGCTATATGTGCCCGCAACAGGGAAGAAGGCTGTACCGCCAAAATCGTCTGCTGTAGCAGATGCCCATACCTTGTAGATATCGTCAAGAATCTTCTGACTAAAGGATTCACTTACTCTTGCAATAAGTGTATTAAAATCCACTGTGCCATTAAGCACTCTCTGAAGCTCCTCATAGATTTTTACCATTTTGAGAGTTGTATCAATTGCTACAGTATTATAACCGCCAAATCTCTGTCTTCTAACGCCCTGTGTGCCATCTGCAACCTCAGCAACCTGATAGAGAATAGAATCCTGTACTTCAAATGCGTTTACATCACCGGCTGCAATATTTCTAAACTCAACAAAGTTATTAAAGAAGTCACTCTTCTGAAGACCTTCTACTACAGTGCGAGAAAGAATTTCCTCTACAATTGAGAAGAGCTGACCGCACTTACCGTCTCTAATTCTCTTGTAGTCAAGCTTGGTTGAACCACCATTAGCTTCAACAAGAGACTTTCTAAGAACCTCCATTGAGTCCTTATTTGAATACTTACCAACTTCACCGTGATATGCGTCAACAGCAAGCTGAACAATGCTATTATTATCTGCCATAATACAATCCTCCCTTACTGTACTTCAATTGTATAGAGTGTGTATCTCTTATACTTTGTTTCGTCAACAATTTTGCCAATCTGTGTTGATGCGGCTGTTGCAGTTTCAACAACCTTCATCTTTGTACCCGCCTGTACTTCCACTGCGTCACCCTTCTTCGGTGTACCATCAAGAGCTTCCGCAGAAACGCTAAAAGTATCACCTGTATGGAAACGGAAACCTCTAAGAGTTTTACCAGCTTCGTTTGTGTATTTTTCAAGGTTTGTGTCTGATTTAAGTACAGCCTTCTTGTCCTCTTCTACAGTTGTAACGATAGCAAGCTGAGCTCGTGGGGAATTTGCTGTGGGAGTTGTTGCCTTATGAATCTGCTTTTCACCTGCCATAAGTTCACCCACAAGTACAACATTGCCGTTATCAATTGCTGTAGCTGCACTACCAGAACCCATATATTTCATTGAAACAATAAGTGAACCATCTGTGGTTGCACTAACATTATCGCTGTTATACACAGCATGCTTTACATCAGCCATATAAATGCCTCCTCTATTTAATCTTTGGGTTTAATGCCAAACTTGGCAAAAAGACCACCGTAATCATTTGTGTCATCAATAACACTATTCTTATCTGCTACGCCACCTACATTTTTATCAATACCAAATGCCAGAGGCTTGTCTGTTTTCTTAGAAAAACTCATGCCGTTTTTGCCCATAATTGCATAACATTTCTCTTCAATATCAGAAATATTCATGCCTTCATGCTCGGCTTTCAATGTCTCGTATTCATTAACCCCTGCCAAATTACTGAACTTTGCAAACACAGCGTCTTCCTGTGCCTTACGCTCTTCTGCTTCTTTTGCTTTCTTATACTCTTCCAGTTCAGTCTTTTCTGCGGTAATACTTGCAAGACTTGCTTCATACTGTTCTTTGTTTGATTTGAGTGTCGAATAAAACTGAGATTTTACCTCGTCTACCATATTAAACACCGCAGACTCAATCTCTTTGTCACCCTCTACATAATCAACAATGGCATACTTTTTTCTCTTTGCTGTAGATTCGTCTACCACAACATCGTCACCCTTAAGTTCATAGTTAAAGCCAACGAGCTGTCTGTTTTCGCAATCTGCGTAATATACCTCTTTAGACTCACTGTCGTAGTCCACAAACCAATACTTGCGCACTTCATAGAATGAATCATCATCGAGAGTAATCTTTGTTTTCTTATCATCCATTGCATGGATTAATTTCTGACAAACATCAGATTCCAAAGCAAACTTTCTGCTTTCAAGCTCAGATGTTAAATCCTCAATAGAAATATTTTCAATGTCCAAATCGCTTACATCTACTGCATAGCTTTTAATCAGCTCTTGTTTCTTATCCATAATATCTCCTCCTTTCTTCTGTGTGTTCTTACTTATTTCTGAGAGCATAGCTTTATAATCCTTCATCATCTCGCTATATTTGTCATGAGTGCCACTTTGAGAATACATTTCGACACATGCTCCTTCAAAACAAGGCTCAACATCTTCGCCTAAAACACAAAAAGCCTCAAATTCAAAATCGCTGATCTGATACACTCCATGCTCGTCCATTTCACCATCTATAATAGAAATCTCCATTGACTCAGATGCACTGTTTTCGGAAAGTAATTTATACACACCTTCTTGCCTTGTCCATAAATAAGCTTCAACACACAGATATTCATGAGTACCACCGCTATCTTCAATGGATTCCCACCAATACTTTGCAGATTCAGGCACTACTCCGATAGGTTCTGTTAAATTAACCAATTCTGTTTCTGTGTCTGTGGTGACTATCTCAACATCGTGTCCACCATAATCCTTTTCTTCTCGTAGATAGTGAGTAACAACAGGACAATTAAAAATTGACCAAATAGCTCTTTCAAATGCTTCTTTCGATATGTATGTCTTATTGCGATTAAGTCCCGCATAAGCCACTTTAATTACACCTTTTGCAAAAGAACTATTGATTTTTTCTTCGTTGTCGTACTGTATAATGTGATTAGGGATACTATATTGAATCGTCACACGCTTTTTATCTTGCTTCACTCTTACTCACCACCTTCCAGATGATTTTAAATATGTAAAAAGCCCCACTCTATAATGAGTGAGGCTTAAAACATTAACTTGTCTGAATAAATACAAGCCACATTTTCAAATAAAGCTTTATTATTTGAGAGTGATGATTTGTTCTCAAATACATATAGTGTTGGGCTTGTAGAACATTTTCTCTTATTGTCAATAACAGAAATAAGAGAATACCCTGCATTGATTAACAGTTGTTTGTCTTTTTCATTTGTCACATAAATAAATTTCATTACTCTTCGTCTCTTTCCTGAGCAATTTCACCGTTGTCACTGATTTCTCCTAAATCTTTGGTTGGTGCTCCCGCTTCTCCATTGCTATCCGCTGCCTTTGTACTCTGTGTAGCTGAACTGCTCAATGGAACAAACTTATCGGGAATGCCCATAATAGAGTTTTCCAAAAAGTGCATACTGTCAATATCGGACTGGTTAAGTCCTTGTGATGCACAATAATACGAAACCATCGGCAATCCGTATTGGCAGGCTTTTAGATACGAGTCGCCAGCTTCTTTGCGATTGAAACGACTTACATCCAAAAATGATATCTTAAACATTTTGCCATGTGAGAGGGTATGAATGTAACGATTAAGCATCTTTTCAATACTTAACACAATTCCATAAGTAATTGCTTGGTCGGCTTTTATAGATAAAAGTAAAGCATTTGACGATGCTTTTGCGTTGTTAAATAGAAGACTCGAAACACCTGCTGCCGTAAAAAGATGATTCTCTGCGTCTGCTACATTGTCTACATCAGAGGTGTTTGCATGATTAAAGCTAATCTTCTCAACCGGCATTGGAGTTAAAACCGATCCTACTTCATTAGGCAGTACGGAATCTAAGTTTCTCCATATATCTTTAGCCATTTCATAATCCATAGGAAATGAGCCGTCATCATTCATTAACAGTTTCATTACCAGTAACGCATAATTCTCAATTTCGGTTTGTGTCAAATTGAGCTGCTTATAATCTTCAACTTCATACAATTCACGCAAAAGCCCAACAAAAGGAGGCACTGGATAACTTAAAATATCTTTATTGCATTTGATTGCAAAAGATGTCGGCGCATCCAATAACTGCCATTTATATTGTGTATTATCTTGCTTATATAAATTATATTTAGTTGTAAATTCAACAGGGTATAGAGGCAGTAATTCTGACCTCGAATCAAAATACTGAAAATTAAATGAAACATCCAATACACCATCTTGAATGGACGCTATGTCACAATAATCAGAGGGAAGCTGCTGAATCATGATGTTATCTTTACTCACCCTCATAGTTCCATAAAACACATCTTCTCGTAAGCACACGGTTAAGATAGTGTCAAATGAGCTTTTAATGTTAAACCCATCCAATGTATGCAAAATCTTTGTGTAATTTTTCTTAATCTTTTTTGTGTCTGATACACTTGATATATCTACATTGTATGGAGACACAATATAAGACAAGTCTGTTAATCCGACAAAATACTGGATAATTCTACGAAAGTGCGAACTTGCCGAATACATATAGATAACCGCATTGCGTAACTGTGCTTGGTATCTATATGGATTGGATAAATATGTATTGATTTCGTCTTTTGTGTACAGAAAAAAGGAAGGTGTGTTTCTGTCATTGTTTAGGTCTCGAAGCACAAGCTGATTTAAAGCAGCAAATTTTTGCTGAGTCGTTTTTATCTGCTCTTTATATTTTTTATCATCTTCTGTTCGTTGCTTCTCAGTATGAATTTCTACACTATCAATCTTATTCATTTTTCACACCCTTTCTTTTAACGGTACTTATACATGTCTGGTGCTCTAAACACAAAAAAGTCTTTTGCCGAATAGATCGTGTTGCCTTTTTGTCGTATACTGTCTTCAATCTGTCTTGCTACATAATAGTTGTAAGACAAACTTGAAAAACGGTCTTTTCGCATACCAGACATTTCTTTAACTTTAATAAGTTTATTGTTTTCTTCAATGTTGAGCTTTACTAATTCATTAACCAATAGCGTGGTATTTATATACTGCTTAATGATTTTTGTTCGCTCAATAGGACTAAGATTACTATATCCTTTAATATCATTAAGGCAGGTTTCTGCATCAAACTCATTTATGAGTAATTTAATACGACCAGACTTAAACCCTTCTCTTAAGGCTAATGCACAGTCTGAGTTAAATTTAGCACCTGCTTTAATTGCCCAAATAACTTTTGGAGCAGATTTATCTTTACAACGACTTGCCATATCTGGGTTGTTACAGCAAGACAATGGGGGATAAACTACACCAGTTTCAGTGTCTTTAATTTCTTCCACCAGAGCATCGTATACACCAGAACCAACACCGTTCGCATCAATGACTATATAATCACAATCAAATTGTTCATATAATTTTCGCACAATCAATGCTTGTACTCTTGTCAGTTCGCCCTCAAGTGTGTCGCTATATATGATATTATGAACAAACCTACCACCTTTTTGCTTCTGAGGTACACAGCTATTGATAAAAATAGCAGAAGCGTCATTCTTGTGTTTTGTTGTCGTTGCCATAAGTGCAATATCAATTGACAAAATACGCTTTTCATCGTGCTGCTTAGGCGGAATAATTAGTTTTTTATCTCCTGCCAACCTACTATAATCGGGTGGCAACCAAGGATATTTGATTGTTCGTGTTTGGTTTATAACAGGATATTCGTAGAAACTACCTTCAAAATCACCATAAAACAAACAATCCATTTCCATTGACCATGACACTTCATTGTAATCTGATTCAGCCATATCATCCTCAACTTGTTCTCTCATAAGCAAACCTTCTCTAATTGCAAGCTGATATGGAAAACCACATATAAAACATTTTTTACTATCGTCTAACATAGTAGCCGCATAACCCTTTGCTTTCGCATAAGACCAATGAGAACAAAACCACGCTGAAGACATATAAATTTCCTTGTTTCTCTCTTGGTATTCTGGTTTTACATGCCAACTGCCATCTGGTCTTTGATATTGATATTTTTTAAGTTTGAAAAATCCGGGTTGTCTGGGATTCGATAAGAACTTTTTCAATACGGTTTGAATGACATCCTTTGATACCATTCTAAATTCATCGGTAATAAGAATATTTGCTCTTGCGCCTCTGGCAGAGTCTCTCGAAGTTACTACCAATATTTTTGATGTATTCCTAAATTTGATTTCGCCCTTTTCGCCTGTAATACTCCAAGATTCAATTTCAGCTCTCAAATTAGGGGCACCGGGCATAATAAGATTTATAATCTTGTCCAAAACCAAATTAGCCTGTTTTCTGTTACCAGATGCAATACATATGGTTGTTCCCGGATATAAAATACATCTAACAACGCAAAAAATAGCAACTAAAAATGTTTTGCCTAAGCCTCGACAGGCTAAAAACATAAACTGGTTGCATATATTCATAAAACATATAAGTATAGATTGAAATGGTTTTAGAATAATATTTAGATAATCTTCAACAAAGTTTTCTGGGTGTTCTCTGTAGTATCCAGTTACCGTGTTTACTTTGTCCATTGTTTCTTGTCGTTGTTCTTTTATTCGGTCTTTGGTTGTAACCGAACTTGTGCTATAAATACTGTCAGTCTGTGTTGATGTCATCAGCATCACCGCCATCCTTGTCAGAAGGTGCGGTCTTTAATGCTTCCGCAAACACCGACTCAAAAATAGCTTCATCATCTTCACCAGCGTATTCTGGACGCTCAACCCTATACCTATTCATTTCTTCTTCGTACATATGAGCGTATCTATTATGTATTTTTAGCATTTTACACAAATGTCCGAGAAAATAAGTTGTAATATACCAAACTAACTGATTCTTGTTTTTACACTCATCTATAGGTTTACGCTCTTCATATTTTTTTATTAATACACCAAAAGTGTTTGTTTCAGCTAAGTCACTTTCTTTTGTCTGGTTAGGCGATATTCCTAACTTGGTCATAATATTACCCATGCTTGTCTGTAGCGAATCAATTTTTTCGTTATGTTGATTTGCCTCTGAGATTCTTAAATCTGTAATACATAATTGTTTGTACAACACTTGTTGCTCAACGGTTAAATTGTGATTGTCTTTAGTGAGTTTTTTGTATAGTGACTTAAGATTAGCATAACTATAGGCTGGATAGCCATATCCCCAAAAGGCTTCGTCTGCGGGAGTTATGCCTAATCTAACTTTTAACTCATCTTCGCTTTCACCACTACCACCAAAATTTAAAGCACCTGACGGTACAGAATCTATCACATCGTCCTCTGTAGCGCTTCCTTCTTTGACCTTTTTGAATTTTAATTCTTCTTCGTCCAGAGTATCGTCAAAAGTTTTGCCTGAGTATTTTAATAAGTTTGCCTTCTCCATATAAGCTCTAAATCTTGGACGAGATGAACTTGTATCTCCTAACAGAGCGTATATCTCAGGAGACCAGTAAACATCAAAGTGTAAACACACCCGCCTTAAAGCTTTCTCTTCGCTTCCAAAAACTTCTCGATAGTGATTATATAATTCATCTACACAATCTTTACATACTGGAAAAAACTTTCCGTCACCTTGCCATAATGGAGAAGAACCTCTTGAAAATGCTTTGGCTCTTTGAGACTCTGTAAATTCCTTTTTGCATTTCTTGCAGCGGTATACCGGTTTAAAGTCAATACTTTTTTTTGGTGGAGCGATTTTACTAACTTTAGGCAAAGAATCACTCCTTATCGTGATTTAATTGTGTGTTCAAAGACAAGGACGCTGTAAATTTTGCACATCTCGATGCTTCGATGTTGATAATTTCGTGCGTGATAGGATTTGTTCCTCTTCGAGCCTTGCCTTCATTAACATAAAAAGTACCAAATTTGTGTATCTGTACGGGTTGACCAGTACATAACATTTCTGCAACGCAATCAAAAACATCTTTGATTACTTCTTTTGCGTCCTTTTTTGTGTAGCCTTTATCGGCTAACATACTAATTAGTTCTGTTGTTTGTGCCATTATTTCTCCGTTTCTTCCGTGTGCAATTTAGATATTGCACTTGTCTTTATTTGCTTGTAATTTACTCTTATCTTCTTTGATATAAAACCTACGAGTGACATCCGTGCTTTTATGATTAAGCAACACGGACACCTCTTCAAGCGACATACCAGCATTTTTATATGCTGTTGCTCCGCTATGTCTAAAATCATGAGGATGTAATGTTGGAACTCCAATCATTTGACCAATCTTTTTGCAATAGTCACTTAGTGTTGATACTGTCGCAGGGGTGCAAGAACCACTCTTTCTATGAGCTGATACAAAAACATATCCACCATCTTCAATATTGTTCTCTGTTCTATATTGTTTTAGATTTAGCAAATATTCTTTAGCTTCCTCGCTAAAGAACAATTCAACAAGATATCCTTCTTTTTCAAGAACATCTTTAGCTACACGACTATCAAAATCAAGCTGCTCCCATCTTATGTTTGCAATAGCATTTATTCTTGCCATTGTGGTCAGCGAAAAGATAGCATATGCTTGCATTGTAAGTGCTTCGTAATACTGCGTGGGCTTGGTTTTTCTTTGCTCTTTAGCCTTTTCAACATTCTCTTGTAGCTTTTCTCTCATAAACTGAATTTGCTGGGTGGTAAGAAATGTTTGTGCAACAACCGCCTGACCTTCTTTTGGTCTATCTATAAAACTCATTGGGTTCTCGTCAATCAATCTCTTTTTCTTTAAAAATAAAAAGAATGCCGATATACTTGACATTCTTCTCTTAATACGATTTGTATTATTGCCCTGATCTTTGCAATAAACGATAAACTCAGAAATATCTGAATCATCAATCTCTTTAACTGATTTATTGTCTTGATAATCGTATATATAAATCCACCAGTTAGCTAAATCATTATAATAATTATAAATTGTCTTTTCTGAAAGCTCTCTGATTTTCATATCTAATAAATATTTATGATATAGTTTGAGTGTTTCAGGATTGATTTTTTTTAGCTTCTCTTGATTTAACATACATATTCGTTCACTTCGCTTCGGCATATTTCACCACCTACTCAAAAATAATATTCACTTCGTCTCCTTCTATGTATTTAACATATTGACAAAAGAAACGAAGGGATCTACGCATTGCCGAAAGTCTTTGATAAGACACTCCTCGTTCGTGTCTCATATATTTAATAAAGTTATTGATGTCTTCACTTGTACACTTCGTAAAAGACTTATTTTTGTTAAAATGCCATAGCCACTTAAGAAACATCCGTGTGTCGTCAACATAGTGCTTTACAGTGGCAGGAGAGTACGGTTCATAACTCAAATATGTTTCAAAGTTATCCATTAGTTCTTGGTTATATGCACACATTTTTTCTTTATTAAACATATAACCACATCCTTAATTTAAAGACATAAGTTTGGTTTTCTCACGAATAGCGTGACCGTGCTCATCGAAACACATATATACAAATCCTTCTTTCTGAGAATTAACCAATCTTCCTTCGCTATATTTCATTTTTCTTGTTTCACAACAAGCTCCCTGTTCATAGATTGCAGAATTTCCGATGACATAATACCCTTGACGATGAGTATGAGCCATAACAATATTTCTAAAATCAAATCCCTCGTTGCGAAAATAATACAAAGCTTTTTCTGCGGTTTTAAGCATTACTGAAGAGTATGCTCGTGGATGACAGAATACCGTATCACCAAACTGAGAGTACCATTTACCTGTAAATTCAATTTCAATGTTGCTATCTTTGAATACATGCGTCAGGGGAGAATACTCAGTTTTCGTTCCTATTTCGTTATCATAATCAATAAATCCGTCTGTGAAGATATAATCAAGTACAGATGACGGCATTATGTCGCATAATTCACTGTTTGTCTTTTTTGCAATATAATCACCTATTCTCAAATCATGATTGCCGTTGTTTGCAATTACCTTTTTTGGATTCAACAAATGAATCAGGTCAATTAAATATTGTCTTGCTCTGATAAGTTCTTTGGTTATGCTTACATATTTCGACTTATTCGTAAATTTTGACAACTGGGCGCAATCTACAAGGTCTCCATTTAATTGCAATATATCTACACGACCTATGTATTTCTCAAATGTGCTAAGAGGCTTACAATAAGGGAAATGCAAATCCGATATTGAAAGAACTCTTGTACTTACATTATCTTGATTTTTATAATTATAATAGTCATATACACCTGACGCATATTTTCTAAAGTGGTCAGATGATACGCTCTCGCCAAGCAGGTTTACAATTTGAGACCATTTCAAAGGAAATTTTGTGCCATTTAGCTCTCCGTTCTTTTTAGCTACTATTAGCCTGATTTTCCATTCCTCGTGGGTTTCGTCTGGTCGCTGTAAACACCAATTGTCTATATATTTATTTGTGTTAGCTTTCTGCATAGTAAGACGCTCAACCCTTTCGTCTCTGTTTAGAGGCACGATTTTTTGCTTTAAGTATTTTAGCTGCCTCAATATTTGTGTCTGCAATCAAACGGAGATATTCGGTCACTTCTGGCAAATATCTTCTGTGCCTTTTTGCAGGCTTTCCTCGTCCTGTCTGGGGAATCCATACATCAGGAAACTCTGAGCGTATAATCTGACTCTCTTTTTTTGTGATTGTAATAATTGTAAAAACTCCTTAAATTCAATTTATCACTTGACTTGCAATGCAAGAAATGATAGTATATTATGGGGTATTGTATTGAGTCCCCCTATACAGCCTAACTCGCAAGACAAAAAACCGCATAAAATTCGAGATTTTTGGGTGTCCGAATGCCAAAAAAGGGCGGGAAGTACCCCAAAATTGCAAAAAATCACCCCGATTATGACTATAATCGGGGCAAAATTTTTATGCTTTTTTAAACCTAACCCCAAAAAATTCTATATCTCCTTGTTCACACATTTTTAATTTTTGTACTGGGGTTTTACTTTTACGCAGAAGATATAAGAAATCTTTAGGTAGGGAATAGAATAATATTTTAATCAATAGGCGGTATATGTCTTTGTTTGCTGGTTTCTCGGCTTCGTGTAGCAAATAACTCATTGTACTTAAACCAATTCTCTTATAAGACACATATGTCAATAAGTCTTGATAAATTTGTTCTGACTGCTCGTGTTTTTCTATATTCGATGATTCTTCTTTTAGCCATACAGCATTTATTTCACTTTGTTTCTTTCTTACAGTGTAAATAAACTCATCAGCTTGCTCTTTATTAATATGTGAAGAGTGAGGCTTGAAATCAATAAAAGAAGTCAAAGGCAACATAGGGTGTTTATCATTACCAACTATACGCTTACGCACTGATTTTTCAAGATAGTCCATAGAGGTATCATAACAACGGTAAGTCTTATTTTGAGAAGTACAATGTTTATGTCTTTTATGATTGGCTTTTTGTTTGCTCACCTCTAACATAAATTCTGGCAGTGACTTGCTTCCGTTTTCGTCTTTGAGATATTTTGTGGTTAGTCGTTCGAGCTCTTTTGCCATTTGTACATCAAACTCTTTTTTAGCCTTATCTATTTCAATATTAGACATTACAGACAACTGACAGATATCGGTATATATAGGTTGTACACTTTCAAACGATGCACCGTTATTAATATTATCCCACATAATGCTTGTAAGCACTTGCGCAAGGTTAATAATTTCTCCAATCTTATTTTCACTTGTTTTAATATCCAAGTCTGTTAAGTCATTAACGGTGTAATGCCTCTTGATTTTTTTAGCTTCTACCATATTCGTTGGAACAAGCCATTTATCATAATTTTTAATGGCTGCCTTTAATAGAATGGGATTGTCTGTGATTAATACACTATCTGAGTCAAAATCACAACCATTAAGCCGTTGCAAAACATTTTCTCCTATGCTGTTGATACACAATATCTCTTTAGTGAAGTTGAAGTATGTGTCTATTTCCGGACATTCTTTGTTATAAGCGACCCATACATTGCCTGTACAACAATGAGGACTTCTTGATCCTAATAATTTTTGGTTATAGGCAAATCTTTTTGAATGTATATTACCTATACCCAAGTGAGATGTACCGTCAAATTTACCAATTGATTGTAGGAGCATCTCATAAGGATTTCCTACAAGTGTTGAGTAATTACCAGCTACGGAAATATGACCTCTCTTCATATTATTCTTATAAGATCTAATAGTCTCTCTTACTGTGTCATAATACAATTTAGTATCACAAAACTTGTCATTAATACCAAGCAAAGTGTACACCAAATCGTTTTTAGAGGCTATGGCTTCGCCTGTGAGCGTGTTATTTGTCTGAGCCTTAATGTGATACCTCAAAACAGTTTCGTCCGTTTTAAGGGCTTTTAGATAGTCTTTTGAAGGTTTCAAAAACTCTTCCATATCTTCTTGTGATAACTGTAAGGTATTTAAAAGCTGATAATGGGTTTGAACTAATTTACCGTCCATAATATGAGTCGGCTTTTCGTACTTAACTATGCCAAATTCTGTGTCGAGATTGTCAAGCCATGCTTCAAATGTTCCAAACTTCAAATATTTAATACTGCTTGGAGTAGTTACGAGTTTTACATCCTGTATACATTTAGCTCGTGTATATCCATTAAGCTGTGACACATCAGTAATACCGTTGTCGGCAAACCATCGTTGAAGGTTGGTGTTAAAACAAGCTGACTTAAAAAATCTATTACGCAATAATAAAAAACCTTTATACTGATATTCTCCAAAAAGACTAACATCCATAAGAGATTGCCCATCCCAAATGCTATTACATATCTCCACCTCTTCTGGTTGTGTTTTTAATACACCCTCATCTATACGGGTGGTCATTACTCTATCTGTAAACACATCTTCATAATCGTCTACAAGTAAAATATTTTCGGGCTGAATATACAGGCTTGCAATAGTGCTACTCAAAGGTAACGCTGTATAGGACTCAAATGCGGGCAAATCTATTTCTTGCCCCTGTTTGATAGTTAAACCACACTTAGACCAATTAAAAATCCCTCTATATAAATTCTCATCAATGAATAAACATTTTCCTAAGCGGGAACTGCCATTGCTTCTTTTGTATCTTACATATTTCACTCCGTCACAAACAAAACCGTTTGCATACAGGTCGGCTCGTAAATCACCAACCGAGTGTAGCACCTTTATGTTGTTCTTAGCCTTATACATTCCATCATCGTAATAAAAGTATTTGCCAAGTACATCTTTATGTATAGGAAACTCTGTAGGAGTGTCTGTCTGAATAGCAAGCAGTTCACCGTCCTTAACACAGACACAATCTTGTAAGGTTAATTCATCTAAACGATAGCCGAATTTCACATAAATGTTAGCGGTTATTCTATTGTATTCTTTGTTACTGTAATTGAAAGTAATGTTAATAACTTTCTGAGTGTATTCTTTTCCGTTGACCGTACAGGAAAAGCGATTATTTCGGAACACCTTCTTATATACCTCAATGATTTTCGGAAGTTCTTTGCTATGAGGAAGTGTGTTAATAAATTTTCGGTAGTTAATATCTCCGTTGCGATAACGGATGTTATAACCTACACTGTCGGGTTTATTATAATGGTTTGCGATAAATACATCTTTAGCATCCAAAGAGAGGATGTTTACTCCGTGTATATAATCACTCAACAACACTCACCTCGCTCTCATACATAAGCGAATATGTGTTGTCTTCATCATTTAGTTCGTGTACAACCTCTGCGTAAGCCATAATACGCTCGTTCATGTCCTCTGTGACCTCCTGAGCGATTATTTCTTCGGCAGAGTAATTTGTACAAGGTAAACTGTTCGTGCCACACAGGTCAAACCAGAGGCATTTACGACAATCCTTCACCTCCTCTGCTGTAAAATTCTCTGTTGCTGTGTAGTTAAATGTATATTTGTTCAATGGGTTGGACTCCTTTATTTATTATTATTTATCCAACCGACCAGTAAATTTCTCATCCTTGCGGATGGGATATAGATGTTAATTTCTTTGTTGTCTCTGATTGCGCTTCTCCAGATAAACTGAAGCATTTCACTGAGAGCAAAACCGTCTTCATCGACCGTAACGCCATTGTTCTCAAAAAATCTTATAAAAACAGGGGAAATGTACCTATTGACCGGATAGGCAATCGCTGTCCTGCTTTTAAACTTATTAGACGCTCGTAAATTACAAGCTATAAATCCTTTTGTGTATCCTTTACCTTGCACTTTAGATTTATACTCTTTAAATGTTGTCCACATACACTCATTAGATTTTGCATTCAATATGTTTCTGAAAAAATTATATATATTTTTTTTAAGTGTAGGAATTTCCTTGTCGTGTGTTTGGTACCAGTGTTTGCTAAGCGCTGTTGGAGGTTTACCAATTTCATTCATTTTGTCATTATCGCATATATGTATAAGTTTAGTGACGTCCGAAATGTCATGCTTGACTTCGTAATCTACGAATGTAAAGTTTTCGTAATTGTCCCCCTGTATCCACCAATATTTGGGCTGAATCTCAAACATCTGAAAGTAGTAAGCAGTAAAAGACGCCTCATACAAATAAGTAAGGATAAATACTTTGGAAAAGGCTTTAAAGTTTTCAATCGGTAGTAGTTGAACAAAGTCATTGTTTGCACAGTACAAGTTGTGACAATTACACATCGTTTCTATACTTTTCATATAAGCTGTTCCTTTGACCGAGTTCCAAGTGGCACACCCTTTATTATCAAACTCACAAAGTGATGCAATAAACTCTCGATCACTTGACGACAAAACAAGTTGAGATATCGTTTCTATTGTTTCATCGAGTATCAGTGTATAATTGTTGTCTTTTATTAGTTTGCGTGTTTCGCTGTCTATATTTGAGAAAAGTGAGTGGGTAGTCGCTACATTCTTTTTATTTGCAACAAGCTCTTTGAATTGTTGCCTTTTTGATGGACTCTTTTGAGGCTCTATAAACTCTTTGTCAGAGCAAGCTGTTATCACCCTATCAACTTCTGACAAATACGGAGTACAAAAAATGAAATGTTCATCTTCAGGTGCGTTATTGATGTAATTAATTGCAGCGGAAGTTTTACCTTGTCCCATTAAAGCGTTTACAACATTCAGTTCCACTTGCAGACCTCCTTTATATGATGTGTATTTCGTTGGTTGTTGTTCGTAATAAACTCTCTCTCCTTTACAAGTAAATGTTTGTGTTGATGTGTGAATTGCCTTTACATCAAAATCACCCCTTTCAAGACTTATAAAATGGTGTTCATTTTTGTCACAAAAACCCCAAACCCCCAATGCCAATGCGGGTTTTCGCCACTTTGGGCAAAAAGGATTAATTACACTCTTTTCACAATTACTCTATTCTCTTTCTATATATTCTTTTTTTCTAAAGAGAGAGGCTTTGAAAAAGCCGATGAACAGTATGTTTTACTTTAAAAAAGCACTTTTGGTTTTTAACTATTCGTAATTCCAAAAAGAGCTCCATACCACAGGGTAGAATACATTTGTCCCAAAAGTTTTGCAGACTAAGCCTTTACAGACAAATGTATTGGTCGCTTAATTCTCTCGAACAGCAAGCTTATTCTGAGATTGCCAATCGTTCATTAAGCTCCTTTACTCTAAACTTTACCTTAGAATCCGTAGATAGTAGTTGCAAGAGAGTGTGTCTATGTTCAATAAATTCATTTCCCAACAAGGGAAAAGAAAAAAACTAAAACAGTAGTTACTCCTTTATGCAAGTGACTGGAAGAGATTAGTAGCTTCTAAATTGCTATTAACTACATAACTGTAATCTGTACCAAGGTTGAGTTTCTTGCAGGAAGCCAAGATTATATCTTGTGTTAAGCCTATATATCTTAATGTAATGGAAGGAGAACTGTGTCCAAACATTTCCTGTAATAGTAAAAGCTTATCGTTGCTAAAGTTACTCATAGCCATTTGATGATAACCAAAGGTTTTTCTTAATGTATGAGTGCCTACTTTTTCTGTAAGGTTACATTCAGTTTCTAAGCCTTTAAGAATACTATATATATATTCTCTGGTTAAAGGCTTACCTAAGTTCTTGGAACGGTTACTGTTGTCACCAGTAAATAAGTAGTCATTCAGAGTTTTGGAATTGTGATTGAGGAACAATTCTACGGCATCCATTACTGCTGAGTTAATGGTAACTACTCTATTGATTTTTTTTCTTCTTGTTTTTTTTGTTTTTAATTCGATGATAGGAAAGTATTCTTTGAACACTAACTGTTGGTTCTTGACCTCTAATAAGTGATTAAAGGTAAGTAACCTTAAGTCACTGACTCTTAATCCAAAATTGATTCCCAATATAAAAAGCATGTTGTCTCTGTATCTACCTTTACTAATTAAGTAATCAGAGATACTTTTTAATGTATGGGTATCTTTGATAGGATCTACATCGTGTCTTTCGTAAGATTCTATATTTTGAATTTCTGAGGGTACTGTGAGTTGAGCTGACGCTCGGAGTTTATTGTTTTGTCTAACTAATTTCTCAGGTTGTATAGGCTGTGAGAAGTCTACATAGATTAGGTTGTTATTCTCAGTTTTCATATGTATCGAATATCCTTTCTGAATTACTTTCTGAACTAATTGTACCATATATCCTAAAAATGTCAAGTAAAAATGACTTAAAAATCAAAGTTTTTTGAAAAAATTCCAAGTTGTGGAAATGCAAGTATATTCATTATTTTTTGTAAAGGATATTTTTATCGGAACAAATTCACCATTTGTATAGGAAATAAATTTCAGGATTTGTAGGGGGAGAGAGAAAAAGAGAAAATAAAAATACGAGATTTTAAGCCTGACTGTGAGAAGAAGTAACTGCAAACATAAAGCATAATTATGCACACTAAAAATGTGGAATATATCCCCCATATAACATTGTGCAATTTTGTGAATTGAAATTTATACATTATTTTGCATAAATATTCATTTCATAGTATATATATGATTGCAATCATTAATAGTTTTCAAAAATAAAAATGATTTGACAAATTGCAAATAGTGTGTTATCATAGGTACATGGGATATCCCATAGAATACAAAAAATGTTGCATATGCAACAAAAATCAAGGAGGCTATCATGAAAAAAATCAAACACGCTATCACGCTATACGGCACATGGTACAAGGCTTATATTCCGTTATCTTATTTCAACGGTTGCAACAAGCTTGTCAAAGAGGAAATCAAGAACACGCTACAAAACAAGACTATTCAAGCCTATGTACACGGGTTATATAAGACTGCAAGCACTAACCGTGTATATAATAATCTGTACACTCTCACATATCAGATCGCTTGCAAGGTATGTAGAAACAACAAGATTAAAGACTTGCTTCCAGGCTTATACTCCGATTTTCAACAAGTCAGTAAAGCTATTACGGCGCCGGCTCAAATCGAACAAGCAATCAAACAGACTATAAAAGACTTGAATTTTGACTATCTGAAACAATATCACGACAAAAAAACACACTCCGTCAAATTGTGGAACGCTCAAACGGTAAAATCTCATATCGGTTATTTATTGACCTACAGTCCTAACAAGTCATTATCTTTTTTCGCTGATTTATTGCACACGGGACTTGACGAACCTCTCACAATTGACGGTTTAACCGTATGGAATGTTGCAAGTTCATGTACAAGTCTTTTGGACTTAAAAGGCAAACTCAGTCAAATATACACACTCAAAACCACGAAACACAAATACAGTAAAGACAAACATACGCTTGTTGACGGCTCAATCTATCAAATGACGGTCAACGGCTTGCGCCGTAGGTTTATCATCGGCAACGGTGATACAGTCACGGAGACAAACGACAAATATATATGTGAGCGGCGACAAACAGGCTTGCAGTATATGTACAACTTAACAAGCAATTATATATATTCTCAGCGTTCCGCCGACACAATCAGCTTGCAAGCACCCACGGCGCAAGACTTGACGCTTGCTGACACCTTGCAAGACAAATCAGACGCACGGGCGCTACAGGAATTTAAAGCATATGTAAATATCATTAACGATTTTTACAGTGCGTATAAAAGTAGTAGTAAAGTAGTGTTAAAAACATTTGATATTTACTGTAAGTATTTAATTCTAAAATGTACAGGGTTGCCCGACTACAAAATCTATAATAAAATCAACATCACAAATAAACCATTGCAGCGTTATAAAGCAATGTATAGTACAATGTTTTATGATTTCGTAAAAAACAAATAGGCTTGCAATGTTTCGCCCACTCCCGATTTTCGGGAGTGGGCTTTTTTTTTATGCTTTATTGCTCAAATTGTGCAATATGTATATTATAATTCTTTTAAAAAAATATAGATTGTTAAAAATAAGTCCTAAAAAACTACTCTCTATTTCGTATATATAGTGCAAAAACAAACAACCGACAAACAAAACCGCAAACAAGCGGTAAACATTTGTTAGTTATTTGTAATTGCAAAAACGATATCACGCAAGATACACCGATTTTGCGGTACAATGATTTGAAATGAAGGTTTTGAGTCGTGCTGCGGAACTCGAAAAGGTCTTGAATTTCGTTTCGGATAAGCGTGAGAGCGTGCCGAGCGGCGTATCGTTTGCCCACCTGTGGGGCTGCACCAAAAATGCAGTCACAGAGCGGAACATTCCGCTTAAGGGCGATGGAGCTTCGTGGAAGCCGAAGCAGATTGTTGAATGGTGGCGTCGTTGCATCCAGATTGTAACGGGTAGTTTCGCTGTAATGAAACAGTGCAGACTTGAGTAAACAAGGAAGATGGCTGAAATCTTCGCAAAACCGCTTGAAGTGAACAAGTGTCGTAATATCCAAATCACAACAATAATAACTATTAAAGGCTCTTGGCTAACCTGAGCAAGTCCGTTTCAGATCTGAGGCGGGCGACTTGTATTCTGCTCAAGACCTTGAGTGTCGGGTGACAAAGATACCTTCATATCTGCCTTGAGCCTTTTAATATACATACTTGTTTTCTATCATTCTGCAAAGCACACATCTGAGGTAATGGCTTGGTCTGTTGCCTGAGCTGTGTGCTTTGTTGCACACGAATTTTAATAAGGAGTGTTCAAAATGAAAATGACAGAAACTGAAGTAATGGTAAAAGAAATCGTAGGAACAAAAACGATATCACGCAAGACCTCATCTGATGGGCTTGACAGCAAGCTTGCTGCTCTTGAAAAAGCTACAAAAGTATTGCAGACAGCCGCTGAGAGTGAAAACTTGGCTGAGTTTGCAAAAGCAAATGAGGATGCTAAAGATGCTCAGGATGATTACAACAATTATTTCACAAAATACTGCTTTGAGAATTTTCTTGAGGCTGAGCATCCGGCATTTGAAGTGTTAAAAGCAGGCTTCCTTGATTATAAATCAATCAAGGGTGAGGCAACGCTGGGGGCAGTTACATATAGTGTTGTAACTGTATCTAAGCAGATTAACTTTTTGGCATTCAATGCAGAAGCTCGTTGTTTCGGCAATAAGCTCGGCAAAGCAGCAACACTGCTTGCTTACTATGTGAGTCTATACAAGACCACACAGGTCGCTAATGGTAAAAACATCATTAGCGGGTTCAATCACGCTTATCAGTCTTCAAAAAGGGCTGTGGCACAGGATCAGCTCTTGAGCAAAGTGCCATCTAAAACTTTGCTCAAGAAGGCTTTGCAGGATGTTATCGATGAGCTTTGGTTTGTCGATAATGGCAAAAACGAGAATAAGTATGTAGTAACAACTCAGTGGTGTAATTTTATGCTGGACTTTATTGTTACAGCAAGAATGACCAAAACTGAGGCTTTTTATCAGACCGCCTCACCTGAGAAGGTTGTACAGGCTTGTGCAAACTTGATGCACAAGCTTATCAACCGCTATGACATCTCAATCAAAGTCGAGGATAAAACTGTTCCGACTGTTGAATTGACTGCTCAGGATGAAAATAAGGATGAGACTGAACAGAAGTAATATCTAAGTACACTCGTTTAGCGGTTGCGAGTCAAAACAAAACCGCTGCCAAAGCGTATGCTTATTTTTAAGGAGGTTATTAAACGATGGAAATAATGAACAACAATACTCTTACAGTTGCAGCCGGTTTAATAAAAGGAAGGCATAAAATGCCTGTTGAGCGTTACATCTTCGATCAACCAATTGATGATGTAATGGATTTCGCTTCAATTCGTAAAACGATTGAGGACTTCATCGAAAATGTCGTAGATGTTCGCACCCACTACGGCGTAGGGATTAACCAAGCAGACAATAATGATGTCTGCTTATACGAAGGCAAGCACGATCTTATCTGTTATGTAACCGGACTGACCTCGGTGACGGCGGAGTTGGTTAGGGTTTGTATGAGAAACGGCGTGCATTTAACCTTAATGCACTATAATACCGCTGATAACTGCTACTATCCTCAGCGGATTTATTAAGGAGGGAAACTATGCGTCCACAAAAACATAATAAATTGACTAACCTTGAGCTTGCTATAATGACAGTAGGCTATTGTTTAGCAGGAGCTCTAAGTTTGACTGGCTTGTACTGGTCTTGCAAACTGTTAGTCTTAATTGCACCATAGGAGGGATACCGAGATGGGAGTTGTATGGGTGGAAAATTATGCGTATGAATATGCTGCTAAGTTGCTTCATGACAAAGAAGTGACTTTTGAAGCTACTCGTCCCGATAGAGGCTCAAGCAGAGTAAGGCTTGAATTTCCGAAGCTGTCTCAGGCAATGTCTGAGTTGCTTATGACTAAGATTTGCCATAAATCAAGGCAGTACGAAAAACTACTCGAATAGAAAGTTTGTTCGCTTGAACACTCGTGTAAAAAATGGTAGAATATTCCTGAAGCGTGATTATATCACGGCAAGATAAACGATGTTTGTCATTAAAAGAGAGGAAGGAATATGATTGCCAGAAAATAAAGACAATAGTGCGATGAACGCTCATGAGACTCACGAGCAAATGCTCAAAATGCTACAAGAGGCAGGAGAACAAAATCCGGATTGCCCAGAAGGACAATTTTTACTCAATTGTCTTACGGGTATGAATGAAGCACGAAACAAAGCCAAAGCAAGAGTGGTTGATCCGGTTAGCGTGAAACAAATTAACGGATTGAAGAAACTGTTTGAAGGCATAGATGGGGTTAATGTGGATGTAGACATATCTGCATTTCGTGATTGTTTTATGTTTACCGCTGAATCAAGTCATATTATTACGCTTGATGCGGAGCAAATTGCAAATTTTTATCCGTTATTGGAACACTCCACTAATTTTCAGGCTGGATATGATGAAGTCACAGAAACCCATTGTCTGGAAATTGATTTTCCGCACTATGTGTACGAGTGGTAACTCGTTTAGCGGTTGCGAGTAAAAATAAAACCGCTACCAAAGCGTAATGCTTATGAAGAGGGTTGAGCTTATCAGCCCTATCCAACTACAAAAAATAAGAAGGAGAATAAAAAAATGAACAACAATACTCTTACAATCGGTCTGATTAAAGGCAGGCATGAAATGCCTGTTACACAGTATATTTTTAATAAACCCATCGAAGATGTGATGAACTTTTCCTTGATCAGGCAGACAATTGAGAACTTTATTGAAAATGTCGTAGATGTTCGCACCCACTACGGCGTAGGGATTAACCAAGCAGACAATAATGATGTCTGCTTATACGAAGGCAAGCACGATCTTATCTGTTATGTAACCGGACTGACCTCGGTGACGGCAGAATTAGTCAGAGTCTGCCTGAGAAACGGGGTGCATCTAACCTTGATGCACTACAACACCACTGATGGATGTTACTATCCTCAGCGGATTTATTAAGGAGGGAAGTATACACCCACGGGAACGCAGGAGGGGTAGTAATGAGTCAATGAGTTGCTTATGACTAAGATTTGCCATAAATCAAGGCAGTACGAAAAACTACTCGAATAGAAAGTTTGTTCGCTTGAACACTCGTGTAAAAAATGGTAGAATATTCCTGAAGCGTGATTATATCACGGCAAGATAAACGATGTTTGTCAATTAATAAAAAGAGAGGGAATGTTCTTGAGTAACAACACGGTTGATAGCAGCAACCAGAATACACCACAAGAGTCTATGCACGGTTTGGGTGAAGTTCTGCGTAAACAAATATCTCAAAATCTAAATAAGTCGGCAGACGAGTTTGTAGAAGATGTACGAGGGATGGATGCGTACACAGATGCAATAGTTTTCTTAAGTAAATTTGCAAGTAAAGACGAGGATATCTCACTTGCTTCGTTAGACTTGACACCTAACTATTCCAACTCTGTAATAATTCGTTCTAAAGACGGTATGCCGATTGAATTCCGCATGAGTGATATTGAGGCGTTCTGTAAAATTGCGTTGAACAGTACGCTAATCTCATTTTCAGTAAATGATAGTGGAAATTTAGAGTTGTGCTTGAATTTTGCTGCTTATAAGCCAAAAGATTAAGGACACTCGTTTAGCGGTTGCGAGTAAAAATAAAATCACTCTTTTATAAGAGTGACAAAAAAGTAAATATAAACCAATTAAGTGTATGCGATAGATTTTTGCATACACTTTTCTTTTACCTAAAAAGAGGTGGTTAGAGTGTACGAGAGTGTCAAAACAATACAAGATATTCGTGATGAACATATTGATGTATTGAGGGATTTCGGTGTAAAGGTTACATCTCAGATGGTGCGAACAATCGAAACCAAGACAACCGAAATTGCGATTGAAAATTACTGTCGTATTTTAATAATTAAACGATTAGAACAGGAGGAATAGCTTCTTATGCTAAAGGTTGGAGATAAGGTAAAAATACTTCCGACAATACTATCAGCTTATCCTAATTTTCCGTATGTAGGGGTAGTAGGCAGAGTTTGTGCTATTGACAACGATAATGATTCGATAGCTGTTGAGTTTTCGCATCCTAATGAGTATTTTCATAACTGTGACGGGAAGTCTGGGCAGTATTCTGGCTGGTATTGTTGTAGGAAAGAGTTGGAATTTATACCTGATGATAATTTTCCAGATATTTGGGAATATATCTAACATATAAACAATTTTAGGGAGGTTATAAAGTAAATTATGTTGATGACAAAACACAATATCACAGTAGAAGGAGATTACAAAAATGGCAGGCAGAACTATTAGTAAGGAACTAAAAGCCCAGATTGTGTCGGCTTATAGACAAGGCGAAAAAATGAAAAACATAGCTGAATTGTATGGGGTATCATATCCCACTGTTTCTAAATTAGTCAGAGCATCGGCTAATTCATCTGTTAGTCTTGTAGGCATTAAAAAGGCGTGTCCTAAGTGTGGTAAAGATAAACACGAAGTGGGTTCATATTATTGCTCACATTGTGGAGCAAACATTATGACAGAAGATCAAAAGTTGTCAAGAGAACTTGACAATATTGCAAAAACAATTCGTTTTTGTTTGCCACAAGCAAAAGAATCCGATAGAGAGAAGATTGATAATTATGTTGCAGTTTTAAAAGAGGCGGCATTAAAAGTAGGAGGTGAGGGGTGATATGACGGTAATTGCAAAGAATGGTCACTTTGAAGTTATTGATGAGCATGGCAATGTGTTGTGTTCGGGCGATACCGAAACAGAAGCTGTTGAAGCGTATGAAGAAATAGGATTTGAATAATGTAACATTTGCTTGCTTTATTAAATAAAGCCGCCTTACTTAAAGTAAGGTGTTAGAAAGGTTAGAGAGAAGACAGTGATGCAGGCTGAAGGCGAGTCGGAAATGGACAGCAACTGGCACAGGATGTCATCAGAAAACTAAAGTTCTTACAAAGACAAGGCATTTTACGAAGCCAAACCAAGACGCAAAGGGCACAGAAGAAATATTACTTTGATAGTCGATAAGGGCATAAGACCAAGTTGATTAGACAACAAAAAAAAAATTTTACAGACTCTTCTCAAGCACCATCTTTATTTAAGAAATGTTACAGCACCCCTTTAGATAGGGGTGAGCGGTTACAAAACTACTACCTCCTCGTGGTGTAACTGGGTAATGCTAAAGTAGAAATAAATTAAAGTGCCATACGAGGCAGAAAGGAGTCACAAAATGACTGTAAAAACATTAAACAATGTGATGGTTATTGAAGCCAACTTTTCAATGGAGGAACTTTTTAAAGTTTACAAGCACAAGCCAGATGTATTGTCCTTAAAGGATGACGATGGCAATATGCTTTTCGCTGTGAAGCCCAGCGAGCACAGAGAGAGTTTTAGCGATTGCGGAATTTCTTTTGTGAGTAATTCTTACACAGCACCAAAGGCATCAATTACAATTCCTCTCCCATCAGAATCTGCCGACAACACAAAGGTGTGGATTGCAGAAAACTTTGGTTCAATTCTGACAAATCTTGAACAGATTGAAAGAAATGTATCGGAAGCTTGCATTGATATTGATGCAAACATTGCAAAAATTGTCGGCTCAATTGTAACAGCGTAAACAAGGAGGAAATAATAATGAAAAGCATTAAAGTTCAGAACAATCTTAAGTCAAAAACAATCATTGGCAACCCGGATGAAATGACAGTTCAGCAGGCTTTCAATGAAGCCCAGCTCGAAATGGGTAATGGCATTCTCAATCTTAACGGCGTTGTGGTATCTGCACAGGATGTCAACAGAACGCTGTCTGACATTGTTGGCGCAAGAGATACATACATTCTTGCATCGGTCGTCAAAGCTGATTGCGCATAATTTGATTTGAAACAAGGGAGAGTACACTCTCCCTTTGGCATTTGCATTGTCGAAAGACTGCTTTACTTAAAGTAAAGTATTAGAAAGGTTAGGAGCAGAAGACTCATCCAGCAGCATCTCCTGCCGGGAGCGAGGTGAATGAAATGCACGGTGAGGAAAACGAGTAGCGGCGACTATCTCTCAAACCCAAGATTCCCTACTGAAAGGAGCTTTCGAATCCACGATTTGCCGCTGAAATAGCCACATCAAAGATATGATGACATCAGGAATCCCTATGACCAAGCTTCCCGCAGGCGACTCGTTGCTGCTACAATTGTATTTAGAAATGCCAAAATTTAAGGAGGAATAGAAATGGATTTAATTACAAATTTATACACTCGGAGTTGTTTTGATAGCCGTCTTACATTTGGAGATGATTGCCCCAAGATAATTGAAGCATTTGTCAAATGTGTCTACGAACCTTATTACACTAAGAACAGTGATTTACCATCTATATTTTTTGGTTGTGTTTCCGACGCACGGGCACCACAGAGAGCCGCAACAGACAAAGCTGTTTATATATGGTATAACAACATAGAACCCACTATCGAGGGAATTAATAAGAAATTTAACTGTAGTGTGGAATCGTATGAGAATTATGATAAGTATTGTGAATCAACCCATAATACATCAAAAGGATGGGTTGGTGACAATCAGTATATTTTTTGGGTAAACCCGCTTGATAGACAACTTGTAGAATACACGATAGCTGTTTTCCTTATTCCGCTGTTTGACTTTATTTGCACAGCAAAAGAGATCAAAAACAAATTCAAACCAATTGTTGATGAAATAAGCCAAGGTGTGGATGATAAATTGTACGAGTTAGCCGAGAAAATTTCAGAAGAAAAAGGATTATCGAAGGTTGTGTTAAATGCTCAAATTGCCGATCTTACGCAGTATAAAAAGAAACGCACTCTTGATCGACTACACGATAGGATTAAGAATTATGAATCGGATTATAGACATTATGTAGCCAATGCGACAAAGCTTTACGAAAACTTGTTGGATTGCAAAAAACAATTATCATTATACAACGATAATGATAATGATAATGCTGCATTGATAGATATGCTTACAAACAACAGTGCGATTTCTAATGTGAAAATTAATGGAGGAGACCTTGAGTTTGTAGTATGCAACCCGATTACTCAGTATGATGAAGATGCTTTTGCCGAAATATTAAAATCAGAAAATTCCACTATTAATAATATGCCAAGCGTAAGTAAGGATGTTTTATGTTGGATGGTTGATGGCAGAATTGATCTATTAACCGAATGTGGAATCGGTATAAGTCTTGATAACAATTCTTTTGATGCTTACGAGACATATATATACGGTTATATGCCTCATCCTCATTTGGCTTTATTTGATTGCTTTGGAGGTTTTAGAATAGATATCGCAACTGCATTAGCAGAAGGCAATATCTGCTATGCAATACAGCTTATTCTTACTGCGTCACAAAATTTGAATTTTATGGATTCTACGGTGATGCATAGGTTGGGAGCTCTGCTCAATGAGGCAGACTACTCGTGTATTATGGATAAGGAGTCTGGAGAAGTTATGACAGTAAACGAATGGAACGAAAGGAGAAAATAAAATGCAACTTTTAAAGATACCGACAGATATAGAAACACCTACAATATCTTTCACTCCATTAGCTTTTGCCAAAATGATGATGCTTGTTGAGGTAAATGACAAAGAGGTGGGGTGGCATGGCACAGTTGAAAGGCAAAACAATAACTTTGTTATTACTGATATCTTTGTATATCCTCAAGTAGTTACTCGAACAACCGTTGAGCCTTCTCAGGAAGAGTATAACGAATGGCAGACTGAGTTGCCAGATGATATACATAACAGTCTTAGATTTCACGGGCATTCTCATGTAAATATGGGAACATCAGCATCATCTGTTGATGCTAAATTTCAGAAAGATATCGTGAAAATGATTGATAATACTGATTTTTATATCTTTATAATTATAAATAAAAAAGGTGATTTTAATATATATCTTTATGATGGTGTGCTTAATTTAGCATATAAGTCTACAAGTAAGGATACTCAGCCTGAGATAACATTAAACACAAATAATATTCAGTCATTTGGAAAAATACTTTGTGTTTCACCTGAAGTTTACGACACATTGATGTCTTTCAAGGAAGAATCAAAAGATATGGTTACAGAACCAAAGCCAGTATCGTATTCGTATTATGAATATCCTTACAGCTACGGTAATGCTGGTGTAAAAAGCCAGAGTTCTATTAAACTATCTATTGGAGAGATTCAAGATATATTTGGTGTTGCTTATTTGGACGCCAAAGATGTACATGATGAGTTGAGTAATCTTGTACATAAAGGAGCGATAACTAACGATAGGGATTCATTGATTGAACAGGCAAGTCTGTATATATATTAAGGAGGTCTTACGGAATGGATTTAAGTAAATTAGGAGATATTAACCCATATCAGAAGGAGCTGTCAACCACTATACATATAGTCGGATGCGGAAGCGTAGGTAGTACGCAGGCAGAGCTTCTTGCAAGATATGGCTTTTGCAAGTTTAAATTATATGATTTTGATTTCGTTGAAAGTAAAAATCTTTGCAACCAGATGTTTTTTAATTCTGATTTAAACCACAACAAAGCAGAGTCATTAAAAAACGTCTTGCTTTCCGTCAATCCAGATATCGAAGTTCAGGTGTTTGATAAAGGCTATATTGATCAGCGACTTAACGGAATCGTAATTCTTTGTGCTGACAATATTGATTTGTGCAGAAATATTTGCAAGCAGAATAGACTTAATCCATACATAAAGGTAATGTTGAATTACCGTACTGCAAGATACGATGCGCAGCACTATGCAGTAGAGTGGAGAGATAAACCAAGTGTGGATAATTTGATTAAAACAATGAATTTCACACATGAAGAAGCAAAAGCCGAAACTCCAGTGTCAGCATGTGGAGTAGAGATTGGTGAATCTATTGTTGTAAGAGATATTGTACTTAAAGGTACAACGAATCTGTTTAAATGGATTACCGAAAGAAAATTAAGCCCTTTGATTATATCTTCTCCATATAAATTTGACACGGTAGTAATGTAAAGGAGGGACATGTATGTGCTACTATGTGTGTTTGCCAAAAACCGAATCGAAGCCTAACATTTGGAGTTGGCTTGAAGGTGATATACATTCTCCACAGTGGTTATGGGGTACTAAATCTGCGGCAGCCACAGTAACTCGCAGAGTCGATTTTATACCTGCGAGCGCAAAAGACAAATACAATGTCAATTTTATTGTTGGCATATTGGATGCCTTTAATAAAAAATGGAGTTATCTTGGACAAGAAATTGAAAAACATTATTCTCATTTCTATATTCCAAAAAAGAAATTAGACGAATATGGCAGAGTTAAATGGAGAGAAATTTGTGCTCCAGATGATGAATTATCTGAAGCATTGAAGGACTTAAAAGGGATTTTCGAGACTGCGGGTGTTTCATTGCATCACACCAACGCATACGCTTATGTTCGACATAGAACAGCCTCGGATGCAGTTTCCAAGCATCAGTATAACCATAGTCGCTGGTGGATAACAACTGATTTTCAAAACTTTTTTGGTAATACTACCAAAGAATTTCTTATGTCTATGATGGCACAAATATTTCCATTTAGTGCAGTTATTGAACGAGATTTTGGAAAAGAGTGTTTAAGCAGGGCATTGGATTTATGTTTTCTTAATGGGGGCTTGCCACAAGGAACTCCAATCAGTCCAATGCTTACTAATATTATGATGATACCGTTTGACTACATAATGACAAAAAAATGCCGTGAAAAAGACTATATATATACTCGATATAGCGATGATATACAAGTTTCACACCGTAGAAAGTTTAATCCAGATGAAGTTCTTGGATTCATCCATGAGACACTGACTCAAATTCACGCTCCGTTTACAATTGAGAAAGAAAAAACAAAGTTTAAAAGTGGAAATCAGTTCGTATTAGGTGTTATGTATAATCAAAATTGCGACATTACAGTCGGTCATAAGAATAAAAAAGAGTTCAAAGCTACATTATTTAATTATATGTGTGATAGGCTAAGCGGTAAAGTTTGGGAGTTGCCACAACTCCAACAAATGATGGGTAAATATGCATATTACTCAATGATTGAAAAAGAGTATTTTGAAAATGTAATGAAGGAATATTCTCGTAAATTTAAGCAGGATGTTATGAAATGTATCAAAGCAGACTTGCGTAGATGCTAATAACATCTGGTGGAATTTTATTAAATTCTTAATGAAAATTCATTGCAAGTTTTTCGGAAACCATTTTGCTTGCAAATATATTGAGCAGTCGCCAAGCGGTTAAGGCACTGGACTTTGACTCCAGTATCGTGGGTTCAATTCCCACCTGCTCAGCCAAACGGTATTGTGTAGCTTTATAACCTTGCGGTTCAAAATAAAAATCTACTGTTATTGTAGAAAGACTTTATACTGATTAGTTACTTAATTTGGCGTTGAACGATGATGTCCTTTTACTGTTGTTCCATCAGCCTTCAATCTACACAATACCGAATATGACACAGTAGTCCAACGGCAGAGACAACAGACTTAAAATCTGTGCAGTGAGAGTTCAAATCTCTTCTGTGTCACCATATGGACTGTTAGCTCAACAGGTTAGAGCGGCAAACTCATAATTTGCGGGTACAGGGTTCGACTCCCTGACAGTCCACCATTTACAAGTGAGTGCAATCGGCACAAACTCATTTTGTAACCTCCTTGACGCATGACGGATAAGCGTCACCATAACGGTCTGTGGTTGTTCATTAGAATGAACTGAGTCCGTCCAAATAAAAGAAAGGAAAGAATCCAATGAAGAAGTTAAAAACTGAACTACATAGAATGCGATTCTGGATAAGTGCAATATCAATTTCCATTACAATTCCGTTGTTTATAATCGCTCGATTAGGAGCAGTGAATGAACGGAAATCAGAAATGCTCGGTGGCGAATTGTTGATTTTGTTCATTCCATTCATTGCAAATATGATATACATAAACATTAGGGATACAATAATTGAACATCGTAGAATGACGATGGTTCTCAAAAGAAAGAAAGTCCCAAAACCCACAATTGTGGTTAAAAATATTAAGAGTATAAAAGAGAATAATACGAAGGATGTGATTGATAATGTCCGTAGAGAAAAACCAACTTTTTAAAGTTGGAGATAGAGTTAAAATACTTCCAACAATATTATCGGCCTATCCTAATTTCCCGTATGTAGGAGTAGTAGGCAGAGTGTGTGTCGTGTCAGGCATTAATATAGGTGTTAAGTTTTCGACTCCTTGCGATTGCTTACACAACTGTGACGGATCAATTGAGTCCCATTCTGGCTGGTGGTGTCTTAGGAGCTATTTGGAATTTATACCTGATGATAATTTGCCAGATATTTGGGAGTATATTAAATAAAAGTGAGGTTTTATTGGAATTTAACTGATAAAAACCAAGAATAAATTCAACATTTAAACAAGATAGTATAGAGGTGAAGAAAATGATTGATTGTTCAAAAACGGAAAATTATTTTGCTGAAAAGCGAAGAATGACGAAAAAACGCAAACTATATGGTAATACATATATGTGTGAACTTAATTGTGCCAACTGTCCACTGAACAGTTCTAATAATGGTGCAAGCGACAAGACATCTTGTTCAGACTTTGAAACATTCTACCCCGAAAAAGCCGTTGAAATCGTCCAAAAGTGGAGTGATGAGCATCCGCAGAAAACATATTTGAGTGAGCTTTTGGAAGCCTTTCCAAATGCTCAGCTCAATGATTCTGGAACGCCTAAAGGGATGTGCCCACATGAGTTAGGACTGAAAGATATAGATTGCGGAAAAACAGACAATGCGTGCGTCAAATGTTGGAATCAGACTATTCCTATTGAGGACGGTGAAGAGTGATGACAAAAGAAAGAATCGCTAAATTCTGCGAGAGATTTAACACACACAAAGCAACGCTTATTCAGGACACAGACCGTTACCTGATTATTGATTGGCGAAAGGCTGATGGAAGCGGAGATTATTATGTGAATTACATAGTAGATAAGAAAAGAGGTAGCTTAATAGTTAGCGGTGATTTGGGTGATAGCATTGCTACTTGGTATAATAAGATTAAGCCGTCAGATCTTAAAAAATATGTAAAAAATGATATTGGGTATTACATAAGCAAGATTCAAACAGCATCAGATTTGTTTTATTATGATGAAAAAGATGTTGTAGAGAGTATTAAATACAATCTTGAGGATTTTGATTCCGATGACATAATATCTTCGTATAGCGACCATAGTTCGTGTTATATGGAATCGGAAGATGATGTCTGGGAGGCACTTGAACATGAAGTTTCAAACTGCATTTACGGCAACAAGTTTCTACCGTCAGAACTGATTGTAGATTTTTGTTCTGAACTTGATGCTGATTACTTTGGGTGGCTTTATGATTGTGGCAAGCGAATACATCCTCGTGTTTATTTGTGGGCAGAAGGATTTTATCGTGCATGTAATCAGCTTGGCATATAATATGCAGAGGTGAGTAACGATGACAAACTTTGAAAAATCAAATCAATGAGTATCGAGGAAATGGCAAATCTCATCTTTAATGGTGTTTCGAGTGATTCTTGCGACTATTGCAACAATCAATCAAATGCCGATTATTTACATTGTTTCGATTGTACTGTGAATACGAATATTATTGTAGATTGGCTTGAAAGTTATGGCACGGTGCGAACCGTGTGTCGGGTGAAAAACTTAAATTTATTAAAAAAGAGGTTAAAATTATGTTAGATGTTATCACAGCTAATAAAATTGTTAATGCTTTACAATGTAAAGGACACAATATTGAATGGGTGAAAGACCATTATCTCAAAAATTTTATAACAATGGATTCATATGTTAATGTTTCCATATGTAATGTTTATTATTGGGTTATACCAATAATCGCATTTAAAAACACAAATGCAACTGTATTAGGTTTTGTTTATGAGCGTACTGTTTATGAAGTTGGCAAATATAGTCGTAAAACCTCAAGACTGTTCACGAACATTTATAATGCCTATTTTTCCGATAGTAATTATGATAGAGTTTATATGGAAAAACGGTTTTATTAAAAAAAAAGAGGTAGAAAAAAATTATGGAAATACTTTTTTAATGGAAGTTAAAGAGGATTAATAATGGCAAAATTTGCGATAACTTATGAAAACGAAACAATCAAATATGAGCTTACTTTTAGAGACAAAGTGTATGATTTTACAATGTATAAAGATGATTGTGGTATGCACTCTGACAAACAATTATTTAGCTATCAGTTGGAAAACGACGGTGTTGACACCTCTATGCTAAATTGGGATATAGATAATATAGCCTTTACAAACGATGAAGTAGAAATCCTTGATACACTTAAAATATTAGAAGCAATTGAGTAGGAGGTAAAAAAATGAAAATAGTTTATCACAATGATGCTGATGGTAAATGTGCAGGTTTCTGGGTTAGAGAACTTGCCTATGCAAAGGAACTCGCCTACGCAGCAGAATATATCGGTTATATAAAAATGGATTATGGTAGAGAATTTCCATTGGATAAGATTAAGAAAAATGAAACAGTATATATTGTTGATTACTCAATCGAACCAAGTGAAATGGATAAGCTTCTCGAAATCACACCAAATGTTACTTGGATTGACCACCATATTTCAGCAATTAAAAAATATGAAAACTATGACAAAGAAATTCGTGGTGTCAGATATGATGGGGTAGCAGGCTGTATGCTTACATATTGTTATTTGAAGCACATGACGAATGGTGGTATTGGCGACATTAAACCATTCGAGGAAAGTATGACGAAGGATGCTCCAATGTTTACAAAACTGATAGCTGATTACGATGTATGGACTTTCAACTATGGACATTTAACTAAAGAATTTCACGCAGGATTTGAAGCACTACCGAACACAGAGCCAACCAGCCACCGGTGGCTGGAATTAAATGATCCTGTATATGGTTATGGTGCTACAAACGCTTTAATTAAGGAAGGTGTTTCAAGAATTCAGTATCTCAAAGAAACAATGACACATTATTGTGAAGCTGTCGGTTTTGAGGTCATGTTTAACGGTTACAAATGCTTTGCTGTTAATATGGGGATGATGAGTAGTGACGATTTTGTGATTAATAACATTGACGATTATGATATGCTGATTGGCTTTGTTTTCAATGGTCACGAATGGAGATATTCTCTGCGTTCAACGAAGGTTGATTGTTCAAAGGTTGCTATGTTGTATGGTGGTGGCGGTCATAAAGGTGCTGCTGGGTTTAATACCAAAGAATGTGTTTTAGAAAGGTGATTACTATATGAAACAATTATTGATTGAAAAGAATATCAAACCGACCGATGACGATTTACAACTTATTAACACCTACACAAGCATTGCGGTAGATGAAAATGATGTGTGCTTATTCTCAATTGTACTGTGTGACAACGATGTTGACCGTGACGGCGAACGCTTTACAACAGTTTCGCTTTATGAACTGGCAGAGCTCTTTGCTGGAAAGACAGGAATCATTGACCACAATCCGAGTGTCAAAAATCAGGCGGCAAGAATTTTCAGTTGTAAGGTTGAGAAAATTGACGGTCAGAAAACGGCTTTGGGTGACGATTACTACAGGCTCAAGGCAAGGGCATATCTTCCCGTTTGTGAGAGCAACAGGGATATTATCCTTGCGATTGACAGCGGAATTATCAAGGAAGTAAGCGTTGGCTGTGCCGTTGGCAGGGTTGTGTGCAATGTGTGCGGTGAGGATATTTCGATGTGTACTCACAAAAAGGGCGAGGTTTACGGCTCAAAGCTTTGTTGCGGTGAACTTGTGAACCCGTATGACGCATACGAATGGAGCTTTGTTTTGTCATTAAATAATAGAAAGGAATAATATATGAGAATTAAGGAAATTATTTCACAATATAGAAGAGATTTTACAGCAATTTATGAATGTGAACATTGTGGTTTTGTGGAAACGAAAAGAGGCTATGATGATGCTTATTTTCATAACAATGTTGTACCCAATATGAAATGTCCACAGTGTGGGGAAGTAGCAAGTAATACTTATAGACCATTAACAACTAAATATCCAGAGGGATTCCAAATATGAAAATTCTTAAACACGGCAAATATTACCATCCACCGCAGTTATGCATCTGTCCAAAATGCGGATGCGAATTTGTGGTAGATGATGATAAATGTGAGTATTCTTACTTTGATGAGATTTACGGATGTGAGTGTCCTGAATGTGATACAAGAAGTCCGTCAGTAGGGGATTATAAAAAATGGTAAAGATTATTAAAAGTGGTACAGATTGTGTGACGAAATTGTTTCATCAGGATGGCAGTTTAATTAAGTTTGAGTGTAGAATGTGTGGTTGCATTTTTGAAACCGACATTTATTCAATCAGAGCTTTTAGCAATCCTGTATATAGAGAATCAGTTTGTCCACAATGCTTGTCAACCACTAAGAAACTCGGTGCAATTGGATAATAAAATACATATTTTAAGGAGGTGTAAGAAATGGATATAACGACAATCATATCACTTGTGGTTTCGGCAGTTGCGGTAATAATTGCAATCGCTTGTGATATTTGTATTGCTGTAAATCACAGAAAATTAAAGAAAGCTGAAAGAAAAATAAAAAGCCTTGATATATACATAAAAACTACAAAAGCGTATATGAATGCTCTTGAGCAGGATTACAGGGAGGTGATTAAGAAAACTGAGAGGGAGGCGGTGTAATGTTAGATTGTGAAAGACAAGCAATGCAAAGTTTATCAAAAGAACAATTGATTTACCTTATTGAACATTTGTTGCGTATTGAAGAACGAATTAGCACTTACTGTAGTGAGGTAACTAAAGAACATATGTGTTCTGATGAAGCTGTTTTCCATATTCGTGCGAGACTTTATGCGATACCTACTATTAACAGTATGACTATTAACAATAAGACTCTGCCTGCGTATATTGATATGCAATTAGGTAAAATTACTCCTAAAGAGTTTAGATGTATTTTGTATGGTGCTTGTTAAGGAAGGTTGGACAAGAATTGAGTAAGTGTATGTTATGTTTACATAAACAAGTATGTCGATATAACGATAGAGTTAATGAATGGTGCAAGTTAACATGCAAATGTCCTCACTTTAACGATGACGATGTATCATTTTGGCTTTATGCCGACATTGACGATGTTATGGACTATATCAAGACTAAGAATAATGTTACAAATACGCAGTAAAGAGGTGGAATAATGTTACAGTTTGTATGTTTTATCATTGGAGCGATATTTGGTGGTTGTTTTGCAGCTACTGTAATGGCACTTATTTTTGCTCATACCGACTTATATGTAAAAGACGGTGGTGATAACAATGAAGAAAAGTCTCTACAAGAGAGTGAATGATAAGGGTGAGTGGTGTCAAGAAGCTATCCGTAATAAACGATATGCACGACACGACATACATTGGTGTAAAAGATACTTGAATCGTTCATTCAGGCGTAAGAATAAGCAAATAAAAGAGGAGTTTTAAATATGCCAACAGGGTTTACATCTTTTATTGAAAATGGAACAATAACAACAGGAAAAGATTTTCTTTTACTCTGTTCTCGCAATTTTGGTTTAGCAGCAGAAATAAGCAGAGATAAAGGGTTGAAAACACCTATACCAACGCATTTCACACCTGATAACTTTTATCAAAAACATTATGAAGAATCTGTAGAGAAATATAAGAAATTTTCTCAAATGACAGATACAGAGTTTGCTAAATATGTGCGTACAGAACATGATTCATGTATAGATAGAGCCAAACAGCGTTTGGACGAGATGATTGCAAAAGATAAAGTGTATCAACGCATCAAACAAGAAGTGGAGAAATGGAAACCACCGACTAACCTGCATGAAAACATTAAGATATTTGCGCTAAACCAGATTGACATGTGCATAAGTACAGATCAGGACTATGATTATTATATGCGAATTATCAACAAGACATTTGACGATACTCCAGAAAGTGTCAAAGAATATAAGAAAAACTTTTTGAAGTCGTTAAAGGATGAAATACGGCAAGCTAAATCGGATTTAGACAGAGAAATGAAGCGAGTCGAAGATTATAACATTTTTATGAAGCAGTTTTTGGAAAGTTTGGAAACAATAAAAGTATAGTTTTACAGCTAAAACCGTGATTTCCGTTTTTATCCTTCAATAATTGCATTTATAGCAGTAAAATGAGCAGATAAAAACAGATATTACGTAATTAACCAAAGAGGTGAAAGTATGAAAATTTATGCTATTACAAAGGGCGATTACTCTGATTATCACATCTGCCGACTGACAACTGATTATGAAAAAGCTAAAAGATATAAAGAGGCTTATTCCGATAAGTGGAATGAGGCTTGTATTGAAACATACGAAGATAATGAAAACGATGAACAGATGTTGTATTGGCAATATAGCCTTGGCACTGACACGCTCACATTAAGTGAAACAATTGATACTGAAAAAATATGGACGCATCAAAATGGCAGTATTTATAGGGTAGATGTTCGTGCTTCGGATAAAATGCACGCCTTTAAAAAAGTATTTGATATGCTGGCAAAGTATAAAGCCGAACAGGCTGGATTGTAAATACATATAAGAATTTGAAACAAGGGAGAGTACACTCTCCCTTTGGCATTTGCATTGTCGAAAGACTGCTTTACTTAAAGTAAAGTATTAGAAAGGTTAAAAATTATGACTGGAAATATGATTATTTTGCCTCTTCGAAATAATCATATTTAGAAATGCCAAAGACTAAGGAGGAATTTAAGTAAATATGTTTGCTTTAACTAAAATTGATAGTATACCAAACAATTATCAAAAATATCATATACATAATAATTTACTAATATCTAATAGAATACGAAGTCATCTGGTTCAGAGATTTCCTGATTGTCATTGGGAAGTCACAAACAATGATATTTATATTAATGTGAGTCTTAAATCTTCACCTTGGGAGAAAAATAGTAAAATTGTTCATGCGATTGCTGATTATGCGTATTATTATGCAGATAGCTATAATTACGATCGCACTGATATAAATTCTGATTATTGTAATATGAATTTTTTCGGCGTATACAAGAACAATATTATTGCGAAAGATTATACACAATTAGGAACAACAAGCAAAACTCAACAGATGGAGCTTGAATTTATGCGTCAGTATAATGAAGCATTTACAAATGAATAAGAAATAAAACAGCGAAGATTTTTGTCTTCGCTGTTTTTGTTGTAAGGAGACATCTATGGAGAAATACAATTATGTCGAAGCGGTTAAAGAAAATGTCAGAAGTTATATTAGAGATAATATAAAAATTCTGGAATACATAAGCAGAGACGAGAAAGAAGAGATAATTAGTAATGGGGTACTAACTGAATATATGAATCCTTTGTTAGTGCAAGCAAATAAAAAGTTCGCAGACATTGAAAATTGGACAGCCGAAGAACATTTGTGTCACAATTTTGATTTGCTATTCAAGGCAGTGAATGTGTTTGGTTTAGATTTTGAACAGACATTGACAGGACAACCGGCATATGCAGATGGCATAGTAAGATGTTATGTTGTAGAAAGAGCAGTATCTGAGGTTCTTGATGAGTATGAAGATTCATTAGATACGGAGGAATGAATATGACAGATGTTTACAAGATATTGAACGATGGTACAGTAAACAAACACACATTTGCACTATCGGCAAAGCAAGCTCTAATTGCTTGTATTATGCAAGAGAGGTTTCATAACTACAACACTTGGGAATATCCATGTGACATCAACGGCATTGTGTCTCACAAAAGAGGTAATGTTGTTCGTTTTGTGTATGACTGTGGTGATTATTGCTTTTGGTGCAAACAAAAGAATGAGGTGTTGTAAATGAGTAAAATTATTTGTTTTGAAAAATGGGATTGTGATTGTGGCACGCTTAACCAGATGAGCTTTGAGTTTGATAATTCTATTACAATAAATCAGATTTCTAAGTTGGCAGACAGAATTTTAAATGACTACTACGATGAATCAGAAACCAATGACGAAATCGAACTTGATGAAGTTTATATTTATAACAAATGTTATGAATTTTGCAAAGAGCAAGGACTTATATTTAACACAATCAAACCTGATATTACTGTCAGTTTAGACACGCAGAGAGTACATATAAAAGAAGAATTTTATAAATAATTAAAGTACGCTGTGATACCGGCGAAACGGTCAGAAAGGTTCAAATATTGCAGGAAAAACAATGTTAAAAGCAACAAACATATTATGGGATACCGATTATGACGATGACGGAGAATTGCCGACAGAAATTGATATACCTAAAGGAATGACAGACGAGGACGAAATATCAGACTATCTATTGGAAGTAACAGGATATTGCCATCAAGGCTATGTATTGGAGGAAAAATAAAATGTCAAAGGAATTGAAAACAGCTATTATCAAATGGCTTTTGGGCAATGAAAATCAGTGGCAGAGGGTGAATGCTTGCACGGAAGCATTCAGAGAATATATTTACAATAAAAGCGGAAATTATCTCATTGGCGGAGAAGTCGTAGTAGAATTTATCGCAGCAGCCGACAAACTGATTTACAGTAAATAAAGTAATATTATAAGGAGCAATGAAATGTAAAATGTTACAACATGGAATATATAAAGCGGATAAAGACGGATGGGATGGCTATGAATTAACCGTTGATATTAAAGAAACAGAAAAGTCTTTGATTTTGAAAATCATTGATTATAAATTTAGATATTCACCGGCACAAATTGATATGCTATTCAAAACAGATTTTGACCATATGGGTTATGAGGAACAGCAAAATATAAAAAATAGAAAATATCGTGCAGTTATCAAAAAACAAGGTGGAGGTCACGCTTTGAGGCTATGGGGTGATAATTCATTTACTTTATATCCATACCAGTCTGGTATTCCTTTTTACTTTGTAAAGCAGTAAATAAAACTAATATTTCATTGATATTAAGGAGAAAAATATTATGACATGGGCAGATTATGCCACCAAAAATGGTATAGAACAATGTATCAGAGACGAAAACGGTCGTATTGTAGCATGGTGCGTTGGTTATAGTGACAATGAATTAAAAAACCTTTTGAAGCGTCATCCCGGATGGTATTTCAGTGGTGCTAAATTTGAATAATTAAAAATTGTGTAGCATTCTCAGGAATAAAACAGAATGTTAAGGAGGTAACATTATGTTAAACATTACATTAAATACAGAGAAGAACGGCATTGAATTACGCTTTGACACTAAACCGAATACAGATGTTATTACTGCCATTAAAGAAGCGGGATTTCGTTGGAGTGGAAAACAGCGGATGTGGTACGCAAAACAAAACGATGAAACGGTTGCTCTTGCTAATCAAATTTCAGAATCGGAAGGCAGTTTTGAGTATAAGCCAAAAACAGAAACTAACATTGACTTATGGTCTTTAACACGCACAGAAGGAATTGAAGATAATTACGGTAAAAACCGTATAACGAATACAAAAGAAATTGCTGCCAATATTCGTAAACATTTACGGAACAGGTTTTCAATGTGCAAATGGTCAGTTACGAGTGATTATAACAGTATTCGTGTTGAATTGCTTGAAACCCCATTTTCACGGAATTCAGAGGCTTTGAAGGCTATTATTAATTATGCTTATACATATGCACAGAGCTGGAATTACAACAACAGCGATTTAATGACAGATTATTTTGATGTCAATTTTTACGGCGCTTATAAAGTAAGTTACAATTATAATCAGCGTGAATGTAAGCCGAACGAAACAGAGATTGAAACAGATTTTCTCGCAAAAAAATCAGAGTTTGATGCCGAACAGAAGAAGCAGGAAGAAGAACGAATTAAAAAAGGTGTTGAAGAATATATAATCAGGCAGGCGGAGTATGAAAAAGCAGAAGCAGAACGACAGAAGAAAATTCACAGAATTGAAAAGAACGCAGAAATTAAAACGGTTAATTATACTATCGTGAATGCCATTCTAAAGGCTAACAAAGATGACAACCTTGACCACACTGAAATTTATGATGAAAAACAGTGTAGAGAAACTTGTCAGGTTTCCAGAGAAGTACATTTTACCACAGAGGTCTATGCACTTTTTGAAAAACAGTTGATGAGCGATTATTCATTCTTTGATGGAATGGGCGGAAGCCGTACAGATGACCGTAGAATCCAATCATCAATAGACTACGATATGATGACCGAAGAAGAAAGGGAAACTGTCGAGTGGTACAATATTGATTGCGTTGCTATATATTGTGATGGTGAACTGAAACTTATCGTTGATCCACAGGGTTACAATTATGCAAGATATGTATATGTTTACGATGAGCAGAGCCAAAAGGTTGACACTTACCATTCAGATTATGGTATTAGTGAAGAAGAACATCAGCATAATATTGAACTTGCAGAAACTATTGAAGATGTCAGCACCGAGATTATCAGCCAAAATGAAATCAAAAAGACATGGCAGGATGAAGATTTTGATTTATATAAGGCTTGTATGAAAGAATGGATTTATGCAAATAAATTCAAGTTGAATGCCGGCATTGTCAGAGCAATTACAATTCCCGAACTTAAAACGGTTATGTATAAGGTTCTTACAGAAGTTGACAGCATAGCGGAACAATTCAAAAATACAAACCTTGAGGCAGGACAGAGAATCACAATCGTAAAGTATAGCGACTTTGGTATGATGTCGGTATCAAAAGTAACATTTCATAGTTACGAAATCGGGCAATACGCACAGTATGATAATTCTGTGAAAATGACATTCAAGCCGCATAGAAAGAAAGGTCTTTATTATAAGTGGTTTTATGGAGATGTTATCATCTACAATGGATGGTATGACCTTCCTGATACAGTTCTGTTTGATATATCATACAAAGAACATTGTATTACACAAAAATCTAAATGGGCATCATTTGATAGAAAGCAGTATGATGCTATACTTGAATACTTTGCGGAACAAGGATTGAAACCTATTATCAATACATATAAGCCTGTATTTTAAAGAGAAAACAATGCATCGTACAGGTTAAAAATTAAAAGCATAAAGGAGAGTCACAAAATGGGAATTACAGATAAATTCGGAAACTTTCAAATTAAGAAATCTGATAGAATCAGCAAGGAAGATCAAGTATGGTTGACTCACAGAGAGGAATTATATAAACGAGCGATTGCAGTTTACAAGTCTGTTTATGATATCTATAAGACAGAAAATGAATCATATTCAGAAGAAGACCGTAAAAATTACAAGTATTCTCCTTTTTTGGTCGGGAATTTTGGTGTCCCAAAATCGCTTTCTGATGTTCAAAATAGTTATATAAGTGGTATTTTCAGTTACTTTTCAAATAAGTATAATGTGCAACTTGAAAACAATTTTGATAGATATGATCTGGATAGAGAATATTACAGATACACTGACTCAGAACCTATCAAAGAGCTTGTTGTTGACTTCATTGACTACCATGCAGTGCTTGACAAGATTTTTGACCAGTTAGGCGGTATGAGTTTTGAAGAAAAGGCTATCAAAGAAATAAAAGATAAATTGAAAGAAAAATGTTACAACGGCTATCGTGATACATGGGAAATTAAAGTAAAAGGTAATAAATTCACATATACAGGTGGTTATTGTAGTAAAGAAAAATATTTTGATTATTACAATTTCGGTGGTACAGAATGGTTATGTGCTTTTATTGATGCGTTGGCATTTAATACATATGGAGAAAAAACACAAGTTTATTCACTGAATCATCTATATGACTCTTATTCTATAAGACTTGAAGAGGATGATTTTCAGAATGGATTTTCAGCACCAGAGGTCGGAGTCAAGCATATCAAACTCTTCAAGAATGGAAGGGTTGATGTTACTTTTACAGATGCAGAATTTTGCCGTAAATTCGCAAGAGAATGGTGTGGTTATACACTTATTTAGGAGGAATCATATACACGATAATAAATGTAATTGAATGGAGATATACAAGTCATGAAGTATAAATGTACAAATGAAGTAATCCCACAGAAAATGAGGGAAGACATCAATACAAAAATTGAATATATTGTGAATAACGATTTGCCAGAAGTAGAAACAGGTATTTCAAAAGATGATATTTTCAATGCATATACTGGATTAGGTGGGCTTCATGGTTTAGAGTTCAACAACTATGATAGTTACTATGATTATCAGAGAGCGAAAGCAGATATTGAGCAAGGACAGTTCTTTACACCTTATAAGCTGGTTGAATGGATTTATAATTGTTTACATATTTCAAATACTGATTTGATAGCAGATCTTACTTGTGGACATGGTTCATTTATTAGTTGTGCGCCGGTTGAATCGAATTTTTACGGTTGCGAATTAGACGGGAAGCCGTACAGAGTGGCAAAATACCTTTATCCAGATGCAAAGCTGGAAAATACAGATATTCGTTTTTATGAGCCGAAAATTACTTTTGATTATGTTCTGGGAAATCCACCGTATAATCTGAGATGGAGAAAAGATGACAGTAGCTATTTGTCAGAATATTATTATTGTCTGAAAGCTGCGGAACTGTTAAAGCCAGCCGGAGTTATGGCTATTATCGTACCTATGTCGTTTTGTGCTGATAGTTTCTCTGATGGTGGCATGATTAACGGAATGAATGAGCATTTTAATTTTATCTGCCAAGTAGAACTTGACAAGAATACTTTTAAGCATTTGGGCGTTGAGAACTACAAGACCAAAATAGTGTTCTTTCAGAAAAAATCTGAATATACGAAAGAAGTTCCATATAGTACAGAGATACTTTCCGGCATTACTTCCGATGAAGTATGGGAGCAGTATTTAAAGCCTATTACAGAAGAAAGAGAACAGATTAAAAACAAGATTTTTCTGGAAACCGTAAGAAATAGCAAAGACGATGAATCGTGGAACTTTAAGGTAGAGAAACTTCTATATGATATTAAACGAAATCCAAAAACATGCAGCCAGTATGCAGAATGTTGTGAATATGTCAATAGATATAAGACACAGAAAAAACCGGATCATATCAAATGGGACGAATGGGAACAGCTTAAAATCAAGCCGAAAGATGTTATTAAGCATTTAAAAATGGCATTATGTTCACAGAATCCAAAACTTGATAGAACTGGTAGAATTATTAAAAACAATTATACATTTGAGTATAATGGCGATTTTACATCTATAAATGATGTTGTGTTGCAAGGCTTTTCAATGGGGCATTTTCAGTCAAAATGGATTGATAAGATCGTGAATAAAAAGCGAAAGATGTATGATATCCAGAATATGCCATTTTCTGAAATGCAACCAAACAAAAAAATAGCAAAGTGGCTTGATGAGTTCGCATTGACGGATGATGAAAGAACTATAAAGCTGAATAATGCTCAGAAAGCGGATCTGAATCTGTTTATTCAGAAACCATATAGTTTCATACAGTGGGAACAGGGAAGCGGTAAAACATTCGCCGGAATTGCAATAGGTAAATATCGTTTGCAGCACGATCATGTGAAAAATGTATTTATTGTGAGTACGGCAATCTCAATCAAGAACAATTGGCAGGATGTATTGGATCAGTACGGTATTGATTTTGTTATGATTGGAAACCTTGCAGATATTCAAAATATCAAAGAAGGTCAATTTGTAATTATCACTTTAAATATGATGTGTAAATATCATAAATTCATCAAGCGATATGTAAAATCAATCTGCCAGAAAGCCGTTTTGATTTTTGACGAATCGGATAATATGAGTAATCAGGATAGTAAACGGACAAAAGCCGTATTAAATGCTTTTCGCCGGCTGAAGTATAAAACACTGATGACGGGTACAAGCACAAGGAATAATATCACTGAAATTTATCCTCAGTTTGAATTATTGTACAACAATTCTATCAATATGCTGTCTGAATGTGAGTATATTATGGAACGCAACAAAGATGGAGAACTGGAAAACCGGATAAATGAATATTTTTTACAGCCATATCCAGCATATCGTAAGGGTAGTAAGTTATTTGCAGCGAGTCATATTCCAGAGAAAATCACTGTATTTGGCGTATCTCAGTTCACACAAGATATTCTTAATGCAGACATTTTGAAACAGATGATTGATAAGACGATTATCACACGTACATTTGAAGAAATTACTGGCAAACAGCTTTATGAGATTATACAGATTGCTTGTGAAATGGGAGAAGAAGAGAAACGTCTGTATAAGGTTGCATTGGATGAGTTCTATAAAATGGAATATCTGTTTGCGAAAACTGGGAACAGCCGGAAAGATGCAATGTTGAAAATTTTGAATCAGTTGCTTGCACTTTTGAAGATTTGCGCTGCGCCTCAGATGTTGAGAGAGTACAATCAGTCGATAATGCCGGAAAAATTCAAAACTGTATTATCACTTTTAGACGAATTTTCTGATGAAAGAGTTGCTATTGGTGTGCGTCATATTTCAGTAGTAAATGCATATGCAAAGGAAATCAGAAAAGCATTTCCGGGCAGACCTGTATTTGTGATTACTGGAAATGAAACTACATTGCAACAGAGAAAGAAAATTGTCAAAGAGTTAAAAGAAACAACAAACGGAATTCTGATAAGCACACAGCAGAGCTTATCTGCAAGTATGAATATTGATTTTGTGAATAAGTGTATTATTCCAGAATTGCACTGGAACAACTCCAGTATGAGCCAGTATTATTTCCGCTTTATTCGTTATACTTCAACGGAATTCAAGCAAGTGTATTTTGTAACATATGAGAATAGTATTGAAAGTAATCTGTTAAAAATGATTCTTGTAAAAGACAAATTGAATCTGTTTATGAAGGATCAGGATTTGACAGACGATGAATTATATGAACATTTTGGAGTGGATAGTAATATGTTGCAGAACCTCATGTATAAAGAAAAAACGGAAGAAGGTTATGTAATAAGATGGGGAGATCAAAAAGTATCATAAAGAAACAACCATATATAAGGAAAGAAATTTATTCCAAAGGCTTGCCTGTTCTTTTAGAATCCGATACTGGCAAAAAGATATATGGAAAGTTTATGAATATTGCAGACGAAACAGCACAAGCTTGGTTACAAGGTGTTGTAGATTTGGTTGAAATTTTGCATATAGATATACAAGGGTTGGATGTGCTTTGGAATCTTGTTCAAGAGTATGGTGTACCAACCGCAAAGAAAATGTGTAGGGAGGTTTAATTATGGATTTAACAGAATTCTATCCTGAAGAAATAGCTGAAGCACTATGTAATTTAGCATATGATAATCCTACAACAGAAGTTATAAATGGCTGTAAAGACGGTTTGCTTGGATTATTGGCATTAGCTCAAAATCCATATAATCCAGAAGGATACAGAGTATTGTACAAAGTGCTTGAAACAATTGTAGATGTACAGGAGGTTTGATTATGGGACAGTATTATAATGTTGTAATTAAGAATAAGAATACAATAATCACATACAACAAAAAAGTTGATGGCAAGTACACAATGCCAAAATTGACAGAACATTCGTGGTGGTATAATCCATTTGTTTCTTCAATTGCAAAATTGTTATATAAAAATCCCTGTAAAGTGGCGTGGATAGGTGATTATTCTAAAGAAATCATCCAGACACTCTTTGAATTTGCTTGGGAAGATGAGGTTGAAAAACATAGCATACATCAGGATGAAATGTATCTTGACGGTAAGTATCTTGTTAATCATACAATAGGAGCATATCTCGATTGTGACAAGTATAAAGCAAGATGTAATAATAATGGTTGGATTTTACATCCATTGCCGTTATTGACAGCCGTAGGCAACGGTTTGGGTGGTGGAGATTATTATGGCATCAATAAAGATCAAGTTGGCGGTTGGGCTTGGTGCACAATATCCGTTGAAGATGATATTCCGGTTGGATATGAAGAACTTGAATATATATTCAGAGAAGATTAAAACGGCACTTTTAAGGAGAACTATAAACGATAAGGAGAAATATAAATGAATAAATCAGAGTTTTTGTTATACATTGAAGAAAATTTCAATATAACTGGTGAGAGTTATCGACTGATTAGTAATATTCTTGATTTCGTTTCAAACAATGCTACTAATGAGAATGAGCAATATAATATGTTATGCAATCTTCTTGATGGAACAATCGGATTATCAGATATGGAGTTGCGTAAAGTGTATCTGTAAGTAATTACTTTTAAGATTGTTTAATAGTTATATTCATAAATGAGGTGCAAAAAATGTTATATAAATGGTATGACGGCAAAAAGTATAGAGCTAATAAAAAAACAGAAGCAATCTTTATAAAATGGAAATCAATTGATAATGCTGTGGATATGAGAAAAAATAAATTAACTTTAGTACAATATGAAACTATACCATATATTTGGCACGATTTGGTGCAATTAGGTGTAGGGAGAACAATCTCACCAGAAGTTGCAAATTGGTTTAAGAAACAAGACTGTAAGGTTCAGATGGATTCAGATAGCATTAATTATATAATAATGATTTGATTACGGCAAACAGAGATTAAAACACTTTTATAACTCGGAATTGTTTATGTAATATTACATAATATAGTTTTTTTAATTAAGGAGGATTAAAGTATGGATATATCAAAAATACAGAAAATATACAACGATATTGATCGGGTAATCAATTCTTCAATGCTGGATAAATATGGAACTATCGAAGATATTTTTACATCTTTGTGTGGGCGTGATGATGAGATGTTGACTTTTGAGTATGCTGTTAATGTCTTGATTAGTCTGGACAAAGGACGTTTTTATCGAAAAAATCTTGAAAGGTATATGGACATATTTTGCGGTAACGCACAAATGGTAAAGGCATTACTAAATAAGCAAGGAGAAATTATAAAACAGTATCATGATTTTCAATTAAAATGGATGGCTGCACACGGTTATTCTCTAATAGATTTTTTAAGTAAAATTAACGATTGTTATGAGGAGTTACAGGCAAAAGAGCCAGTGTTTAAAGGTTGTCTTTACGATAAGACTATTGATATTTGGGATGCATTTGATTTGTTTGAAGATACAGGATTTAAAGGTGGAATGATTTATCCTTGCTTTGATGAATGGTTAGACAATGAATGTATAGAAGATGACGACTAAAAATAAAACCGATATTTTAATGCCGATAAAGAAAAAGGAGTGTGTAAAGTGGACAAGATAGAGAGCATGTTTAGTGTTGAAGGTTATAATAAAGATGCTGACACATATGTGCCCTACGGATTGTTTGGAACATATATCGAAGCCAAAACTCATCTTAATACTCTGTTGCCCTTACTGAGAAAAGGTTTACTCACAGACAGGAGAACAAAAGAACCGATAGATTGGCTTAACATTGTGGAAAATAATAAAATATTAGCGAGTTTCACTTGAAATATTGTTGATATTATGATATAATAAAGGAGAATACAAAATGAGACAATATACAATTGACGATGCAAAACGGTTGATAACTGATTTTTGCGAAGAAGAATATGGAACAGAGAATGTTGACTTTTCAAACCTTGAATGTATCGGTATTGCCTATACAACAACAGAAGATGAACGGTTTGAAATCCAAACAAACATTGATTTGATACACAATACAATGGATACGATGATTGGCATATGAGTATGTCGAATTGGTAAAACATAAGGAGGATATAATATGCTGTTAAGACCAAAATATTTGTCAAATGGCAACGCTTGTATTGATTATAAGAACGGTGTTGTGATTCTTACAGTCATCGACAAGGCAAGCGGTCATGAGTATACAGTGGATATGTATGGAATTGACCGAAAAACTTTCAAAAATGGTGATTGGCAAACACTATTTGAAAAAGTAAAGGAATGGCAAATCTGGAAAAACAATAAGGCATTAGATTTCACAGATGGTTTTGCTTTAACTTACGATACAGACAATTGCGAGATAGTCTTTGTTGAAAGGAAAACTGGTGACACACACACATATATATATAGACCTTGCCCAGATGGGAAAGGATATTGTACAATCACAGGGGAAGACGAATGTGATGGTTGCAAGCTTAATGCAGGGTACGATGGCTATGGTGTTAGACCTTGTGGACAACAACACTGCTGGTGGGGTTGTGTTTTCTGTACAGAGAATCACTATTCTTATCGAGAGCCATTTGAAGATAGCAAATAAAATGGAGGTATACAAAATGAAAAAAGTATATGAAGTAAGAATGGAAAATTGGGAATATCGCAACCGTAAAAATAATCTTACTACAAAACAACTTGCCGACCATGCGTGCTACTGCGGAGGTAATTGTTTAGGCGATACTTATAATGTTATCGGCAGATTTAACACTTTAGAGGAGGCTCGAAAGTTGTTTGAATCTTCAAAAGATAAGTGTACAACAACTTGGGGATTGGAGCATGGACTTCATACATACACTTATGATGTGTTGTACATCCAAAGCATCCCTCTTAATGAGGATGATGAAGAGGATTATGATGCGGATGCAGAGTGGGAAATTTGGGATATTTATGTCGCAGAATTAGCTTAACAATTAGAACAAGTACAAAATTTAGATCGGAGGCGACCATATGATGAATGATTCTCAAAGCATCAATGATATTTTAATTTCTTTCTTCCAATCTGCAATGACTGAAAAAAATATAACATATCGTGTGCTTGCACAAAAAATGAAGTGTAGCGAAAAAACAGTTTTCACTTATTTTAATGATAAGCAAACCAAAAGAAACATTCCGTATAGCGTAGCGGTTGTGATTTATTTTGTGTTGATGCAAAATAAAGAGTTTACAAATGCCGAAGAAAGAGAAAATTTAGAGAACGAAATCAACCATAGTTTTTATTCTGCATTCCGTAAAGCTTTTGATTTGGCAGGTAAGAATTATTTGAAGCTTGAAGCAGAGTATGGCATTTCGCATTCAACATCTTATTGCTATTATACAAAGAAAAAAGCACCTTTATTAAATTCGGCGTACAAAGTATCGCAATTACTCAATTTTGAATTACCATATATTTCAGACATAATCAATCAGCAGATAAAATAAAAAAGCACACCATTATGGCATGCTTTCGAGATACAAAAAAATTACGATTTAATTTATGTGGTAGTAACCTCGCACACTATGACATAAGCGAGGTTACTACAACGGAAGAAAGGATAAAAATTTATCTGCAATAGCAGAAATTAAAAAACAAACTTCCGTATCTATATAATATCACTTTTATGAAATGTTGTCAAGAATAACATTTCTTATAACACGCAATAAAAAAGGAGCAAACACTATGACAATCAAAGAAGTTAAAGAACATTACAAAGGACAATATGTTGAATGCGAAATCTACAGATTTACAGACTTTACACATCGTGTTCACAGTGATTTCATTTATACACCTGACGATATAGAGAATGATCTGTACAATGAAAATGAAGAAGTTCTGTATGAAGAACTTATGGACGAGGAAGAGTATGGTATGACCGTCATAGCTAATGGTGATGTTACCGCAGATTTTGATGATTGGTTTGGTGACAAGAATGCTCAAATTTTGGTTATTATTCTCAGCGAAAATCCGCCAAAATATTGGGTTGCTTACGAAGGAACAAAAGAGTTAATTGACTCTTTCGATACTTATGAAGATGCAAGCAAAGCACTTAAAAAGTACGAAGAGCAAGATAAGGCTGACGGTATCTATACTGAAGATTTTTATGAGATCCTATTTAAGTAAGGTGGAATTAAAATGAAAAAAACAATGAAAGATAAAATCATAGAAGTCATCGAAAATTGTTATGCCGATGACAAAGGGCATTACAGTTTCAGGAATAAAACTGCTTTAAGGCTTGTTAAAGAAAACCTTAACATCACATATAATGACCATTGGTACACGGTGAAAATCTATGATGAAACGATGAAAATTTACTGTAATCAAAAAGATTTTCGGTGGTTAGAATATTTTGCACAAAACGAAACGGCACTTACAAAAGCTAAAGAATTAACAAAACAACATTTCAAAAAAGAATTATCCCCCGAAAGAAAACGGTATTTTGAAGAATTAAATGCAAAAAGACACAAAAAATCAAAGGTGGAATTAAAATGAAAAAATATGTTAAAGTTATTGATTCTGTTATTACATTCAATTGTGAGACACTTAAATTAAAACAACCTACAGTTACATATGAACCACCAAATAAATTTGCCACACCAACCACGAAAGCAGGTATTAATCCTGATAAGAATGTAATAGCTATTAATATTGACACCGTATGGGAAAGCTCCGTAGAAATATGGTGGGTGATATCACACGAAATGAGACATTTGTGGCAGGTAAAAAACGGACAGTTTAATGTAGATAACTACAAGCCATCACAAGAAAATAATCTAAAATCCTATGCAATGCAATTTGAGGAAGTTGATGCTAATGCTTGGGGTGTATATGTGATAATTTCGTTATTTCACACACGCCCCTTGTTGGAAAATATCTACGGCGAAAAGGTGTGGCAGCAAATTTTGAAGAGGGTTGAAGAAATAAAGGTAGAATATAAATAAAATTCTTGTTTTAGAACGGATTCGTCATAAGGAGGAATGTAGTTTTATGAAAAGTCAATATAGAGAAATCAGAAGCAACTTCATTGATTATGATAAAAATATAATGTATATTGATGCTTGGAGAACAACAAGTTCCAACGAAGAGGGTAAAGTGATTGCGAAAATCAATCTCTCTAATTCCGAGGTGGAATATGTTGACGAGAAAGCTAAAACTGATGCTTATGCTCAGACGGTAATAAGGAGGGTGCTAAATGCCGTGGTTTGACAATAACGATAAACCAATCGAAGTGAATCATACCGAGATGATAGAAAGAGTAGAAAATGACATTCGGCTCTATGGCAAAGATTTGAAATGTTATGTTATTATTTCGTCTCGCTCTGTTGCAAATTCGCCTGACATACAGATAGTAAGCAGATTTAGTCTTAAAAAATCTATTATAGGCGGTATGACAGACAAAGAATACGCCCTATCAATTACGCTTGAAGAATTGTTAAGTAGACTACGGTACGAACATTATGTATCGGAAGATGTATAAAACAAAGGTTTTATATATAAAAAATAGACATCACTTCGACCTGCGAAAATCTGGTGATGTCTATACCAAGTAAGCTATCGAAAGATGGTCAGCGTTAGCTTACCCATTTTCAAAGCCTAATATGATGATACACTATTGGGAAAATTTTGTCAATGTTATTTCCATATTTTGTGGGTTGATTATAATAAAGAAAAAATTTACAATAATAATGAAAGGCGAATGAACACATATGAATAATTTGAACTACGATTTAAGAGGTGGATAAGTATATTTACTTAGTAGGTGATGTAATTGCACAATATAACAAACTCTATTGACAATAGCTTATTCTCTTGTTATAATAAATAATCGAACAGATGTTCTACATACAAGGGTGATATATATATGATAGTTGCATTAAAAGATTGGGAGAGTGTACTGAAAAACTATTATTTTGTATTCAACGACAAAAATTATGATACGGTAAAATGGTCGATATTGAATGATAGAGTAATACAATTCAGTAATCAAAAAGAACCTGTAAGCAGCAGTGTAGTGTTTGCAGGAGTAAGATACATAGATAATAATTGTGCAAAATTACTAATTGTGCTTAATAATGGCGATAAATATTTGGCATACAAATATGCAAAACGAACTTGACATTTACGAACTGTGTGATATAATAAAGCCAAGAAATCCAGAAAGGAGGGCTTGAATGTTAGGAATCAAGCCAAAGATTGGCGAAGTATATCTCATAGATTTTCCACAAGATGGACACACACAGGGCGGAATAAGACCGGGTGTAATTTTTCAAAATGATGTTGGTAATAAATACAGTCCTAATGTTGTTGTTCTTCCTTTGACTACTTCGATAAAAAAGATATCTCAACCTACGCATGTGTATATTAGCAGCAAGAATTCTGGTCTTAGGTATGACAGCATGGTACTGTGTGAAAACCCAATATCTATTTCTAAAGATCGAATCTCCAAAAAACTTACAAAACTCAGTTCATATCATATGACTCGCATCACAGAAGCAAATTTACTTGCTTCTTCTGCGATTGCGTATTTGTCATTTGATGAGCTACTGCATGTTTGGGAGAAAAGTCAAGATTTTGCAGACAAAAGGTTGGTGATGGCGTGACTTTTGGTCAATTAATCCTCTGCTTAGTTGTTTTGGCAGTAGGATATATATGGATAAAACTTAAATAAGAAGAGGTGTTATATATGATAGGAGAATTATTATTGGTTGGTTTGGCAACAGTAACGGAAGGTTTGAAGACCACTTTGCATTATTCAAAATCCGAATGGGCTAAAGATCGAGTGAATTCCAGACATAAATACAATAAAGAAAGACAGTCCGAAATTGAGGACGCTTTGTTTGGGTATTATACATCGGAACGAGGACGCAAAAGAGAGGAATATCAGCAGATATTAGATGATGCAGGTGTTACTTATTATGATGATTACGATATAATAAAAAAGATTGCCATTATTGAAGGATGGGAGTATTATGATTTTTGCGAATGGAATCGTGAAGTGCAAAGAGAAATGCGTTAATATGTAACTTTTCAGCGATTGTTTCTGTTTACAAATAATGCCAAATGTGATACATTATACATATATAATTTTATTCGAGGTGCTGATGATATGTATAATGAGACTACGAAAATGGCTTTTGTTTCGACATTATCGTCGAAACAAAATATACTGTTAGCGACGGCATTGTTTAATAGTATAGAAATTTTTGAACAAGAATCTGAAAAGGACATTTCACGGTTCACAGAAGAAAATCTTCAGAAAGTTCAGGCTAAAGTAGCGGGCAGTAAAACATATGCTTCACGGAGACAAGACGCTTCGATGCTAAGGAATTACTTAGATTGGGCGTATAAGAATCATATTTGTGATACAAATATATCTTCATATGTGTTGCAGGCTATGGATATTAATGCTAATACGGTATTAGTTTCGTCTCCACAACACTTACAATTTCAACTTGATGCTGTATTTTCACCGGAAATAGAAGATAATGTTGATTTGTTGTCGAGAGGATTTGTTTGGATGGCTTATATGGGCATCCCAAAAGGAGACACGATAAAGATTACAAGCAATCATGTATCTATAGATAACAATAACAAAAAGAAAATTATTGCATACAATAATACGCTCTACGAGATTCCAACTGAAGCTTATATAACGATCAACAAATTGTGTTCTTTGAAATATTTAACCACTACAACAAGGGGTGGTATTGTTCGTAAATTCGACAGAGTTCAAGGTTGTGAATTGTTAAGAGGTACAACCCGTCTTAACAATATAACAGTGGAATATTTAAGAACTCGTATAACCCGCAAATCAAAAGCATATCGTTTATCGAAATTATTATCTTATGATTCGTTATATAAAAGTGGAGTGTTTTACAGGCAGTACATATTGGAACAGCAGGGTTTCATGCCTACATTTGCTGAACTAATGCATTCTCGGAGTTATACCGAACACGATGGAAAAACAGATGTTTATTTCCAAGATAAACTAAAAACTATACACGCAGAATACACTGCTTGGAAGGATAAGTATTATTCACTTATATAAAGTTTAATAAAGATTTTTAAAGGCGGTACAGTTCGCCTTTAAAAAATAATCATTAAGTCAGTTTTGTATATTAGAAAGTATAAAACTGTAAGGAGGTGGTGCTTATGATTGTGCTAATTTAACAAAAAATTAATATATAGGGGGAATTATTATTTCTGACAATAAGTCAATTTATCAAACATTATCGTCAATTGATGTGTCTGGCAAGGTTAAGCCAAAAAATGGTATGAATTATTTACCATGGGCGTCTGCATGGGCATACATAAAAGAGTATTTTCCAAATTCGTCATATACCGTAGTTAGAGACGATAACGGTAATCTTTACCATACTGACGGAAAAACTTGTTGGGTTGAAACAGTGTTATCCATTAACGGAGAAACTCAAGAAGAACAGTTGGCTATTATGGATAACCGTAATAAGTCTGTACCAGCCGATCAGGTAGAATCTACGATGGTAAACAAAGCTATCAAGAGATGCCTAACAAAAAATGCAGCATTATTTGGTCTTGGTTTGAATCTTTGGTATGGCGAAGAATTGAGTGATGAAGCAAAGCGTACCAAAGCTAAGAAAGTATCTGATTTAGATGTGCTTAAAGGCAAAGTAGTGTCTATTTGTAAAGAACTGGTGTCTAAAGGCGTTGATAGCAAAAAATTATATGCTTCTATTGCAGATATGTCAGGACATCAAAATCCGACCAAAATTACAGATATAGAGACGCTAAAAATTGTGCTTGAGCGACTTGAACAGTGGGAGGTTTAATATGAATCAAGTATGTGAAATTGGAAGAATTGTAAACGAACTCGAACTTAAAATAACACCTAATGGAAAGTCGGTTGTTAATTTTAGAATTGCAGTAAGGTCTTATGGCAAAGACAACGATGATTACTTTTTTAACTGTGTAGCATGGGGAAGTGTTGCAGAATTTATCTGTAAGCATTTTTCAAAAGGAAGAAAGATTGGAATTGATGGTGAACTGACTTCTCGTACATACGAAACAGAAAAAAAAGAGAAGCATCAGGTTGTAGAAATTATGATACAGAATGCAGAGTTTTGTGACGACAAGCGTAACGAAAGTGGTGATGATGCAAATATAACTACGCCGTCCAAGGCAGAACCTACTACATCTGAAACAGAGGACGAGTTACCATTTTGATTAACTTAAAACAATTAAAAAACCGATACTGGTCGTTTTCCAGTATAAATTCTTATCAGACTTGTCCTCGCATGTTCTTCTTATCATATATTGATAGGAAACCCCAAGAGGAAAACGCTTTTAGTCAATGGGGTTCTTTATGTCACAAATTGTTAGAAAGTTATTACAAAGGTCAAAGCAGCATTTTCGATCTTGAAGAGCAGTACAAAAATGCTTATAAAAGAACGGTTTTATCTGATTTCCCTAAAAATCGCTATGTTGATATGAATAAGAAATATTACCAAATAGGTCTTGAATATTTTCGAGGTTTTGAGGATGCTTTTTCTGAATATCAAGTAGTCGGTGTTGAACAGAAGATTAAAACCAAAATTGGCGAGTATAACTTTGTTGGTGTTATCGACTTAATACTTGAGAAGAATGGCGAGTATATTATCTGCGACCACAAAAGCAAAGGAGCTTTTAAGAACGAGCAAGAATTACGGAAGTATCTTTTTCAGTTGTACCTGTATTCCAAATACATATACGAAACATATCACACATATCCCACAAAATTGATTTTTAATATGTTTAAGCTCGGAGAAATGAAAAGCGTAGATTTCAATAAGAGTGAATATGAGAAAGCTTTGTCTTGGGCTGAGGCTTCCATAAATGAAATTCTGGAAGAAGAATGCTGGTTAGATAAAGTGTTCGTGCAGTACGCTGCTAAAGACAAAAATATCAATAATTACAAGTGTGATGATTTCTTTTGTAACAACCTTTGTTCGGTACGGGCATTTTGCGAGCGTTCTAAAAGCTATACTGAAGAGGACGATTTTGATTTTCTTGAGGAGTGATTATGTTTGCTTATTGAAAAAGACAAAATTCATAAAGCAAAAGAGAAATTAGGAGAGAAGAATGCTTTTGAAATAGCTCAAATTTTAGAAGTTGAAAATTTTGATGAGAGTCGTTTGAGAGCATGTTGCCCTTTCCACGAGGAAGATACTCCAAGTTGGATTTACAATCCAAAAACATATAATTTTCATTGTTTCGGATGTGGTATATCGACTGACATTATTGATGCTTATATGATTAAAGGACATACATATTTGGAAGCAGTTCAGTATTTATTTGAAAAAGCAGGCATTAAATATGCGTTTGGAGAGATGGGTGTAAAGACTAAAACCCAGTACCGATACCCAAAACCTGTAGAATGTCACTCAAAAAACAAAATCGAAGAATACTTAGGTTTACGAAAAATATCACCAAGCACAATTGACTATTGCGATATTAGACAAGACTCTCATGAAAATATAGTGTTTAACTATTACGACACGAACGATGTGCTTACTCTGGTTAAATACCGACCGAGCCATAAGATAGATAAGAGCAAAGGTGAAGTAAAAACATGGTGTCAAAAAGATGCAGATACAAGTCCAATATTGTTCAATATGAATCGTGTTAATGTTGACAGTCCTTTACTAATATGTGAAGGAGAAATTGATTGTGCTTCAGCTATAGAAGCGGGATTCACTAATGCAGTTAGTGTCCCGCTTGGGGCTGGAAACTTTCATTGGATTGAACATAATTGGGACTGGTTAGAACAATTCACCGATATTATTGTATGTGCAGATAACGATGAAGCGGGACAAAAAATGATTAAAGAGGTTTCAAGTAGACTTGGAAACTGGCGAACAAAGATTGTACAGTTACCCACAACGGTAACAAAATCAGATGGCAGTCAAGCTTTTATTAGTGATCTCAATGAGACATTGTATTGGTTTGGAAAAGAATATGTACTGAAACTTATACTGGATGCAAAAGATTCGCCTGTTGATAGCGTTATTGACTTTTCAGACATTGAAGATGTTGACCTTTCTCAAATTGACGGTATTTATACTGGCATTACAGAGTTAGACAATAAGCTAATGAAAATGTTTTATGGTACAGTTACAATTCTGACGGGTACTAATGGCAGTGGTAAATCATCTTTACTGTCACAGTTTATATGTCAATCGCTTGACCAACAAAAGTCTGTTTGGTTGTATTCTAAAGAGCTTCCTAATTCGATGATGAAAAACTGGATTGATTTTATATTTGCAGGTAGACACAATATCGATCAGTTTCATGACAGTAAAGGAAGTGTATATTACAAAGTTAGTAAAAGTGCTCGTACTAAAATTGATGGATATTATAAAAACCGTCTTTATATTTATAAAGATGATTATGACAACTCAGTCGATAATATCAAAAAATCAATGGAGGATTGTGTTAGGAAGTATGGTTGTAAAATGCTCATATTGGACAATCTTACGGTCATCAATCTTGGAGCTACCGACAACAATAAAAACGAAACACAAAACGCATTCATGTCTTGGTTGACCAAATTTGCAGCCACATTTCAAGTTGTTATTATTTTGGTTATTCATCCACGAAAAGGACAGCAGGTTACTCGCCTTTGTAAATATGATATTGGTGGTTCTGGAGGTATGTTAGATCTCGCTCATCGAAGTTTCTCGTTATATAGAGTGAAACCCAATGAAAAGCAAACTGGTGACGAATTAGTTAAAAATTATGATGTTATATTGGATGTTTTAAAAGACAGGATGAGAGGACAGGAGAATTTATCAATTCCAATGTGGTACGATCCGCCATCTCGTAGATTTTACACCAACGAAATGGAGTTTGGAAAACAATACGCATGGGATAAGAATAAATACACAGAGTCTATTCCTTTCCCGCATCCAAACGAGACAAGTGAAGTGTTCGGAAAGGAAGATTAATATTATCGACAATTATGTTGCTTACCATATACATACAGACTATTCTCTTAAAGACAGTGCCACCAATTACAAAGATTATGTTGATAAAGCAGTAGAGTTGGGACAGCATGCAATTGCATTTTCAGAACATGGCAATATGCAGGGCTGGGTTAAGAAGAAAATGTATTGTGACTTAAAAGGCATTAAGTATATACATGCAGTTGAGTGTTACTTAACAAAAAATCATACAGACAAAATCCGAGACAATTATCATACAGTTCTTATTGCGAAAAACTATGAAGGTGTTAAGGAACTCAACCGGCTTATAAGTTTGTCAAGAACTGACAAAAATCATTTTTATTATGTTGGCAGAATCTCGTTTGAAGAGTTTCTTTCACTGTCTGACAACATTATCAAAACAAGTGCCTGTCTTGCTTCTCCTTTAAATAAATTACCTGTAGAAGATACATGGTATGAACAATTAGTTAAAGGGTATGATTATCTCGAAATTCAACCACACAATTGCAAAGAACAAATTGAATACAATAGACATTTAGCATATCTGTCTGAGAAATATCATATTCCGCTAATAGCTGCAACAGACGCCCACTCAGTTAATTCTTATAAAGCAGAGTGTAGACAAGTAATCTTAGATGCTAAAAAACAACATTACGAAGGCGAAGATAAGATGGACTTAGTGTATAAGTCTTACGATGAATTAGTGAAAGCTTTCGCAACACAGGACGCAATACCGAGTTCTTTATACATAGAGGCTATTAACAACACCAATGTTATGGCAGATAGTGTCGAAGAGTTTATGCTTGATACATCGATTAAGTACCCTATTTTGTATGGCAGTGCTGAAAAAGACGAACAAAAATTTACTTCATTGGTATATCAAAAATATCAAGAGAAGCTTGATAATGGTGTTATTTCATCAGAAGAAAAGGATAGATTTGATAAAGCAATACCTGAAGAACTGAGAGTCTTTAAGAAAGTAGGTATGTCGGGTTTTATGCTTTCAATGAGTGAAATTCTCTCACATTTTAGAAATCAAGGAAAACCAATAGGTTTTTCAAGAGGTTCAGTTGGTGGCTCAAGAACAGCGTATGTTACCGATATTATTGACCTAAACCCTGAAAAATGGGGTACAGTATTTTCTCGATTCTGTAATGAAGACAGAGTAGAAGTAGGAGATATTGATGTTGATGTTGTAGAATCGGATAGACCAGAAATGTTTGAGTACATTATAGATAAATTCGGTAAAACAAAAACAGCCAGAGTTCCTACATATTCGACACTGAAAGATTTGGCTGCTATTGATCTGATAGGACAAGCATTTCGACTTAATTGGGAATTAAGACACCCAAAAACCGATTTTAGTGAGTGTGAATATTCTATTCAAAAAGTCAAAGAAATTAAGCAATGTTTTAATACCAATCCTGATTTAGCAAGACAAAAGTATCCGAAATTGTTTTATTACTATGATGGCTTGTTAGGTATTAAGCATGCACAGTCGGTACATCCAGCAGGAATTGTTATTAGTCCAATTACTTTAGCTGACAATTACGGTGTGTTCGAGAAAGATGGCTACTGTACTCTTCAGATTGATATGGATGAAATTCATGATGTAGGGTTGACCAAGTATGATTTGCTTGTATTAAAGACAGTGCAAGTTATTAGTGAAACTTGCAAATTCGCTCATTTACCTTATCCAAAATCTCACGAGATTGATTGGGATGATCAAAATGTATGGGAAAGCATGTTAGAAACTACAGGTTCTATTTTTCAGTTTGAGTCTCCTTTTGCTATAGATTGTTTAAAAAAATATAAGCCTAAAAGTATTTTGGATATGGCAATAGTCACGGCTGCTATTAGACCATCAGGTTCTTCTTACAGAGAGGAGCTATTTAAGCATATACCTCATAAAAATCCGTCAGAGGTTATAGATAAACTGCTTAATAAAAACAATGGATATTTAATATTTCAAGAGGACACAATTAAGTTTCTTCAAGAAATATGCGGACTGTCGGGCAGCGAAGCTGACAATGTGCGTAGAGCAATCGGACATAAAGATGAAAAGAGATTGGCTAAAGCATTGCCGTCAATACTTGAAGGTTATTGTCATAAATCAAATTCTCCAAGAAATGTTGCAGAACTGGAAGCTAAAGAGTTTCTTCAGATTATTCAAGACAGTGCCAGTTATCAATTTGGTATGAATCACGCCATTGGATACTGTATGATTAGTTATTTGTGTGCTTATTATTACTACTATTATCCGTATGAGTTTTGCACAGCATATTTAAACTGTGCAAAGAATGATGAACAAATACAGACGGGAGAAAAAGCTGCTAAAGCAAAAGATATTGAAATTACATTACCTAAATTCGGAATTTCGTTAGGAAACTATTATTTTAACAAAGACCTTCACGCAATTGCAAAAGGTATTGGTTCAGTTAAATTTTTATCTGAAGAGGTCGCCACAGAACTTTTTAAAGTTTACAACCAACAGCCGACCAGTTTTATAGATGTAATTCGTCTCTCCGACCAAGAGACTTCTGTGGGACTATCTAAAATAGAAATTTTAATTAAAATAGGTTTCTTCGACCACTACGGAATTCAATCGAAACTATTATACATACTTGCAACTTATCAATTCTTTAGAGCGTCTACCGGCAAGGGATTTCGCAAGAATATTAAGAAGTCCGTATTACAAACAGAGCATTTTGAATTGTACGACATAGTAAAAAATAATAGTACAGACTTAAAGAAAGATAACACTATTAAAGAATCGTTCACTATTCAAAACATAGATAACATACTAAATGGCATCGAAACTATTGCAAATCAAATGAATTTCAAGGCTTGGAATTATAAACGCATTATTCAAACACAGGAACAATATTTGGGGTATATTGATTTAACCACACACAAAGCTGAAGATAGGCAGAAACTGCTCGTAAAGAATGTCTACCCTCTTAAAAACAAACAAACTAACGAGGAATTTGCAAAAAGAATTTCGTATCGTTCGGTTGGTACCGGAAAAGAAGGAAGTTTAACATTAAAACACTATCTTTTTGCATCATTGCCATTGAAACAATATGATGTAATTTATGTGCCTTTAGATGGTATTTACAAAGATAAAAAGGGGTATTGGAATTTAACAAAATATAAATTGCTAAATTAAGAAAGGTGATTGAATGAGGCAAAAAATTGAACTTGTTACACTTAAGGATGTGTCTGATTTTACAGAGGCTGTAAGTCAGATTGACGAAGAAGTAACTCTTATCGGTAAAGATGAAAATGGCAAAGATTGGTCTATCAGTGGCAAATCATTCCTTGCAAGTCTTGTTCTTGCAAACGGTGTTGAAAGAGCAAAAACTAAAGCAGCACATAATGTTGATTGGAATACCATTACTTGTGTGTGCGACAAGGATATTTACTCAGTAATTAGTAAGTGGGCAGTAGGCTCGGTTATGGAGTAAACTATGGAAAACAAAATACATAGAACAGTAATGTTACACATTCAGCTTCAGCGAGATGATTTTGACGATTTTCTTCACATAGCAGATGAATTAATGAGTGGCATTATTGAAGTAGCACAAGGCAAGGAAGTGTTGTCCGGTAAAAGTCTACTTGGATTAATGCTTATAGACACAAATAAGCCACAAACACTTATTATCAGAGGTTTTTTCACTGATGATTATGTGGATAAATTTAGAAAATGGGAAATTAAGGAAGGGTGATTATATCCGATTTGGTAAGAAGATAGCAAGTTTATGGGTGATGTTAGGTATGATGTTTGGCTTTTCGGCTTGTGGAGAACCAAACATCTCCACCCCTGACACTGCAACACGAGATACAGCCACTAAAGATACGGCAGTCAAATCAACAATGCAACCTACAACCGTGCAAGTCACAACAGAACCAACAACAGTAAAACCCACTGAGAAAACTAAAAAAGACAAGAAGAAGGTTGAAACAACCTCTCCTCCTACAGAACCGCCAACAGAAAAAGTTGAAGTTCAAGCAGAAACAAAAACTATTACAAAATCAAATAATACATATAACACATCGTCAGATGAGGTAGATTTGTTGGCAAGAGTAATTTATTGCGAAGCGGGTAATTGTAGCGAGTATTGTCAATGGTTGGTAGGTTCAACGGCAATGAATTTAGCTGACAGTAACGGTGGATTGAGAGCAGTAGCTTTTGATTATAATACATTCAATGTGGCAGGTATTCTTTACACGAGAGATCCGAGCGAGTTGTCTTATTCAGTTGCTCAAAGGATATTGAGTGGTGATAGAGATTATAATGTCAAAGCGTTCAGAATGAGTTGTTATCATTCATTTGGAGCACCGTATGCAGTGGTAGATAATGTTTATTTCAGCAGTTACTAAAAGGAGATAATAATGACTGTTAAATCAATTGTATTAGTTCTCGGAGCTTCGGGCTCTGGTAAAGATTACTTAGTAGACAAAGTTTGTAAGGAATATAATCGCAAAAAGGTTGTGTCTTATACGACACGACCAAGAAGAGATAATGAATCTCCAAACTCACATATTTTTGTGACAGATGAGGAGTTTGATAAACTGACCAATATCGTGGCTTATACCGAGTTTAACGGTTACAGATATTGTGCAACACAACAGCAAATTGATGACGCTGATTTTTACATAATCGATCCAAAGGGATTTGAAGATTTCAAGAATAATTACAAAGGCGATAAACTAATTGACTCTGTACTGATAGATTGTCCTGCTGTTGAAAGATTCTTGAGAATGAAGAAAAGGTATAAAGACAGCAAAACAGGAACTGTAAAAGCTATGGAGCGTATTATTAACGACCGTAAAGAGTTTAAAGATATTGAAGAAAAAGTTGACTATGTAATCTCAAATCGCACCGAGGAAGATGTTAAAAACTGTGTGTTCTTACTCAAAACAATGCCAGAAACTACAGAATGGGTGAACAAGTTTGTAGAATGGGAGGCAAAATAATGTATCACGGAATCAAATACAAAGGCTTACGCTATAAGCTCTTTTCTTTCCATTGGAAACGAAAAAATCACAATTGGAAGGATTGCCCAAAAAAGCTCAAGGCAATGAAAAAGGATTGGGAAAGGAAGTGCAAAAAATGAGGAAGTACGAAGCAGTTTGTAGTTCTGATGTGCTTGATGCAGTTGCAAACGGTGAAAAAATTTTATTAATTGACAGATTAATGGAAAGTATTAACAGTGTAGACGAAATAAGCACAAGAGATTTAGCGATTGCAATAAAAGCTGAAAACAAAGATAACAGATATGAGTTTTACAAGGATGTGAAAGTAAATGAGAGTTTATCAGTGTGATAGTTGTTACAAAATTATCGAAAATCCGTACATAGTTAAAATGAAGGAATTTTATGTAGGGATTGATATTGAATACTTTACTCGGATTAAAACTCCTGTCAAAAGTAAAAGAAAAATTAAAATACAGCTATGTGACGATTGTTACAAAGGCTTAAATCTTATTGCAGAAAAAAAGGAGCGTGATATGGATTGACAGCTAAAGAGATTAACAGATATGAAGTTTAAAAATCAACAAAAAGGAGAACTTAAATGGCAGAATATCATGTTGGTTGTGGTGCTTTTGGCATATACGCTGGCACATTAAATCATAAAAACAAATATATGTGGCAAAACAAATCTGAAGTTACAGATGAAGCAATTGGAGCTGTTAGAGATTATATGGTAAATAAATTGTTGGGTGGATTTTCTTCCCCAAAGCAAATCTCAAGTGGGTATGAATGGGATTTAAAGGACGGTAAAACAGTAGAGTTGCGAATTACAATCAAAAATAAAGACTAATACAGGGTTAAAGGTAACAATAAAAGGGGGGGTGATGCGTATGCTTTGAATTTACTGATAGTAAAAAATAAATAGGAGGAATTGAATGAAGAAATTTGAAAAAACAGTGTATGTCAGCCACAAATACGGTGGTGACAAAAACAATCTCAAAGAGGTTGAAGAAATTATTAAAACACAGCAAAAGAAACATCCGAATTATATGTTTATTTCACCGATACATATGTTTGGCTTTCTATACAATGATATGTCTTATGAAGATGGACTTGAACTTTGTCTGTATCAGCTTGCCGAATGTGATGAAATATGGGTGACAGGCGAAAAATGGTACGATTCAACAGGTGTTATCAAGGAAATTGAGTACGCAAACGCACATAAAATTGATGTTTTATTTGTAAAAAACGCAGAAGATAATCCACACAAAATTGAAGGTTCTGCTGATTACATTAGGGGTTTTGCTAAAGGTGTAAAACTTGGCAAAAAAGAATGGCAAGAAAACACGAGTAAAAAAAATAAAGTCGCATACATAAATGAAGATAACATTGTTCGTACATACATCTCTCATTTTCCTTTTTCTTTTGTTGTCAAATGCCCTTTCTGCGAGCTTGCACATAGAATCACACTTCACGATAAAAACCCAGCGAGAATATCTTGTAATAATTGCCATAATTTATTTGATTTTAGTAATCTTACATATGGTGATATTCTCTGAAAGTATAGGTGATTAAATGAAAGTAATTAAACGAGATGGTCGAGAAGTGGATTTTGACCGCAATAAGATTATTTCTGCAATTGGAAAAGCAAATAGTGAATCTCATATAAATCATGAAAAAACATTGTCTGATGATGAAATTAAAAATATTGCTACAAGAATTTATGATAAGCTCAGACGAAGTAAGCGAATTTATTCAGTTGAAGATATACAGGATTTAATTGAAGAATACATAGATAAATACGGTTGTTTTTCTTTGGTAAAAAGATATACACTTTACCGATACAAGCAGAGTCTAATCCGTAAGAAGAACACTACTGACGATGCAATCCTTTCACTGATTGATTTAAGCAACGAGAACATCAAACAGGAAAACTCAAATAAAAATCCCACTATCATTCCTACTCAGCGTGACTATATGGCAGGTGAGGTCAGCAAAGATTTGACTGATAGAGTTTTACTTCCTCAAGATATTGTTGAGGCTGACAGAGAAGGAATTATTCATTTCCACGATAAAGATTACTTTGCACAACATACTTATAATTGTTGCTTATGTAATCTTGATGATATGCTCCAGAACGGAACGGTTATCAGTGGCACTATGATTGAGAAACCACACAGTTTTTCAACGGCTTGTACAATTGCAACACAGATTATTGCTCAGGTTGCCAGCAGTCAATATGGCGGACAGAGTATCAGTCTTACTGCTCTCGCACCGTTTGTGAATATTAGCCGACAGCACATTAAAGATGAGTTGAGAAGAGAGTGGAGTCAGTGTGGATTTGAAACTGACGAAAATAAGATTGCCGAGATAGCCGAAGAAAGACTTCAAAAGGAAATCAACAAAGGTGTTCAGACAATCCAATATCAAGTGGAAACACTTTTGACAACTAATGGACAAGCTCCTTTTATCACAGTCTTTATGTATCTTAATGAAGCCAACAATGAGCAAGAGAAACACGACCTCGCTATGATTATTAAAGAAACACTTAATCAAAGATATAAAGGCGTTAAAAATGAAAAGGGTGTGTGGATTACACCTGCGTTTCCAAAGCTTATTTATGTACTTGAAGAGGACAACATTACTGAGGATAGCAAGTATTGGTATCTTACAGAGCTTGCCGCAAAATGTTCAGCTAAACGACTTGTACCTGATTACATTTCAGAAAAGGCGATGACAAAGCTAAAAGAAGGAAATTGTTTCCCTTCGATGGGTTAAACGGCTCATCTAAAACTCCGTGAACATAAATCAAAATGGTGTGCATTACACGAATAGGAACTGTAGGAAATGACAGTTAAGTAGTGTGCTAACAGGGGACTTTCGGGGTGAAACTTAGACTTGAACTATCCTGTGCCAAGACGCATATGCGTAAGGTCAAGAGACTATCGAAAGCATAGCACAAATAGCTTTGTGTGATGAAGTGAGTAGAGTACATCTGAATAATGATACAGATGGAAGTGCGGAGTGAGCGAGTTAGCATAATAACTCCCAAAGATATAGTCCAGACTGTTGATACCGAACAGTCAGTGTAGAAGCTTTTTATCACCGTACAAAGAAAATGGTGAATACAAATTTTATGGCAGATTCAACAAAGGCGTAGTTACAATCAATCTTGTTGATGTAGCCTTATCGTCAGGTAAAGATAAAGAGAAGTTTTGGAGGATTTTTGATGAGAGATTAGAGCTGTGTCATAAAGCCCTCTTGTGCAGATATGAGAGGTTGAAAGGAACAGTGTCGGATGTAGCTCCGATTATTTGGCAACACGGTGCATTAGCAAGACTTCAGAAAGGTGAAACCATTGATAAATTGCTTGTTGGTGGTTATTCGTCAATATCACTTGGTTATGCAGGATTGTATGAGTGTGTAAAGTATATGACAGGCAAATCTCATACAGATCCGGAAGTAACACCGTTCGCACTTGATATTATGAGATATATGAACAAAAAGTGCGATGAATGGAATGAGCAACTTGATTTAGGTTTTTCGCTGTATGGTTCTCCGATTGAAAGCACAACTTATAAGTTTGCAAAATGTTTACAGCGAAGATTTGGTATTATCGAAGGTATTACAGATAAAAACTACATCACAAATAGTTATCATGTAAATGTCAGAGAGCCTATTGACGCCTTTGCAAAACTGAAACTTGAATCACAGTTTCAGGCATTAAGTTTGGGTGGTGCAATTAGTTATATTGAAACTTCTAATTTGCAAAATAACACAGAAGCTGTTCTGTCTGTTATGCAATTTATCTACGACAATATCATGTATGCTGAACTCAACACCAAAAGTGATTACTGTCAAGTGTGCGGATATGACGGAGAGATTGATGTAATAGAAAATGAAAACGGTAAACTTATTTGGAAGTGTCCAAACTGTGGTAACACAGATGAAAGTAAATTGAACATCTGTCGGAGAACTTGTGGGTTTGCTATAAGCCCACTTTAAACCGAATAAACTGCGGGGAAGTCCCCATAACCTTAATGGCTACAACATAGCTGGAAACGGCAAGTGTGAATGCGGTATAGGATTAAATCTGTCAGTCCGATAGGATAGAAACCATAAAAACATTAAGCAAGGGATTACCGAGTGTGCAAGTCACTCTTACGCAACGAAACTCCTTAACAGGCAATGCTGATGGAGGACGCTCAACGACTATAATTTCGGGGAATTGTTTCTTTCTTATATGAAAAGAGAAAAGGAGGGTGTAGTAAATAATAAAAGAAATTAATGATTATACGGGGTATTTTATTTCCGATACTGGAGAAGTATTTTGCAATTTAGGAAGAGGAAATCGAAATAGAGGAAAAATTATTCCTTTGTATAAGCTAAAACCTCGCATGACAACGAATGGATATGCTCGCATTTGTGCCAGACAAAATTCTACTGGCAAAAGAAAAGATTTATATATTCATCGACTTGTGGCAGAGAATTTTATCCCAAATCCTCATCATAAACAATATGTTAATCACAAAAACACTATTCGTAATGATAATCGAGTAGAAAACCTCGAATGGTGTACAGCAAAAGAAAACACTGAATATACATTACAAGTCAATCATGTTACAAGAAACCCTGACAACGGACAATATATCAGTAATTATACATACAAAGCATAAATTAAGTTGAAGAAACAATGAGATTGTATAGTCTACTCCCCTAATAAATATCGGGAAACCGAGGGTATAAAAGGATATAGGAACTAACTTCTGGAATCAAGGAAGAACACAAGAAATCAAAGAAAGATATGTGCATTTAGGTGGCAACGAGTGAATTACATCAAAATCACTAAACACGATATTGCCAATGGAGTTGGAGTCAGAGTTGTGCTATGGGTAAGCGGTTGCACCGTTCATTGTTACAACTGTCAAAATCCTTCGACTTGGGATTTTACAGCCGGACAACCATTTACTAATGACACTATGACTGAATTGCTTGAAGCGTTAAGTCCTGATTATATATCGGGGCTAACGCTCTCAGGTGGACACCCATTGGAACAAGTAAATCAACAACAGGTATCTAATATTGTAAAAACGGTCAAGACCAAACTACCAAGCAAAACAATATGGTTATATACAGGTTATACATACGAACAGATATTGAAATCTAAGTTTATTGTAAACGAAATCTTACCTTATATAGACATCCTTGTTGACGGTAAATATGATGAGTCACAAAAAGATATTTCTCTTGCTTGGTGTGGCTCATCAAACCAAAGAGTAATCAAAGTTCAAGAAAGTTTGAAATCAGGACAAGTAGTAACACGATAAGGAGATGGTAAATATAGATTATTTGAAAAATCCTTTTAATTATATTGGTGGTAAATATAAATTGCTGCCTCAGATTCTACCTCTCTTTCCGAAGAAAATTGATAAATTTGTAGATTTGTTCGGGGGGGGGTGGAGAAGTTTCACTAAATGTGAATGCAAAACAGGTTGTGTATAACGACAAATGTAAACCACTCGTTAATATCTTCAGAAATCTTGATAGCAAATTTGTAGACGAAGTTAAAGAAATGATTGATACATACAAATTGAACAAGTTTAGTAAGCAAGAATTTCTTAATTTAAGAAGTTACTATAATACAAATCTGAAAGATAAGCTTGATAGAGAAAATGCAGTAGTTTTATATTGCTTAATTACTCACGCATTCAACTATCAAATAGCCTTTAATAAGAATAGAGAGTTTAATATGCCGTCTGGTGCAAGCAGGTCTTACTTCTCTAAGTCGTTAGAGGATAAACTTGTAAAATACATAGAAGCTATCGACAAGAAAAATATTAGTTTTTACAGTAGCGATTTCCATAATTTGAATTTAGATTCGCCAGAATTTAATAACACTTTCTATTATTGTGATCCACCTTATCTTATTACTGTTGGTGGATATGAACGAGATTATTTTTGTAAATGGTCAGAAGATTATGAGAGAGAGCTTCTTAATTTACTTGACATTATTAACTCAAAAGGTGGCAAATTTGCTTTGTCGAATGTTACAGAACACAAAGGTAAAGAAAATACAATTCTTAAAGAGTGGAGTAAGAACTACAACACACATTATCTAATCAAAGATTACAATAATTGTAACTATCAAACTAAGGTAAAAACAGGCAACAGTTCAACGGAAGTTTTAATCACAAATTATTAAAGGAGATGACGAAAATCAAAACAGCTAAAGAGTTAGAAGATACAATCAACTTTTTCACACAAACAACTGAAGATTTTCAAAACAATATTAAAAACGAATCATTGCACGACTACGAAACACAAGATATCTTACATAAACTTGAACTTGAAGATGTGTCGTATCACGACACTGCCAAACTTGGGAAAGCTTTAACGAAAGTTAGAGAGAACCGTAGAAAAGCAAAAGATAGTGTAGAACTTAATGCTCCATTAGTAGAATGGATTCAGTCACATTCTGATGCGTTAAAATCATTACAGAAAGTTCTGGGAGAGACCAGAAAAATTGAGGACAAACAGCGTAGAAGAATGTATGTCCCAAGAACGAAGATTGTTGAGGAGGTAATTCATTGATAAATACAGGGTGGGCATTTAAGCCTAATAAGAATGAACTTCATGAAGAAAATCTTGCAATATACAAGAAACTTGTACCGAAAGCAAAATTGATTTGGCTGAACTTTTACACAAAGAAGTACGATGTTACACAAGATGATTTGCAGAATTATATGTGTTACACGCAGAAGGGATATGGTTACGGTAACATTACATACAAAGTGTTAAGTAATCCGTTCAATTTCACAGAAGATGAACAGGCTCTGATTTGCGATGGTGGCAATCTTTGTTTCGGCTATCGCAAATTGGGCAACTTAATTACGATTTATACAGATTAAGGAGAAATCAATGAAGTATATGGGAAGCAAATCTCGTATTGCTAAATATATTGTCCCAATATTACAGGAATGTATTGACAGCAATCATGTGACTACATACATAGAACCCTTTGTTGGAGGGGGTAATATAATTGATAAGATTCGTTGTCAAGAGCGTATAGGCTCTGACATAAATCCGTACCTGATAGCATTGCTCAAAAGAGTACAAGAAGGAAAACCTTTACTTGATGAAGTGTCGAGAGATACATACAACCTTGTGAGAGAAGCTTGGAAAAACGGGACAGATAAAGACAAATACGAACAGTGGTATGTTGGAAATGTAGGTTTTCTTGCTTCGTATAATGGCAGATGGTTTGATGGCGGGTATGCAAAGCCTACCAGTATAAAAACACCTAACGGTAACAAAATCCGTGACTATTATCAAGAAAGCAAGCGCAATCTTGAAAAACAAGCAGGCGATTTATCGACAGTATCGTTGGATTGCATATCTTATGAGTGTTATCTTAAAACAGACTATTCAGGTGTATGCTTTTATCTTGATCCGCCATACTTTCATACGAAAGAATTTGGAATTGCAACAAACTTTGATCATATTGATTTTTGGAATTTTGCAAGAAGATTGTCAAAAAATAATTATGTATATATAAGTGAACAATATGCTCCAAATGACTTTGAAACAGTATGGTCAAAGCCTGTATTACGAAGTATTAACGCTCAAAATAAAGAACATAAAACTGAATGTTTGTTTAAATGGAAAGGAGAATGATAAATGAACATTGTACAAGTAAGACACATACAGGATACAAACGCAAAAAGATATACATACAAAGTCCCAGATAATGAATCTCTTAATAAAGGAGATATGGTTCTAACACGAAATGTTAATGGGAAAGAGAGTGTTGCAATTTGTGTTACAGATAGCGAAAACCTTTCGACTAATGCCATTGATATGATTATGTGTGGCGCTGAAGTGCTGAGTGAAGTTATTGGTGAGTATAAGTTTTATAAATTTGAGACTAATGACACAATCCACAAGGAAGATGTATCAGTACACACAAATCCAGCATTGCTTATACATACAACTCCATTGCCAATTACGGAGGCGTAAAAATGACAAATAAAACACGAGTTTTACAGGAGAGTGACAATGAAAATCATCAAACAAGGCAAACCTGAGTTGCAAATCAAACCATCAAAACCAAATACAATATCCTGTTCAGAATGTGGATGTGTATTTCAATATGATGATTATGACACACATTATGCCACAAACATAAGTTACGACTGGGAGGACGAGGACTGGGATGAATGGATTGTTTGTCCTTGGTGTAACACAGAAATTTATGGAATTTTTAATTTTGAGGAGAATTAGATGTGTAATGTATGCAAAAACTTTCCTTGCAAACCCACTTGTTCTCATGCTCTCGATCCACCAGTTATGGCAGTCTGTCATCAGCGTAGTAACAAATTAAGATATGACTATACATATTTTCGAGATAAATACGACAATATCTTCTGTTCTCGTGAGTGTGCTGAGGCGTATTACGACATTCAAGAATATGATTGGATAGAGAGTGATATAAAACACAATGTAATAAAGGAGTGTAACTATGGAAATTATTAGACAAGGCAAACCTGAGCTGCAAGTGATTGAAACAATGTATGAAAAAGAATGTCCGAGATGTCATTGTCAATTTCGTTTTAATGTGAATGACACACATTTTGGAGACCTTATATATGATAACGGCATGTATGTTCGGTGTCCGTGGTGTGGACATGAAATTAAAGAATATTTTTAAAAGAAAGATTTTAATATGTTGCAAACGCAACGGAAGGGCGGATCATAATGACACACAAGAGACTTAGAAAACTTCTACAGGCAAAAGGTGTGTAAAGAAACAATGTAGAAGATGTTATTCGCAAATACAGAGAAGATTATTTTTATACAGCAAATGAAGGCGTTTATGATCGCTATTGTGTCCGTAAACTGTTAAGTGTGATGGCTAAACTTGCAAACAGGAGTGAATGAAATGATTCAAATTATTAGAGAAGGTAATATGAAAGAACCTGTATTTAGATTTGTTTGTCGCAATTGCGGGTGTGTATTTGAAGCCGACAGAGAAAGCTATAAACAATGTTTTACATCATACAATACATTTATTTTTTCGGCAAATTGTCCTTGTTGTAAAACTAATGTGAGCTATGAAGAATCATTGTAGCAGATAGGAGATATATATGACACAGAAGGAGTATGGCAATGATAATAATGGCAAGGAGTATTAAATGATTCAAGTTCTCAAAGAAGGCGATCTTAAATCACCTATAATCAGATTTGAGTGTCTTAGATGTAACTGTGTTTTTGAAGCAGATAAGGATGACTACAAACTGATATTAACTTCAGACGATTTGGCGTATATAGCAGATTGTCCGCATTGCCACAAGAGAGTGGCTCGTATGATGATAACAGATAGGAGACATATATGATTTATTACTTGACAGATAGAACTCTTGAAAAAAGCAATTGAGCGTTGCAGTAACAAAAATTACAACTATCTTGTTGTCCTTAAAGACAACAAAGATTGTGACGAAATTTCTGTTTCAATTCTCGAACAGGCGATTATGAACGACACATACTTAAATACTTCGTCATATTTAACCTATGACCGTATTTCTTTTAGAACAGGCACGATTACTCTCTGCAAGGATTCGTTGATTACAAACGATTTTAGGGGCATTTATGACGAAATACTCGTTGACGAATTGGTAGAAGATAGTAAATGGAAAATCCTTGCCAAGCATACAAACAGTCACGGTTCATATAAAGAAAAGTATAAGTCAAAGGAGGAGCTTAGTTTTGCATAAGAACATTGATTATGAGTCCTTGCTTAGTTTTGTGCAGGACAACCCTAACGCCGGTATATCACTAACAATATCGGAGAATGAATTTGACCAAGCAATTAAGGCTATTATATCGGCATTGATTACCAACGAAACGCCACCAACACAATTAGTTAACTACTTAGAATATAGAGCTCGTTATATTTACATTGAGTTTGCTAACGAAGCAACGCTTGAAATAAAAACAATTGAGGGGTAATAAAATGAAAAGAAAACCTATCCCTAAACCAGTAAGACTTAAAGTATATGAAAAATACAACGGACATTGTGCATATTGTGGTTGTGAACTTGAACTAAAGGATATGCAAGTTGACCATATTGAAAGTGTGTATTGGTATAACGGTGCAAATGATATTGAAAACTATAATCCTGCTTGCAGAATGTGTAATTTCTACAAATCAACAATGCCTATTGAAGATTTCAGAAAGCAGTTAGGAAAGCTAACATCAAGACTCAAAAACATTTTTATTTATCGTTTGGCTAAGAAATATGGGTTAATCACAGAAGTTGAAAAGCCTGTGAAATTCTATTTTGAAAAGGAGGACAACCAATGAACGACTATAAAACCAGACTTTTATCCGAGTACAAAGAAGTCGTAGATAAAATCAATAAACTGAGGGTGTTTCTGAATGAATGGGACAACGGACAACTTTCGTTTGTTCCAAGGCTCTCAAGGACAAACTATTCAAAAACACTTAAAGCAATGTATACTTACAAGATGCTTCTTGAAAGTAGAATGCTGACAGACAAAATATCCTTTAAGGGGGTTGAAAATGTTTAAATTTAAACCATATATAACAATTGTTGGAGAAAATGGCTTAACAGTAGATTTTGAGTTGTCGCAACTCAGCACTTTTATGGCAAATAATATTGATATTGATAATGGGTTAATTTGGTGCAATGAAGTTTATATTGAAACTAAGGCGATTGATTTATCAGTTCTCGAACACAAAAGTTCTCGTTTTAAGTTATTTGCCGACACTGTTACACAGATTATTCTTCATCCTTATAGAGCAAAAAGCAAATCTCTAATCTTGCATTTGGACACTGATGCCAAAGTTATACATAATAAAGACACGAACACAATTATTATTTCAAATTTATCAGATACAGAAGAGGTGTAGAATGGGTAAAATCACAATCTTACCAGAAACAACCATTGATCCAATTTCGTTAATGGGCAGACGAGCAGGTATATGTTGGGGAAAAGATATTACAGACAGCGAAAAAAACTACAAACGAGGTCTTGATTGTATTAAATCTAATCACGGTAGAGTGTTTGAATTTGTAAATATTGAAGCAATTATTGAAGATTACTCAGCAAGAGTAATTAGGGAATGGTATACACATACTGGTGGCAGTCCTACACGACTTCAAAGTAGCACAAGATATGTCAACTACGATAACTTTGAATACATAATTCCCAAAACAGTACAGACTGAAGAACAGAAAACTTGGTACAACAACGCTATTGACACTATCAGCCACACACTTAAAAATCTTGAAAAAAGCGGTGTCAAGAGAGAGGATGCTGCAATGTTACTTCCGTTGGGTATGGCAACTAAAATTGTAGATAAAAGAAATGTTAGAAATGTTATTAGTATGGCAGAACAGAGAATGTGTTCGAGAGCGTATTGGGAGTATAGAGAACTCTTTAACGAATACATAAAGCAGTTAAAACTCTATTCAAAAGAGTGGGTAACACTAATTCCTATGGTTATGAAACCGAAATGCGATGTGCTTGGATATTGCCCTGAGAAATACAGTTGTGGAAGAAAACCGAGAAAGGATTGATTATTATACAGCAAAAACATTATTTAGATATTGAGAGACTTAAACCTAATTATTTAGATGCGTTTTCGGAAGGCGACGAAATCGTAATTCAAGAAAAAATTGATGGAGCGAACTTTTCAATTCGTTACGATGCCGAAAGTGATAGTATTAAGGCATTTAGCCGCAGAAAGGAATTGAACGAAACCAACACTCTAAGAGGGGCTTGGAATTGGTCTCAAACACTTGATAAAGAATTAATTAAAACGGTATTGGGGAGTAATCTTATATTGTTTATGGAGTGGCTTGTACCCCATACTGTAAAATATCCTGACAACAAATACCATAAAGCATATTGTTATGATGTATATGATACCAACATACAACAGTATTTAAAACAAACAGAAACAGAAAAAATTGTAAAAGAACTTAATCTCACATTTGTTCCTGTCTTTTATAAAGGTCGATTTACGAATTGGGATGATGTAAAAACTTATATTGGTAAAACACAAATGGGCGGAGAATACGGTGAAGGTATAGTTATAAAAAACCAAACAACTTTAAATAACCCAAACACAAGACTACCATTTTATGTAAAGCTTGTATGTGAACAGTTTTGCGAAACAAAAGGACACAAACAAAACCGTATGGTTGATACAGACGCATTAGCCAAAAAAGCTGAAAATCAGCGTTTAGTAAATACAATTGTTACTAAAGCCAGAGTTCGTAAACTTATACATAAGATGGTTGATGATGGTGTAGTACCTGAAAATTGGAGCAATACAGAAATGGGAATAATTGCTAAAAATATTGGAAAAGACATTTATTATGATTGTCTTAAAGAAGAAAAAGATGTTGTTGAAATGGTTGGTCACGAGTTTGGTAAATTCGCTCATAGTTCCGCAATGAGATTAGCAAGAGAAATTCTGTCAGAAGGGGAACTGAACATTTAACAGCAATTAATGAGACGGTTACGATTTATCAAACGAATGGGATAGATTTTTTTGAAAACACATTGAAAACTTATGCTAAATATTTAAAAGGAGAGATTATTTGAAAGATTGGACAGGAAATAGTAAAAGCACTTATACAACATTAGGTGCTTCTAACCATACAGACAAAGTAAGAGAAACAAATGATTATTATGCCACAGAACCTAAAGCTGCTGAACTTCTACTTGAAGTAGAAGATTTCGCTCCTGACATTTGGGAATGTGCTTGTGGAGAATGCCATTTGTCTAAAGTATTTGAGGCTCACGGTTACAATGTTAAGTCAACAGATTTGATTTACCGTGACGGAGGAATGTCTGAAACATTCGATTTTTTAGCAGAATCAAAACCTAATTCGTGGAACGGCAGTATTATTACAAACCCACCTTATAAATATGCTTATGAATTTGTAGAAAAAGCGTTAGATACAGTTACAGAAGGTAACAAAGTGGCAATGTTTCTTAAACTGCAATTTCTTGAGGGTAAAAAACGAAGAAAATTATTTGACACTGTTCCGCCACAAACAATTTATGTATCGAGCTCAAGACTTTTGTGTGCCAAAAATGGAGAATTTGATAAAATGCGAGCAGATGGTGGTAGTGCTGTAGCTTATGCTTGGTATGTGTGGCAAAAGGGATATAAAGGCAACACAATTGTTAAATGGATTAATTGAGGTGAAACCATGGATGATTATTTACTGTTTTATGTGGTCTGTGCATATGTCTACATATTTGGTTTAACACTTAACGCAATGATGTGCAATCATATACGAAAGAATCCAAATAAAAATACAACAAAATTACAAAGCATCCAAGACTTTATAGTGCCGATTGTGT